TCGTCAACTTTAGCATAGCCATCTCCTGCTGATACCACGAATTTACCCTTATTTTTAATGTCTACTGGTTCTATAGCATCTACATACAGTACCCCAGCTAGTCCAATAGGTAATTTATTACTACATATAATATCTTCTTCAGTACCACCAAGCATATGACCATAAGAATCAGATACAACACCTATTACATTAGTTGAATTTTCTGTTGCTAATACTGTATTACCGTTATCATCTAATTCAACTATTCTGTTTCTGACATGTCTGTATACTAACTTATCATTATTAAAACATTCGGCGTAGTCATTATAAACAGCATTATATACTTTGGTTGCATAAACATATCCATCTATATTAACTCTAGTTGTACCAGTAGGATCAGTTGTGCCTGTATAAGTAGATATACCAGCTATAGCAGATGTTGAAGATGATGTTGCCGCATTACCAGTACAACTTCCAGAACTACCGCTGACATTACCCGTTATATTACCGACAATATTACTAGTAAAAGTTTTAACTCCTGCAAAAGTCTGAGCGCCAGTAGTAACAATACCACTAACTGTTTCGGAAGCACTAGGAATAGCTCCATATGATACAGCACTCATTCCTGAACCAGTTAATGAACCAGTTGGACCAGATGTAGTTCCATTAGTCCAAGTAAATGTAGTTGGATAATAATTAGTGTCAACTGAATTTATTGTAATTGTATCTGTAGTTGCATTGCAAGTTACTGTTGTAGAACCAGAACCAGTTATATTTAAAGTATCAGAACTGCTGTCAGCTACAGCAATATTAGTACCATCTGAAATTGATTTAAATGAATAAATATCAGTAATTCCATATCCAGATATTGTGGTAGGTTTACTAGTTATACCAGACCATGGAACTGATGTAGCAGTTCCTGTAGTGAATGATTCATAACCATTAGTATTACCTAAATTGGCAGTATCTTTAACATAATAAACTAATCCAGTATCAGTTTGTTTTACCACATCACCTATTTGTACATCAGTTGTAGTTAAAGCAAATCTAGCTGTTTCATCAGCTACTATAACCATTCTCTCTAAAGCACCTACAGGTAATCTGGCAATATCAATTGTTCCAGTCAACAATGAAGCGGGTATTGCGGTTACTGGAATAGTTATATCAGATTCACCAGTAAATGATTGTGAAGTTGCTGTTATTCCACTTAAACCAATATTTCTTGCAGTAGCTAACTTAGTTGCAGTTCCTGCATTACCAGTACAGCTACCAGAAGAACCAGAAACATTACCAGTTATATTAGCTATTATATTACTACTGAAAGTTTTAGCACCAGCAATAGTTTGTGAACCTGTAGTTATTATACCACTAACTGTTTCAGAAGCGGTTGGTATAGCACCGAATGATACCGCACTCATACCAGAACCAGATAATGAACCAGTAGGACCTAAAATAGTTCCATTAGACCATGTAAATGTAGTTGGATAGTAATTAGTATTTGTATCAGTTGAAGTTATTGTAATTATTCCACTACTATCCATACTTAATGTAACATTAGTACCAGCTTTTAATTGTATATTATCAGTAGTAGATGAAACGGTATAAGGTGAATTAGTTACATCAGTACCAGAACTATTTAAAGCATGTATATGACTAAATAAATTCTGAATATCTGAACCTGATTGATGTATATATCCTAATTGTGTAGTAGTTAAATGCTGATAATCACCTGTAGTTCCGCCTTGAATATTAGTTAAATTATTATGGTCATTTATACTTGATGACATTTTTATCCATCTACCTGAACCTGTAGTAGGTGCAACTATTCTATTATTATCAGCAGTTTCGGAGCTTTGTAAATCTAATCTATATAAACCTAATGTTTCACAGTTAATCATTGTTTTATCTGTTAATGTTGTTGTATTAACTGCTTTAAGTGCAGTAAGGTCAGCAACAGGTGGTAACAATCTTGCCGCAATTCCAGTAACAGCATTGTCAATTCTTGTGTTAACCTGTGAAGCAGATATTAATTCACTAGTTGTTGTACCACTGTCATTAAAAGTTAAAGGTGACCTAATTATATCACCAGATGAAGTATCAAATAAAGCAAATTTATGAGTAGTAACAGTAGTGTCAGATGTTTTTCTAACTAATGCTCTAGTACTTCCTTCATATAATTGTGTAGCATAAAAATATCCATTTAAATTTAATCTATCTGTTCTCGTAGGTGCTGTAGCAGATGTGTCAAAACTTAATATACCAGTTTGTTGAGTTGAATAAGGTGAATATTTAATTTCAGTTCCAGTATTTGTTCCATCAAATATTCCATCTGCGGCAGTTGCTGTATTAGTATATGCTGAAGTAATCGTAACAACACCAGAAGTGTCCATAGCTAATGTTACGTTAGTACCAGCTTTTAAAGTTACAGCTTCAGCAGAAGAAGTTACAGTAAAAGGTGAATTAGTTACATCTGTTCCAGAACTATTTAAAGCATGAATATGACTGAATAAATTCTGGTCACCACTATTAGTACCAGTTAAATTGAGCATAGTCTTAACTGTTGCAGTAGATAATTCTTCAATATTACCTTCAGCTGTTGTATTTCTACCTAAAATAGTAGCTGTAGGAATAGTTTCTAATTTAGCTAATGTAATACTATTACTGGCTATTCTATCTGCACTTAATGTACCAGTAAGATTACTAGCTGTTAAATAATAACTTCCGTGTTGACCATCTAAATAATCTACATTTAAATTACTTACTAAAGTTGTACTGGTAATAGTCATAGGTGCTGTACCTGTAGCTTGTGTAAGTGTTAATTTTGGGGCAGTTATTAAATTATTAGCAGTTATTGAATCGTTAACTTGTAAATATCCATATATAATTGAACTAGCAAGGTCTGCCATTTTATATATTTAGACCTCCTTTATATTTCCTTTAGTATATATAATGTTCTCTTTATTAATTTGTAATGTTTTATTAATATTTGGATTAAATGTATTGTATAATATTCCTATTTCTTTATCAGATAAAGCTCTGTTATAGATTCTAACATCTTGAATATTTCCTTTAAAATATTCACCATTGTTTCCTAACCCAATTCTTAGGGCTTCTGTATTAGGATAAGTTCCTAGGTCATTATCTGAAACACTAGTTATTTCTACACCATTAATATAAATTCTCTTATAAGAACCATCCCAGAGAGTGACTACATGATTCCAAGTATCGGGAATGATAGCATTATTCGGAGTATTCAATGCTCTAGTTGTTAACGAACCGTATATTTCATATTGTAAGTACCAACCAGGACTATTAATATTTATAGCGTACGAATTGGCATTACCTTTACTCATTACACCATACCATGTAACTCCTCCAGAAATAGGGTAAACCCAAGCAACCGCAGTGTATTTCTGTTCTCCTGAAAAACTTATACTTGGATTATCATTAACAGATATCCAATCATCAGTCCCATCGAATTTAAAACATTTCTTTCCTGCAATACCAATCGCTTTAATAGCACCATAAACAGTTCCATGATTACCATTACCAGAATAATCTTTAGCATCTCCGTTTAAAGGATAATAAGCTACCAAACCTTCTGTAATACCAACTTCTGATACTTCATTACAATTAAGTATACTCTTTTTAGAGACACCACTGATCAACCCTGTTCCAGTTTCATCAACAGAACCAGTAAATATATTTCCTTTTTTATCATAACTTGCTCTTGTTTGATATATCTCTTTAATATCATCTGCTGATAAAGCAGTAGCGTATATTCTAAAATCAGCTATTTTACCTTGAGTACCAGCATAATAACCTTTACCAATTTTAAGTTTAAATGTTGTTTTATTCCAAATAATATCCTCATCTGGTACATTGGATAGTGTATTAACTAAACTTCCATTTACATACATTTTATTACATAAATTATTTCTGTCTCTTATTATTATAATATGATTCCATTGATTTACTGGAATAACAAAAGAAGATACATTTATGGTTTTACGACCAGAAGTAACTAAATACATATCCTGATACCAAACATTAGATGTATAATGAGAAAAAGCTACACCACCTTGTGTATTTCCATAACTTCCTCCACCAAATACATCTGCTATAATTCCACTAACATCATTACTATATAACCAAAAAGAAATAGTAAAACTATTCTTAATTAATATATCCATTATATTAGAATCTGGTGTTATATATTCAGTTCCTGTAAATTCATAACATCCTCTATTGACAGGACTTTCATTAACATAAGTTGGTGCTGTAGCTTCTGCAATAATTCCATTGTTATTCCAACCACTTTTATCATAAACTACTAAATCATCTGTAGTATCATGATTAAAATCATAATGTAATACTTTAGCTTTAGATAATTCTTTTATCTCTTTTAAAGATAATGCTTCATCATATATTCTTACATCAGCTATAGAACCGTTAAATTTACTATTTAGACTATTGGTATTTAATCCTATAGCTCCGTTATTAAAGAATATATTTGTTTGAATTATTCCGGTTATACTAGTGACATTTAAATTACCATCAATATACAATTTTAATACATCACCATTATAAGTACTGCACACATGATGCCAAACATTATCATATAAATTTATTCCTGATGATGTTATAGCATAATTGCCAATTGAAGTCTGTGGAAAATGAATATATATATTACCAGCACTATTAACGACAAAGTTAGTTCCATATGTTAATCCTATTATTCCATTATCTGTTTGACCAGTACCTAATCCAGATGTTTTAATCCAAGCTGAAAATGTAAATGGTGTATTATATATAAAACTAGACAGATTATTAATAGTTATATAATCTCCATTTTCAGGATTAAAATTATAACAAGTTCCTATAGGTCCATCATTAACAACAGTAGGACTACCAACTATTGTTCCATGATTGCCATTAACTGTACTATCTAATACATTTCCATTTAATTTATACCAAGCAACTAAAGCCATATTTTATATTTTTCCTTTTATAATCATATACATTTTAACTTCTATCATTTAATTAAAAATAAATTCTACACATTCAGTTGTACTATTATAAGTCATATAAGCACTAGTACCCATTTTAAAATTATTAGCTTTAATACTGTCATTAGTAACAGTAACATTTGTATCTCTTTTTAAAGTAGTTGTAGCACCAGAAGTTACACCTACAATTATTAATTCATTTACAATATCTTCTGTAGTTGTTGCATTAGAAGCTAATGTAGCAGTAGCACTATTACCAGTACAGCTACCAGAAGAACCTGTAACATTACCAGTTACATTTCCCGTAAAAGTTGTAGCATAAATATTACTCCATAATAATGAAGCAGTACCTAATGTTTTAGTATTTGTTGTCTCTGGATAGATATTTCCACTAAATCTAGCATCCTTTGTATCCATACCAAAACGAAGTACGTCATAATAAGTAGAAGTGCTTGAACCAGTGCTTTGAATAGTCAAATAATTAGTATCACTGCTACCAGAAGCAGAGTGCAATATTCTCCATTTTGCTGTACCATCACTAGTATAACCATTAAAAATTAAAGATTTATCTAAATTTGTTCCTTGTATTGTTATATCATCACTAAAAGTTTTAGCACCAGCAATAGTTTGAGTTCCAGTTGTTATAACACCACTAGTTGTATCACTAGCAACAGGAATAGCACCGAAGGAAACAGCACTCATACCTGTTCCAGTTAATGAACCAGTAGGACCAGCTGTTGTACCATTACTCCAAGCAAATGTTGTTGGATAATAATTAGTATCAGTTACAGTTTCGGTAGCACTAGACAATTCAGTAATATGTCCCATACCATCTAAAGTAATGCTCTGTATATAAGTTCTTCCTGTGTTTGTAACAGTGGCTTGTGTTGATGTATCAGTATGAGCAACAGTTACATTACCAGAAATTCCGTCTCCATTAGTAATTGATATTCCAGTACCATTAGTTATTGATCTGTTTGCCCACGTATTATCAGCAGTTCTGACAGCAAACCCAGTTCCAGATAATGCGGCAATAGCGGTTAAATCTGCATCTTTAGGTTGAAGTGTTGACAAATCTATATTGTTTTGTATAATATCCCATTTAGAACCAACTGTAGCTTGTGTGCCAGAAGCAGTAGAATCAGTATTACAAATAAGCATATCTCCAGCTTCAACGGTAACACCACTTGCTCCACCTATTTTACCTGCAACTGAAACTTTATAAACATGACCTTTATCGCCAGCTGGATAATTAGGATTAGTTGAACAATCTACTACACCTTTATAAACAAGAGCATCAGCAGTAGCAATCACCCCGTCTATATAAGTTTTAACTGCATCTGCTCTAACTAAAGCACTAGAACTTCCTGTCATAGTTGTTTCAACAGAATAACCAGCACCTAAAGTTTGACCATTAGCACCCCATATAGGAACATACCCAGCAGTTGTACTAGCTGTAGAATTCATTTTACCATTAAAAGTATTCCAATCGGTGCTTGTTAAAACTCCTGTTACAGAAGATGTAGCAGAAGGTAATGTTCTAGTAGCACCAGAAGCGGCTGTAACATGACCTGTAGCATCACTGGTAAATGTTAATGTATCTAATACATCAACACCACTCGTATCAAGACTAATACTTCTTGTAGTATATGTAGGATGTGTGTAAGTTGTAGAACCAGTAATAGTAATAATTCCACCAGTATCCATAGCAAGAGTAATACCAGTACCAGCCTTTAAATTAAGACTACTAGTAGAAGTTGTTGCTGTATAAGGTGAATTAGTTACATCAGTACCAGAACTGTTTAAAGCGTGTATATTAGAAAATGAATTTTGATCAGCTTCGGTAGCACTTGCTAAACCAGTAATATGACCGTTTGAATCTAAAGTAATATCTTGTATATATGTTCTACCACTATTATTAACACTAGTTGCGGCTGTAATAGTAGGGTGAGTAGAATTAATTGTTACACTATCATTAGTAGCATTAGTAGTTAAAGTAACATTAGTGCCAGCTATAAATGTTAAAGTATCAGTAGTTGAATCTGCTACAACATTAGATTGTCCTGATACAGCGATGGTTGAAAATGCATTAGGAGCATAACTATGAGTATGATTATCTAAAGAAAAACCAGTAATAGCATGAGTGTGACTTGTAGTTGTAACACTATTTGTGCTTGATGAAGTTATACTGCTAGGTGTACCAAGAGTTATAGTTACATTGCCATTACCAGAAGTAAAGTTCATACCATTACCAGAAGTAATAGTTTGATTATCAGCATTTAAAGCGTGTGTGTCATGTGCTAAAGTTACATTTGCAGAAAGTGTTAAAGACCTATCTACATCACCAGTTATAATTGATAATGTTCTTGTAGCAGTTAAATTTGATGCGTTAGTAATTGACAAATAATGTGAAGGTGTGCTATCGTCATATAAATTGATATTACCAAAATAACCATTCTGAGTACTAGTTGTAGAATTACTTAAATAAGGATGTGTATGTGCATCTGATTTATTATTAAAAGTAGACCAATCTGTACTACTTAAATATCCACTAACTGTAGATGATGCTTGTTTAACTTGTATTGTAGTACCTGAACCAATTATAGAACCAGTACCTCCGCTAATTGTTAAAACAGATGAAGTTGATTCCGTTAAATTACCTTTAGTTAATATAGGTTCATATGATAGTGCAGGAATATCATTACTAACTAACGCTCTAAATGAAGGAGTACCAGTAGAACCAACAGGAGCGGCTAATACTAACCCAGCTGTTTGATTATCCCATGTTACACTTAAATTACCATTACCATCATCAGTAGTATTAAATTCATTTGTAGGCATGGTAAGACTATAGAACATATTATTAAAACTAGGTTTATCTAATAAATTATTCCAACTTATTTTTGCTGAATCTGTACCATCATGGTCGTGCCCAGATGTTGTGTTAAATAATGAATTTATTTCTTCTAAAGAAACATCTCTTGATGTTACATCAGAACCTTTTGGTGCTAAATCTTCTCTGCCAGCCATGTTATTATAATCACCTCTAAAAAGTGCAGAATCCTTTTATATATATGAATTCTGCACCTTCAATACCTTATATTATTAATTTATACAATTAATAAATTTTAAATACTAATTGAAACACTAAATTCATCTGCTAATATTACTCTATTAAATCTTAGTGTAATTGTATTAACAGATGTTTTTTCTGCATAGTAATCAACTTCATCATAAGGTGATGTAGTTCTCCATACAGATATTTTAACCCCTCTACTATTTAGATTATGAGTAATGACAAAATCTGTATTTACACCATCACCAAGAGTTTGTTGATGTTCGAATTTAGTCCAAACAGGTGCGGCTGAAACTGTACCAGTACCAGTTTGTACAAGCATTTTAGCAGTTGTGGTAGTGTTACCAGCTAATTTACCTAGTGTGTTAGTAGCTGAAGCATATATAATATCACCTAATGCATAACTTGATAATCCAGTACCACCTTTAGCAATACTAACAGGACTTGTAAAAATAGCATCTGTTAATGTTCCACCACCAGCACTATTTTGATGATTATGATTTGCACTAGCAAAACTTGCAATTACAGGTATAGTTAATGTAGGTGTTGTTAATGTTTTATTAGTTAATGTTTGAGTATCAGCTAAAGTTACAATTTGGTCGCCTTTAACCGATACAATACCAGTACCATTAGGAACTAAGTCTAGACTTGCATTTGTTGACCCTAATGAGCTTAACGTAACCGCATTTGCTGTTATACTGTTAGTTAATTTAAGATAATTAATAGCCGAAGCAACTTGACCAAATACTAATAATTCATTACCATTTGCATCTGCTATATATCCACTATCTGCAAATTTAGGAGCAGTTAATGTTTTATTAGTTAATGTTTGAGTTGCGGCTAGTGTTACAACTGTGTCGGTGACAGCAGGGAAAGTTATTTTATTTGTTTTACCAGCATCTTGATATATAGAAGCAATTACACCATCTGTAATTGTCTTATTGGTTAATGTTTGTGTACCAGTTAATGTAACAACTGTGTTATCAATATTAATATCATTACCTATAATATCAATACCTGTTCCACCAGTATATGACCCAGAACCGCTGAACTGTATAAATTCAACATCTGTAGACCATTCAGTTATACTAGTGTTAGAGCAAGTCCAACCAGTATTTCCTTGTGATCCTCTTTCAATAAATACTGTAGCTTTAGCTAGTTCAGCACCAGAATCAGCATCGGTTGCTCTTGCCCATGCTGTTGAAGATACAATATAAATACCGTTAGTTCTCTTATCTGTTTGATTTTTAACTAATACTCTATCTCCAGCAACTACTGCAACAGTATCAATTGTTTGTGCTCCACTTAATGTAATATTTCCAGTAGTACCAACAACAACTGCTTCTTTCCATGATAACCCTGTTACAGCGTTGTCTACATAAGTCTTAATAGCTTTTTGTGAAGAAACTTTTGTATCAGAAGTAGAAGCTCCACCTAATGTGGCATCCGTACTAAAGAAATTAGAATCTAAATCTGTTGATACTATTGCAGAAGCTATTAATTCACTATTAGCGTTTGTTTTAATAACTTTACTAGCAGTTAAATCAGAAAATACATATTTACCTTTTGTTACATTACTTGTAGTACTGAAAGTTAAATTATTACTTGCGGCAGTACCACCGACAATTATTTGTCCGCCCGCTCTACCAGCTAATAGTAAGTATTGTGTATGATCATCATCTGATAATCCAGTCAATGCAGATCCGTGATCTAATGTTCCTCCACCTGTATTAGATTGATGATTATGTGTAGCATTGACAAAACTTGATATTGTAGGTGTAGTTAATGTTTTATTTGTTAGTGTTTGAATAGCAGTTAATGTTACAATTTGGTCTCCACCAACACGTACTATTCCAGTTCCTTTAGCACTTAAATCTAGATTTATATTAGTATCAGAACCACTGGCTGTTATAGCTGGAGCGTTAGATATAGATGAATTAGATATTTGAATATAATTAACAGCTGAACTTGCAGAATCAAATACTAGCATTTCATTACCACTTGAATCAGCAATGAAACCTAAGTCAGCAAATTTTGGAGCAGTTAATGTTTTATTTGATAATATTTGTACACCATCTAATGTAACAACTTCATTACCAGTCGCACTAGAACCTATCTTTACTTTGCCAGTTCCTTTAGGAGCTAAAATTAAATCTATATCTGTATCAGCACCAGAAGATGATATAGTAGGACCTGAACCAGCCACAGCATTTGTAACTGTTAATTCATTTACAGCACTTCCGGTAGTTAAGAATATTATTTCTTCATTACCATTCGCATCTGCAATATAACCAGCATTGATAAATTTAGGTGCTGATAATGTTTTATTTGATAATGTTTGTGTTCCGGTTAAAGTAGCTACAGTAGAATCTATACTTACCTTTTTGTTAGGTGATGTTCCGGATAATGTTAATCCTGTACCTACATCAACACTTATTACACCTGAAGCTACTGCAATACCATCACCTATTTTAACATGACCAAAATGAGTTGTGTCAGCATCTCCGTATAGACTTGTTAAAGAAGCGTGAGCGGGGATATCAGAAGCCGCAAGAGTATTACCCCCTGTTATAACTCCACTAGCATCGTTTTTAATAAATCCAGCAGTACTAAACTCAGGTATAATTATAGAACCTTTAGTTTCATGTGATGTGGATTGTAAAGTTAAATCTCCACCAGCTGTAGTGCCTCCTGTTAAAGTTTGCCCATCACCAGAACCAGATGACCATAATAATGTTCTGGTTATTCCATTATCATAATATTTTAATAATGCATTACTAGAAGTGTTTACCCATAACATACCATTTTTTAAATTTTCAACAGTTGGATCAACTGCTAATTTTTGTAATGATACATTTTGAATTTCATTTCCTTCTAAATTTAAATGAGTTAAAATAGTTTTTGAAGCCATTTATATACCTCCTAATTTACATTTTATCCTATATATGCAGTTCCACTAAAAGCATAGTTGAATGATATTTTAATACTATTACTATTTATAAATTGTACTGACCCTTCAATAACTGAACCAGCACTGTCTACAACTGTAACTCCAGAAGGAAATCTACCTAAATTATGTGTTACTATCCAATCGGTCATAGCTGTAGATTGATTATATGTGTATCGTGATGTAATTATATTTATTTCACTTTTATCATAAAATTCTGTAATACTTCTTCCACCAACAAGATTTGAATTTAATGCTAAATCTGCGATATCTGCGGCGTTCACTTTACCATCATCGTTGTGGTCGTATGTTTCCATTATTTGAGTTGTTGTATTCATCCATTGGAAATCATAATCACTATTAGATTTTTTAGTTAATATTTGACCATATTCTCCACCTATAGGTATACCAATTCCAGGTGGTCCTTGTACAGCAACCTCTATAATATCAATAATTTCTTCTATTATCTCTATTGTTGTTTTATCTTCGATCACTTCAATATTATTAACAATAGTTTCTTCAGATAATTCAAGTGTAGTGTTATCTTCAATAATATCTAAATAGTATATTATATTTTCTTCCAATATCTCAACAGTAGTAGTGTCTTCTACTACTTCGATGTATGTTAATTCATCTATTGTCTCAATAGTGGAACTTAATGTCATTATTAAACTGTAACCTCAGATATTGTATCCCAAGGACCTCTTATTAATGTTTTAAATTCTCCATCAGCAATTTTATATTCTAAACTCCAATCACCTGTACTAAATTTTTTTAACTCTCTAGTTTTATCTTTAGGTATAGTTAAAATTATAGTACCAGTATTAGGTTCAACTGTAATACTACCATCTTCGGTTAAATCACAGAATAAAGTGCCATCACTATATCTAAATTGACTTTGAAATAAATACCCACTTAATAATATAGGTTCTTTAAACTTATCTTTCCATCTTAATTTTTTACTAAAAATAGTACCAATCTCTATACTAAATTTATATTCAGGTATATTAGTTAAACAAGACATTCTTTTTAACACCTCTTATTATAGCAATCTCTAATTAATTTTGTTTTTGATATTGTTATTATAATATAAAAAAAGTGGTGGTAACACCACTTTAATTTAATATATTAATATAAACAAACTAATTATTTATTTAAAGAAACATTATATAAACTACATCATTTAATAAACTAGCTGTATTTAATGTTAAAGCTTCTGAACCTTCTGTAGTATCTATTGTGTAATCAACAGTATTTATTTTAAATAATCCATTAACATAAACAAAAATAGCTTTATATGAAGATGGATATATATCAGATATATCAAAAACAGTTTGGGCTTCTGTAGCAGTAAAATGTTTATCTACTGCTGTTGGATTAGTACCAGTTGTTACATGCCCATTAGTATCAACTGTTACTGAAGTATAAGTACCAACAGAAACTCCACTTGTAGGATGTGTGTATACAGTATCAGTATCTGGTGGTGTTGACCAAGTCCCATCATATTGTAAATATTGTCCACTTGTGCCAGCCGCTAGTGCTATTAATTCTCCGTTAGTTGAAGTTTTAATCATTAACCCTGATACAATACCAATTTTTCCATCATTTGTAATATTACCGTGAACATGTGAAATTGGAGTTCTAGCATCTGAAAGTCTTGAATCATTACCCTGGCAGAAAGTTCCTGATGTTGTGCCAAATGAACCAGTAGTTAATACTCCAGATGTTGTTGTAATTATAGGTAATGAAGCAGTTGAACCAATTTTACCATCATTTGTAATGTTACCATGAATATGAGTTGATGTAGCTAAATCAGATAAAGATTTACTAGAATCTTTTATTAACTTACCAGTTATTCCATCAAATAAAGCTATGTTGTTAGATATTGAACTTACTGGTCCTATTACAGCACCGTCTAAATTCGATTGTATAATTGTCCAATCTGAATTTTTAAAAGTAGTGTCAAAATCGCTGACACATACAATCATATCTCCAATTTCACATACTATATTAGCATAAGTACCGGCTGTTATAATTTTATACGACCAACCTATTTTATAATCAGATGTAGGTAATTCAGTTATGATTCCACCAGTACCTAATGTTCCTTTGAAAATTAAAACATCACTTGCGGCTAGTACAGCGTTGATTTCTGTTTTAACGTATGACGTATTTGCTATTTGTGTATTATTCGTACCTAAAACAGCTGTCGGAGCGGTTGGAGTACCATTTAAAGCAGGACTATTTTCTAATACATCTTTAACAAAAGCAGTGGTAGCAATCCGATCACTATCATCTGTATAAACTGGAGTTGATGATTCAGGTCTTGTTGGATGATAGGCTGTTCCGTTTACTGTACCACTACCTGTATATACTTCCCATAATCCAGCATCTATATCACCATTAACAGTTAGAATTACTCCAGAAGCAACATTAAAATATGCACCATTGTCAAATTTTAAACATATATTGCTAGGTACAGTTAAATTAGTTAATATATCATGTGTACCCCTAGGTATTCTTATAGTAGCTGGGTTTCCGTTAAAATAATTTATCCACCAGGCTAAACTATGTTTTACAGAAGCTATAGCTTGATCCAAACATATTGCTATTGTATTATCAGCATTAATAATGTATCCACCCGTTTTACTTCCATCACCAATATATAATTTCAACTCATCTGTTGTAGCTATTGGTTCCCCTTCTTGTGGAGTTATTGTTGTACGTGTTGATTCTAACCCACGTAACAATTTAATTCTTCTCAAATCAGCCATATTTATATAAACCTCCAGAAATAAAATATATATTTTTATTAATAATTTATATTATATAATATTAATTTGTTATTTTTAAAATAAAATTAACACTTGACAAATATCTAAGTATAATGTATAATATACAGTAAATATAGATTGAGGTGATAATTTTGAAATATTATAATACTGTTGAAGAATTGTCAAATGATATAACTAAAAATAAATTAATGTTTAGTAATGAATTAATAAAAAATAGTTATAAAAAATCAATAGGTTTATTTGCTGGATTTGGTAATGTAACCAATTTGCATAATAATATCCCTGTAGTTATAATTAATTTATCACCAACATTTAATATACCAGTTAATAAAATTAATTTATCAGAAAAAATACTTAATAAAATAATAAAAACAGCTGATATACTACCTTATGTAACTTATATATATAAAAATAATATTAACAGAAAAACTATTGTATTAGATAGTGAATATAGTTATAATTGCATTAATTCATCATGTGATGAATTAATGTATATGATAACAAATATTTATAAAAATCATAATGATATATTATTTATTTTTTTAGGTAAATATGCTGAATATCAATATCTGAATAATATGCTTCATACTTACAACAATAATATTAATACAAATATTCACACTATATATAATAAACATATATCACAATTTATAGATGATAATAATTATAATGAAAATAAAAGTTTACTAGATGATATTGAAAGAATAAAACGTAAAATAAATTCATTAGTTAAAAGTAAGTAACTCAGAAAGTTAATCGGAAGGGAAGATGAAAAAATGACTAGTAATAGAGTTATATCTGATATTATCAATCTTAGTAGTGGTACAATGTCTACATTGACAGGTAAAAATAAATATGTAGAAAATGATGCAATACAATTAGAATTTTTAATATTTGTACAGAATAGTAAAGAAACTTTTGAAAATTGGCAGGAAGCTTGGCATAGTTTTATAAAAAGAAATGATTAAAGGATGTAATTTATTTGTTAGATACTGATAAATCTGAATTAATTAAATATTGGAACAGTTATTTTAATTATAATTATGATATGACTAACGTCAATGAATATTATGATGTTGATGGTATATTTAATGATTATCTATTAGCTAACAAAACAGATTATGAATTAACAGATGAGATATGCTTTTGTAAAAAAGTAGACAGTGATTATGTTGTTTATTATGTTAAGAATAATAAGGTTGTATCTGATAATTTTAATGTTCGTGCAAAAAGAAAACTATCTAATTTAATTAATAATTATAGTATTATTATAGTTGATGGTTTTTCTTTGAGTGAAGATATAGTTAGTAATGATAAAATAATACTAAGATATGAATTAATTAGAAATATATTTACTAGTAATCATACTCATTTTTTATCTGATAGTCTTAGATTTTCAATTGACGATAATACAGTATTTTTTACTAAAATGTTTTATGTAGAATTATTCAGTAATAATAACAGATTAAAACATCTTAAATTTACATCTTATATTTTAAATATATTTGAAAAAGGAGTATCTGTAGATGACATAATATTAAAACCAAATATTAATATAAGTCAGTATGGTAGATGGTATTGGAGTGGTACTGAAAAAATACAGAATGATTCCAAAGCCAGAAATAAAATTTATAATAAATTATTAAAATATGGTAAAGTAATGAATATCGACCTTATTAATGGTGAACCTTGGATATTAAGTCAAATGTCTGGTTCTAAAACTATTAAAAAATTAATTAGAGCTAGAATTAAATTAAATAATAAAAATGAACATGATTTAGGAAATATAATTAAAAATTTATTGAATATTTATATACATTCCGTAAATAAACCTGAGATAGCATATGCTATATTTAAATCAAAAAATAACTCAGAAGATATTAATAAATTAGAAAAATCTTTAAATTGTAAAATGTATGATATAATATGTGATATTAATAATGAATTAGAAGAATATAATAAAAATATAATTGATAGTTATAAAAATAATTTATCTGTGGTTGAATTTGACAGAAGGATAGTTAATCCAGCTACAATATTAATGTCAGAAAAAGAAATAATAAAAGAACATAGAAAATATTTACAGGGTCATACACACGATAGAATTTTATTGTTAGCACAAGGTTTATATAATAATCTAGGATTGATACCAATGTTTACAATTCATGATAGTATCACTTATTTTATTAATAATCACGATGAAATACCAATACTAGAATGTGCTGATAAAATTGCAAAAAATATAAAAACACCAATAACAATTGAAATATTAAAGAATGAATAAATTAAAAAAAAATAGTTGACAGATAGTAAATAATGTGATATAATATATATATCACAAAATGAAATAATAAAGGAGATAATATGAATGTCAGCAGTAAAAAGTAAATATAAAAAGTTTTTGGCAGAAAAGTCAAAACTAGTGGAATCTACTAGTTTTGGTCAGGGAAATAAGAGTGATACAAAGAGTAAGGATAAAATTAAATTTTTACCATTCTTTAATCCTACAAAGCTTCTTAATATGAAAGATGAAGTAATAGTTAGAGTTCTTCCTAATAAAGAAGGATTTTATCATGAATATTCAAAACATATGATGAAACTTGGTGATGGTGTATTCAAGCAGTTTGTATGTCTACATTCAAAGAATCGTAACGGTGCTGAATATGGTAGATGTCCTCTATGTGATTTCCTTGAAGATAATGGTAATGAATTGAGTAAGGATATATATTATAAGTTGATGGCTAAAAATACTTATATGATGTTTATATATAATGCTGAAGCCAATGAGATACAGAAATATGAATGTAATGATTTTGGTATAGTTGATATTACATCAGTATTAGTTAAACTTATAGATGAAAACGATGATACTTTCGACCCAGATATAGAAGGTTTTGGACTAGTATTTAGAAAAGATGATAAGGGATATGCTAAAGCTGTAAAAGCAATATTACCTACAATTGAAGTTGATGATATACTAAAGAAAGTAGGTGTTGATGAAATTAAGGAATTTTATGAAGAAATAATGCCATTTAGTATGAATTATACTATGAAACAGATTAATAATACGTATTCACAGTTTATTAAATCTTTTGCGCCTACTTTTGATTATGAACCATATTTGATTGATACTGGTGGTGGTAATGATAATCTTCTGTCAGAAGAAGATGAGTTTAAACCAGAAATGTTTGAAACAAAGACTAAAAAATCCAAAGTGTCAAAAACAGTAGTTGAACCTGATTCGGAAGAAGATGAAGACACTGTAGAAGAAGATACAGAAAAATCATCAGATGATAGTCAGATATCTGATATAAGAGACTTTTTAAAGAATAGAAAAAAGACATAAATTGCATTAATTAAAATATTTTAAATTTAACATAAATAGATGATTAATTAAAATTAGAGATTATATAATCTCTAATTTTTTTTCTTTAAATATAGTTTGACAAATTTTAAATTAATGTTATAATATAATTAATATATAATTTCATTAGATGAGGTGATTTTTTGAGATATTCTATATATGAAGGTAATATTGAAAAACTCGAAAAAAAATTAAAAAACATTTCTAACAAATGTATAAGATTTGGTTGTACATTTAAGTATGAAATTATAGGTGAAGAATATAAAGATATCGAAATAGATGGTATAAAACATAAATTAAAATTTATTATAATTGAAGCTGAAGGAATAGCTAAATTAAATGATTGGATTTTTGTGGCATCAGTTGAACATACACCTAGTGGTAATATAATCAACAAAGCTATTTATGATATAGAAATACCTGAAAGATATTATAATTCAGAATCTTTTTGTGAACACTGTAATACAAAAAGAATAAGAAAAGATACTTATATAGTAATGAATGAAAAAACAAAAGAATTTAAACAGGTGGGCAAATCATGCTTAAAAGATTTTACTGGTGGTTTATCTGCTGAATCTATAGCACATTATTATAGTTTTTTTGATGAATTAGAAAAAGAACAAAATGATACTAGTTTTTATTCCGGAGGTTTTAATAAATATTTTGAAACTACAGTAATATTACATTATATAGCAGAAACTATTAAACATTTTGGATTTATGAAAACCGACAGTGATAGACCAACAGCATATAGAAGTTTTGATTATTATCTTGTAGACCACAAAGGTTATATATTTACAGAAGAAGCAAGAAAAGAATATAGAAATGAAATGGATAGAGTTAATTTTAATATTGATTCAGAAGATACCAAAGAATTGGTTAAAAAAGCTACTGAATGGATTTTAGCACAAAAAGATGATAATAATTTTATTCATAATCTTAAAGTGATAGTTAAACAAGATTATATTACTTATAAACATTTGGGTATTTTAGCTTCTCTTTTTGCAGTATATAAAAGAAGTATTGATAATGAAGAATTTACAAAAAAGAAAGAAAATGAAATTAATAAACAGCGAAATAATTCTAATTATGTAGGTAATATTGGAGATAAAATAACATTCGATGTTGCTAATTTTAAATATGTAACCGGGTGGCAAAATAGTTTTGGTGGTTATGTAACTATGTATAGAATAATAGATACATTAGGAAATATTTATATTTGGAAAACATCTAGTAATGTAGAATATAAAACTGAAACTGATTTTAAAAAATGCATAGGAACAGTTAAAGCACATACAGAATTTAATCAGATTAAACAAACAGAATTAATAAGATGTAAATTAATCAAATAAAAAAAGAGAGAGAGAGTATTATATTTACTCTCTCTTTAATATTATTTATTTAATTAAAATAAAATTATAAAACGTTGAATTATTCATACAGCAGAATATAGGAATATTATTATCATCATTATCTAATATAGAATATCCTATTTCTTGTTTCTTATATAATCTACTAACATACTTAGTTACAGTATCACCTAAACTAACACAAGGCATTTGATTAGCATAATTTCTTAAATCACCTATATTCTTCCACTCTATATTAATCTTACTTCTAGTTTGATTACCTTCCAAATACTGATTAACACCTATAAATTTATTTGATATTGAATGTGTATCTGTAGCTATAACATTATACATAAGTAACTGAGTATCGGCAGTACAATTCAGTGTTATATTTCTATTAGAGAATATATCCATTATTTTAACTTCATAAATATGTACATAATTTTCTTCTGTTTCTGTTTTACTTACAGTTGATACATCAATAAATTCATAATTAAAAGTATTTAAATTGTAAGTCATAACTTTAGGTAATATTATAGTGTTATCTGTTAATTTAGATTGATAAAGAGTATACAATTCAATAACAGATAACATACCTTTATTGGTATATATATAATTGTTAGAGTTTATCATGATAAACTCTCCTCTATTATTCCTCTATAATTATTGTCGCCTTTAGCAGTAACAAATATAACAAAGAATTTCAATAATTTTTCCATTGTTAAATTATCCGTGGCTATACTATCTAAAAATTTGTATATACTAGTATTATTATTCATAGGATTTCGTATAAAATTTACCCAATCTATAGTATATTTTTTCTTTGTGTTTGTGTTTGTAATAATAATACCCTTATGATTATCTACTGTTGTTTTTTCTACTGTATACTTAATATTTTCTACTGTATAATTAATATTTTTTGGCTCAGCATCGATTAATTTATATATCTCATCAATGACATTCATAAATTTTTCTTTATTATTTTCTGCTTCATTTTCTCTACTAGTACTCTTATTATTATCAAAATTAGCTTTAGCTAAATAAATAGTATATAACATAAATGCTAATGCTTTATCTATTTGTTCTTTTTTCAGATGTTGATATAAGAACACGGTTTTTATAGTTTTAGTTTGTACATCTTTTTCGTCTTGTATTATAAAATTAATATTATTTATAAATTTAGTCAGTGTCTTAGGATAATTAACAGCTTTACTGTTTTTTATCATTTGACTAAATAAGACACCTTTTTTCCATTTGTTAATTAGATAGTCTGTAAAATTAATTATTACGTTATATTTTTTAACACTTAATTCATCTGATATAATATATTCAGCTGAATCAAAAATATATTTATAATAACCTGGTTTTTCAGTATCTGGTTGTACAATCTTATCTATGATAGATGAATCAAAACTTAACAATGGTTTTATTTCATTTAGTTTATCAAATATTTTTGATGAGGAAAACGCCCCATCTGGCATGTCATCCCCACCAGAATCCACATTCGATTCGTCAATATTTAATCTAGATTCTCTCCAATTACCATCAGTTTGCTTATCTTTTGGTTTTTCAATAACTTTTTCATCTATACATTTATCAACTATACTATTAATAATATTACTGTATTGACTATCACTATTACCTATTATCTTAGAAAAAACACCATCAAAATTATTTCTAAATCTGCTATCCTTATCATAAGTTTCACCGACAAGCATAGTAAAATCAGATAATTCTTTTACGGTACCATCAAAGAAATCTGTAATGTCAGCATTCCATCCTTCTCTTAAAAAGGCTTTTGCGAAATGCTTAATCCCTTTCCATACAGTTTTACCTACTTTAAGTTTAGGTTGCTCAAATGTATTTGGAGCATTATATCCCAATTCCTCAACATCTGATTGAACTTCTTCATCAGCTGATAACAGATTATGATCATGCACGAGAGTAAGCGGTTGTGATACCGTTATCCCCGTGTCATAAGCAAATAATATTTTTTTATTTAATTCATATTCTTTAGAACTAACTAGTTTTTTTTTACTGATTTCTTCTTTGAATAAATTTACCTCGTCACAGCTATTTAACTGTTCATTAAGTGTCTTTAAAGTTTCATCGTTAATCTTAGCTATCATCTCCGGATATTCTTTCATCATATCAAGAAATTTTGATTTAGTCCATTCACCTTTAATTAAATCATCTGCCATTATATTTTCACCAACTCTATTTACTATATAAATTTAGCAAATTATCTACAACTATATATTACAATAGATGTAGATAACAGCGAATTCATAAATTTTAACTTATATTAATTTACTCATTTTCTAATGATTCTATATACATTTTATCTGCGGCAAATTGAATCTGAATTTCCAAAGGACCGTCATCTTCGACCGCAAATGTGGCATCTGAAATTTCAATGGGCCATAAACCTTCTACTTTATATGTATATCTAGCTTTATCGCCATCTACTTCATAAATAACAATTGTTGCTGATCTTTTGTACTTATTAGCTAATGAAATTTTACCTGAAACATGACCGAAAACTTGATTTCTCCAGTCATATAAATCAACCATAGTATCAGAATCATTGTCAGTACCAACATAGAAACTGGCATTAAAAGTAAATGCCTGACTGTTTCTTCCTGCTAACTGCATAACTCCACCCATCCATGGCACCTGAACTGCATTACTTTTAGGTTGCTGTAGTGTTATATTCTTACATAGTAATCTCAAAGAATCATGACCTGAATCAATAATTAATTCGAACATGTTCTTACGAACAAGGTCAGACTGTATCGAAATAGGGTGATATAAATTTCTTTCTCTTTGCATTTGTATTTTTCACCTCATATATAAATTAACGTTTAAATTTTATTTAAATTAATATAATTACTAATATTAAGTTAGGTAAGTGAATTAATTTTTCATAACTCACTTACTAACAACAATTAATTAATATATTAGTCTAGTGTTGCACCGCTTGATGTAATCTTAAATCTATTGATTATTCTTTCAGCCGATTTAGTTGGTTGTATTGTAATTTCGGCAACCATTATATTATTGTCGATATCAGATGGTGTGTTGGTAGTACTATCACATCTAACATTAAAATTATATAAACCTCTACGTGTTTTAATATCAGTCATGAAAGGTTCTACTAAATGAGTATACTGTAACCAAGTTAATGCATCATTAGGTTCAAATAGTAAATATTTTACAGCTGTTGCAAGAACCTTAGTCATGTAAAGAACTAATCTTACAACATTAACTCTGTTCATTGCGGTAGGTGCTCTTTGTAATGTTTTCTGTCCATATACTACAATACCATCACCACTAAAATCACATATTGGATTAATAGCATTTGTGTCTGTTGCATATAATAAATCTCTGTCAGCTATATTTAATACTCTTTCTAATTTCTGAGCAGTAAATACTCTACCTCTATTAAATCCAGCAGGTGCAAACCAAACTTCTGAATTTGAATCACTATAAGCATATACAGAAACCATTTTAACACTAGGTGGAACCCATTGTAATGATTCAGTAAATTCATTATTAATTTGTATCCATGGGTAATAAAGTGCGGCCATATTACTGTTTAATGCATTTTCATTAGCATAGTTGCCATCACCATTATGCCAATCAACAACATTCTGAACACTTAAACCCTGAGGAGGATCTATTATAGCAAAACAATCTCCACGTTGATTTTCACAAAGGTCAATAAGTTCACTGATTACAACTTTATTACCAGCAAAATCAGGAACAGCGATAAGATTAATATCATAGGTTTCATTATTATTAAAATCAGCTAAAGCCAATACCGCTGAATTTTCATTGATATCAAATGCATCATCAGAACCACCACTTAATACTAACTTAGTACCAAGTACAGGAACAATATTACCATCAGCATTATATAATTCAAAATCAACTATATTTGATACAACTCTATTGCTAAAATATGTAGTATCGTCTGAATCTCCAAAAGTAAAACCTTGGAAATGTTCAGCTGGTACTGAAGTTGAAAGTTGGTCTGCTGTCCAAATTTTAAGTCCATAATAATTAGTTGTATCTTTATTTTTATAATCTAATTTGTAGAATTCTAATGTAGCACCGTTAAATGATTCACCAAACGATTTAGCTACAGCGTTTCCCATTTCGTTAATAAATGATAACACAACATCTGTGTCAGCTAGTTCAACAGCTCCATTATAAGTGAATGTAATATTAGCATTACCAGCATTATCTTTATAAATAATATCTCCATAATCAACATTATCTTTAACTATACTACCATTTCCATCATCAACAAATATGTTACTTCCTATTGTTACTGTAACACTTCCAGGCAGAATAGTAGAACTTACATTATATGTACCAGTATAAGAACCAGCATCATCTATAACACCCATAACATATGAATTTTTAGCCATATAATTAACTGATATATTTAATCCAGCAACAGGGATAGTAGATAGTGCAATATTCAAAACTTTAGTATCATAATTTATTGTATTAGTACCAAACAATAAACTATCATCAACAACATCTTCAAAATTACCAGTACCATTATCTTTAACTATAGCTGAATATTCATTTGATAACGCTTCTTTAATATCAGCTTCTTCTTCTACCGTAGTTGCAACTTCATAAACATAAACAGAATTTGAACTACAAGGTACACCTAAAGTATCAGTGAAAGCATTGAATATTCCTAGATTTTTCCATTTAAATATTTCATAACTATATGCTACACTAAATGTGGTACCTAATTCTTCTAAAGTTAAAGTGTCAGCAAAAACTATAGCCCATTCACCAGATATTAAATCTAAAGTACCACTAGTTAATGTTACTGCTTCACCTGTTTGTTTTGTACATACTAAATTACATGTACTGCTTAAAGGTGTTGTTACTTCATCTTTAACTCTCAATGTATATATATTGCCATCATTAACTATAGTTAAAACAAAAGATGATGCTTTAATAGCACTCTTATATACAACACTTGTGTAAGAAGGAATAGTGCCTGAAACCCCACTACCAGTTGCAACATCTGGAGTTACAACAGATGTTGGTACAGCTACGGTTTTTCTTACATATTTAACTATAATGTTTTTAGATGGAACTTCTTCTTGTAATGAGAATCTGAAATTACCAGTATCATAATCAATAAAATTAGAAAAACTGGTTAAAGATTTATTTTTATTTACATCAAATAAACCTACTCTTTCATTATTAACTACATTAACAATACCATCATCTTTAACATTTACTGTTGATATTACTTTGTTTGGGTCTGATATTACAACATTTACAGTACCTGGAATTGGGTCTTCATTTAATGTAGCTGTGTAAATATATTGTCTGTTATCAGTGGAAACGGAACTAACTAAAACTTCATTTTTAAGATTAGCAGTAGGTATTCCGAAAGTAGCCTTTGTAGCATCGGCCCCTACTAATCTTCTAAACCAACAAGCGGCTCCATATTCAAGATAGGAAATAGCCGCTAAAGCACTATAATCTGTCTTTCTTGGAGTTCCGAAAGTATCAATAAATTGTCTAACTGAAGATATAAAAGTTGGTTCAGTAGGACCTTTTATTGTTTTACCTACTAATGCTAATGTAGTTGTAGTTAATCTTGGAGCATATAAACTAAAATCTAAAGTTTCTGAATATACGCCGGGGGAAGCATGAATTGGCATTAATGATACACCTCTTTATTTATAAATATATTAATAATTGTGTTAATATTAATTTCTATTTTTATGTGTTAATTAAGTTCTTCTTCGATTTTTATTTCATGTAATAAACCATCTTCTATTGATGAAATATTATTATTAATTTCTTTAACTGAAGATGTAGCCCGAATGTCATTATATAAAAATCCACATAAAGTAAAAGATAAAACTCCGTGAAACATTCTAGTTGATTGGTCAGGAATTTGTACATATGTTGTACTATCTGAATAATTTATGTCTTTTATATAAGCGTTCACTTCAATTTGATGATTGTTTATTTCTATTAATGTTTTAATATAAGCTTTTTTATATGTTAAAAATAACAATTGCTCTAATATAATATTATGTACTTCCTGTTGTAATGAATAAAAATCTAATTGATATTTCATGTTATATGGCATTACTTCTATTCCGTCATATACATTTTTATTTTCATTTAGATTTAATATACGTGGTCTTGTTATCTGATTTTTAATTAAAAAAGTTTCAGGTGTTGGACTAATTTCTTGTCTAGTTACTACAATCATTGGTAATACAGGTGTTACTTCATTACTTAATAATAATTCAGCACCTTTACGTGAAGGAATAGCTAAAACAGTTTGAGCATTTCTAACTTCTTTCCCATCATCAAATTGTATATTACTGTAATAATTTAAAACAGCTTCATCATAATATCTTAAAACAGAAGATAACATATTTCTTCCACCAACTTATTTTAATTAAACTTCTCTTCTATTGAATCTTTTCACATCATCAATTTGAATTGCTGATATTTCCGATACTAATATTGCACATATTTCAACTATCTTATTATTTTCTTTCTTTTCAATGACAATTTTAGGTGATATAATCGTTGGGTCATTATCTGTTGTATAATTTATCCATTCATTATATACTCGAATACATTCATCTTCCAACATTGATACTACAATACTCTTACCACTTTTTAATGTGTAAATTGTTTTTAATACTCGACTTTCAGGTTTTGCTACAGCCATTTATTATATTCCTCTTTTCTTCGTCTATTATAATATTACATATTATTATTTTCATTATCTAAAATGTCTTTTAATAACTCAATATGATAATCAATTATTTCATATGCTCTATCAATATCACCATTATGTATATGATTTATTATATCTGGGTATTTTAACAGTACATCTTCCATACTTGAATTATGAATCATTTTATGAATACAATGCATTAATGGTATATATGGTACTGTATTATTTAAATGTATATCACTAAGAATTAAACATATATAATGAGAATTTAAATTTAAATGTTCACTCATAAATCTATCTATTATACGTTCTACCCAATTATATAATGTTATTCTATAATGATGTACTTCTATTTCTATACCATCAGCATCTTTGTTTAATCCTGTAGCACCACAATTATGTCTATGCACAACAGAATTTAACCATAAAGAATATTCTGGACTTGTTCTAAATTGTTTCTCGACACTCTTTATGAATTTACTATGTTCTTCAGCATCAAATAATTCATAGAAAATATTATTATACATTTAATTATTAAAAATATTCTCTTTCTCGTTCTATATACCATTCTTTTGTATGACCTTGATAATCATTTCTTGGGTCAGCATATACTTCTTTATCTGATGTTGTTATAACATTATCCATATCACTAGGTTTTATATTATCTATATTCATATAATTAATCTTCCTTATTACTTTTTTATTTATAAAACCAATAGACTATAACATTATGGTCTTTACATACTTGTTGCCAAAGCTTTGGTGTTATCATAAGAGTAATTTTTAATTTAAGATTATTTTCTATTGATATTCTTAAATTACTTAAATAATTATCAACTATAACATAAGCAACATGACCGTTATAACCAGATAAATTATAATTTAATATATTTTTTAAAAATTCTTCCCCTGTAAAACTTTCAGTAAATCTAATATCAATATTAGTATCTTCTGGCACTGTTTCATAAGATAAGTTATTTTCATCTATTAAATCGAAATATATTTTTCCCTTAATATTAAGTGATTTATTATTAATATCATTAGCTAATATACTATCCATATCACTAGATTTAATATTATCTATATTCATATAATTAACCTCTCGCCACAAACATCTGATTGTATTTTTTAAACTTCTTTAGTTCTTCCATGAGTCCTTTTTCTAATTCATCATTTTCAGTATATATAGAAGTACCCGATGTACTTAATGTGCCTACAGGTAATGTAACTCCATCATATTTTCTTCTTACTTGACCAACAAATTTACCGACACCAGCTTGACACCATCTGACCAACCAATCTTTTTCCCACTTAGTTAAAGATTCTAAATTATTTTCATGATTGATTGTAATAGCAAGAACAAAGATAGAATCACAATAAGGCGTGGGCATAAGTCTGACTATATTAGGATGTAATAGTTCTGCCATAGGTTGTACTTGCCATATATTTTTTGACATCTGATATGAACTCATTAAAGAAACAAAATTAGTTAAATGAGCGGTTTCATTAGCAGAAGCCAAACTCATTGGTACTCCTAATGTTGCCTGTATTGGTAATCCTAAGCCAATTAAATATTCAGTAGAAGCATATACATCTAATACTCCATTAATCTGTTCATATTTATCTAATACATATTCTGATTGATGAGCATTAATTGATACAGCTTCATAAACTACTTTAGGTACATATGTGCTTAAATGCATTAGTCCTTTTTTAATTATATATGAAAAACTAGAATCGTCACACTCTATATTAACCTTGGGCCAACCAAACTGACTATATGATCTTCTTTTTAATTCTTCAAAATCATCATTATCTAAATTAATATCTTTATCGGTACTATTAAATAATTTACCCAAAATAAAACACCCACTTAATTATTTCTTGATTTTCTACCTCTTGTTTTTTTAACTTCTACTACTGGAATTTCATTAATAGCATCAGCATGTTCTGCTTCATCAAAAGATTCTTCTGATACTGTATTAAAATCAATAGTATCTTCCATTACTATATATTCTGTTACTTCTTCTATTTCTGGTTCAATCTCTTTTATTTCTTCAACAATTTTAACTTCTTCTTTTTTAACAGTCTCGACTACTTCAATTTTTTTAACTTCATCAAAAGGTCTTATTTTGAATTGATTAAGAAGATATTTAATATCATTCTCATCATAACCAACATCAACAGGGTCAAATATTTCTCCACCTTTGATTCCTTTACCATTGTGATATATATTTTTATTTACATAATATTTCATAGTGTATAAATCCTCCCTAAATTTTTAGAAGCCGTACATATTTCTATATATGTCAGCTAGTGATGTTTTTTTAGATTTCTTTTCTTCATCATCAGAATTAATTTCATTATTCATTTCATTTTGTTCAGCCGACATCATTTCTGCTAATTCATCTGCACTAGCACTATTCCACAATTTAGATCCACTGTTAGCTTGCATGAATTTTATCATATTATAATTTTTATTGTACTTATCATCATATCCCATAGCTACATGTTTCGCCTCGATTGCGTCTTTTAATAGTAGATGTTTGCTTTTTGTGTAACAATATAAAGCATGAATCCAAGACATAACACAGTCATCATGTGTACCACTAGCTTTATTATGACTATCAACTATAAATCCTAATAATTGATGATGTAATCTTTCAGACCTAATAATACTATGTTTCTTTAAAACATTTTCGCCTTTTTTATTTTTAATTATCTGCTCGAATTTAGCTCTAGCCTGTTTCATATCTGTACTATCTCCAGATATGATGTTATTCAAAGCTTCTGTGTATTTATCTAAAACTATACCATACATATTAGCTAATAGCATATCTCTATTATTACCAACTAAAGTACCTATATCAGTCTTATATGTACTTCTATCGCCTCTTTTATGTGTTAAATCATTTTTATTAATATCTCGATAGAGATTAATACCACCATATCCAACTTTATCAATAATTTTATCAATCAATACTTTACCTACAGCATTTCTTTCTATATTAGTCAATGCATTATTATATAATTCAGCTATATCTATTACTGTATCAGCAAATTTATCAACTATAATTGTATTATCTTCGTATTCTGCAACCTGCTCCAACGTACTTGATTTAAGTACATTTATTACACTGGAATCTTTTTTGTCACCATACGCAACGTCTACACCTGCAATATATGTTTCTCCTTTGATTGGAGGTTCCCAAATCCATAACTTGTCGTTATAATCTTTAGCTATTGGTTCAGTTGTGCCTATAGTATCTAATATTGAAGATGGAATGTAAGTATTACCAGATGATACAAAAGATAATTCCAACTCAGAAGCTATTTTTCTATAATCCCAGTTTAATTGCATACATTGATCTAAATACCATTCATCATCGAATTCGGGGATTAATGACCAGTGAACTTTTACTGGTATATATTTATTAGTTTTATTTAATGCACCAGAATACATATCAAAATACCATTTTCCAGTGCCAGCTACACCGTTAGGGGTAGATATAATTATAATACCAAAAGGTTTACCCGAGTAATCCTTCTTCTTAGGAAATGCTCTTGATATAGTAGGATAACAGGCTTGATAAACTACATCAATATTTTCTATGAAACCGGCTTCATCAATAACAAATAAGTTTACAGATTCACCTCTAGCTGATTGACTTGTTGCCGGCAAAGCCGTTATAGTACTTCCGTTTGCAAATTGTAGTGTACTTTTATTATCCGTAGTTAATTTCAATTTAAAGTTGTCATTCGGTAATAAATCATACATATTTTTTATTTTCTCTAAAAATTTTTGAGCATTTCTTTGTCCAGCTGATATTATAAGAACATTATATTTCTGATAATTTAATGCACACCAAAGACAGAAGGCTTGTGTTACGGTTGACATACCGACCTGTCTTGATTTTAATGTTAGTATGAAATGTTTAGATAAAAATAATTTTATAGTATTGACTTGATAATCATATAAATCAAATGGTATCAAACCTTTAAGTAGATGATAAACTTTAATATTATTTTTGATCCAAGAAATAGGATCTATTCTATTTATTATTGTTTTAATTATGTAATCTAGGTCACTATCACTTAGATTAGTATGTGTCTTAACATCATCATAACATTTAAATTTTTTGTTAGGTTTAAATAATTTATTTAATTCAACTAAGACTTCAGCTGAAATTTCAGTTAGCATTTACACTATTTCACTCCTATATTTATTTATTAACATTAATTAAAATTTTTAATTAATGATAAGTTATTATATGATTAACTTGTGAAATATATAGAAATTAATTAATTTATATCAATAATATAAATTTTGCTAATATAAACTTATTAATTTTAACATTTAGCACAATTAGAACACAAATAATAAACTTAATTAATAGAGGTGAAGTATCATTACAACATCAGATAATATCATTACAACATCAGATAATATCATTGGAAAATCAGCTTTTACTTGGTGTTTTAAAGAGAATGATTGGTTTGTAGATGTAATTCTCAATAATAGTCAATTAAGATATGAGATATTTATACTTAAAAATTATTCAGCAACAAAAATTAATAAATTAGTTTATGATGCTTGTTTAGTGATAAAAGAGCATCGAAATAAATTAGAAAGCGAATCACTAGCTTTCATAGCCAAAAAGAAATATCTAGAGTTAAACGCTGGTAATGAAAATATTCAAATTACTTTAGAAGATGAATATAGACTAAAGGATTTAATAGAGAAATATAAAATATATTCATTTATTTCTTGGGTACACTTAGGTAAAAATGCTGGGGTATTCAAACATTGTACCATGGAAAAACAAAAAATAATAAATCAAATCTATCCTATTATCGATACCAGCATTAGAAAAGTAATAGGCAGTAAAGTTATTGACATTAGAGATAAAAAGAATTTTGAATTATTTGAAGAAGCTGTTAACCATGCTTGGATGGCAATAACAAAATATCTAACAAGAATAGATACATCAGCTGTAATGTTTAGTATATTAGTTGGAACAGCACATAAATCGTCAATCAATTTTAAAAATAATCATTTATCGTATGTCTATAATACTATAAGAACCAGTGATTTAACATTCATTAATAATTCTGATAATGGTGATGAAGATGTGTCAGAAGATACTTTCATGAATACTGTCATGAATAATAATGCCGATGTAGACGATATGACTTATGATATGGAAGATGAATTAATTGATATTATAGATGAAGACATGAGTCCATTAAATGATATATATTATATGTACAATGATACGGATGATATTGATGAAATAATCGACAGTGTTGATAATCCAACTAAATCTAACTGTATGCAACAAAATATATTAGCACATTGTTTTGATATATTATCAGGTAAAATAAAAAAAATATGTTTTGAAAAAATATTTGCTGAATTTTTCTTTGATTTAATTAACTCTCAAATATCAGAAAAGGTAATAACTAAACACACTCAAATATTAATTGAAATTATGGATTTAGTTGTAATCGACCCTGATATTATCGCTGACCCGGAAAAGAACATAGAAGTATATAAATTATTTAGATCATGGATAAAAGAAAAAATAAATACTAAAATGAAAAAATATAATATAAATCCAGAAAATAATAATTACAATGATACTAAAAAACAACAGATTTTAGATTTAATTAAGAGAGAAAAAGCAATATTAGAATATTTAAAAAATAATAAGGATCAAACCTTAATTAAATTATTAGAGTTCAAGGATAATTGCGTTAATTTTAGAAATCAGTAGGTGATACCACTAATGTCAATATCTATAAAAGATGATATATATATTAATGAGATTATGACATTATTAGCTAAAGCGTATAATAATAATCTACATTACTATGATAAAGCTAAAGAAGAAGTGTATCAAAAATATAATATTATCTCTAGATTAAATTCATTTAATAATAACAATAAAAATACTAGTTATGATGATTACAGAAAAATAACACATATAGATATTAAAAATAAGACAGTCAGTTTAGAATATTCAAACACACCTGATGCTTTACTAGCTTATAATTATGAATTTATGACAGTAAGAAGAATATTCCCTTATTCACTAAATAATTTTGTTGAGTTAAATAAAACAAAAGATTTGGGTAAAGCTAAAACAGAAAGTGAAAAAGAAGAAGCACTTAGAGTTGTTCAATGGGTTAAAGATAGAATATTAACTACTAATTTTTCATTAGGTAATATTTCTGTGGATAAAGAAAACGGAGTATTTAAATATAACACTAATCAAAGAGATAATAATTATGGTCCTACTTTACAGTATATTACATGTAAACTTCCTTCTGATAGGTCAGTAAATATTCCAATGACAAATCAAAATGGTCCAATTAAAAGTATAGCTAAAAATTATGATACTTTATTTTCGTATTTTATGACCTTTGGTTTTACTGAATTTTATGCTAGATGTACTTGTTTTGATTACGTGAGAAAATATGCTAAACGTGATGGGATATCTAATTATTTCTGTCCTCATATTTTATATGCTATGGCTCAGTTACCTTATTATTTAATATATACTTTAAAGTAAGGGTGTTGTATAAATGAAACATATCTTAATTGCTGAAAAAATGCAATATCTAATTGAATATTCTAAAAATCAATTCAATCAAAATAAAGGTTTACATTTAAATAGTGCAGATTGGAAAAGTTTTATAACTTTAGGTACTCCTTTGTATTATTCATTTCTTATCAATGGTATAATTAAATATAATACTAAATCAGCTATATCAGGTAAAAGATATGAACAAATAATAAAATTATCTGATTATAAAAAAATGGAAGCACCGTTATTGTTATTATTTTTATTGGAAACAGATGAGCAAACTATAATAGATTATATATCTTTATTTTTAACTGTCAGTGAAGCTAAGTTGTATTGCCAATGTCCAGCGTTTTTATATTGGGGTTCCCAATATAATTTAACAGAATTAGATTCAATATATGGTCCACCCGAAGTTAGATTTCCTAAAATAAGAGATCCTAAAAATAATAATATAGTTTGTAAACATCTATGGATAGTATTAAGTAATTATCCAAAACAAATACACGATTTTGCTAAAAATATGATACCTTATTATAAAAGATATTTTGGTATAACTAGCCCAACTGGAATAGAAAGAACTAAAAAACAATTAGGCATAAAAGGAATTAAACAAGTTGTAATGCAAGGAACCAAAGACTTAAATAAATTAGGTAATAAAGAACTTTTAGACATATACAATAAATTAACAGAAGGTAAATTGAATGAAATATATAATAAAGAACAAAATGAGAAGTTAAAATTAGAAGAAGACAAAAGAAATGAGCAATTAGAAAAAGAAAGACTAGAACAAGAAAAAATAGAACAACAGGAAAAATTAAAACAAGAAGAATTAAAAAAACAAGAAGAATTAGAGAAAGCTAAATTGGAAAAAGAACAACAAGAGAAAGAAAGATTAGAACAAGAGAAAATAGAACAGCAAGAAAAATTAAAACAAGAAGAATTAAAAAAAGCTGAGGCAGAAAAAAAAGATTATGATAGTGTAATGAATAAGACTATATATAATGATAAAAGTAATATTATCACTGGGATTAAACCATCAGATTTAGAAAAATTAAATATTTAATATATGGAGGTTTTACAATATGTGGATTAAAAAAGAATATGATTATAATGATTTAAAAAACAACAGTTGGTCTGGAGCTATCGATACATTAAATCGGATAGAAGATGCAGATCAAGAGGAAGAATTAATGAGTTATTTAGAAGAAATATTCAATGAGAATATTCCTACTGATACGGAAGTAAATGATTTTCTACGATTTGAAGCAGATATGATTTATAGAGATTTAGATATTGCAGATGAAGATGAAGATGAAGTAATTGAAGATGAAGAAGTTACTTCTGAAGATTTAAACAATTTAATTAAATAGAGATTGATATGATGAAACAGCTACCAATTATTGACGATAAAAAATTATATGAAATAGAAAAAGAATTAAGAAATACTCCACGTGATGAAATTGTTTATTCAATTCCAGTAGAAGATGTAGCTAGATTAGTTAAAACTATTACTGAAGTGTATGAATCTAAATATATTAATCCAGTTAATTTAATCTCATTTAAATTAGCTGATAATTATGTAGAAAATATGGGAGTAAGAGGTTCATATGGTAAGAAAAGAGAAATGATAGATAATATTCTCTCGGATATGACTAAATATATGTTAATCAATAATATTGAAGTGATTGAATTTGATGACACTGATGAAGGTAAAGAAGTTACACCTGAAGATATGAATAAATTAATTAAATAGAGATTGATATGATGAAACAGCTATTCAAGAAGGATAGACAAAAAGGATAAGGATATTATTTGAAAAAAAGTATAGTAGAAATTCTGAAAGATGATGAAAGATTAACTGAGTATATTCAATCTTTAGAAGAAGATATTAATAAAACTGAAGATATGGATGAAAAATTAGATTTAATATTAGATAATGTTTTAAAAAATTGTGATGATTTTAAAGATAGACGAGCATTAAAATCAACTTTAATAGAATCAGTTACAGAATTGATTAAACTTAGAACTGAATTACCAATGAAAAGAATTCAAAGTAAGAAACAAATTTTAGATATAATGACTAAAAAAGAAGAACTAGAAATTAAAAAAGCACAAGCTAAAGCACAAGCTACAATAGCGGGTGAAACTGTCGATATGTTGACTTACTTATATACAGTTTTAGATGATTTACATATACACCCAAAACATTTGGATGAATCAATATTAGAAGCTGAATGTATTGATATTATCGATACTGTAGCAGTAGAAGAAGAAATTGAAGAAAAAGAAAATAAAATCGAAGAAGTTAAAGTTGAAAGTGATGAAACTAATTTAATTAATGTTGATACTATGATAGAAGAAGCTATAAGTGAAAGTAAAATTAATATATTAGATTTACAAGCACAATTAGATAACTAAAGTTGTAGTAAATAAAGGTGTGAAAAATAATAAATGGCAAATAAAGGAACACCAATACTAGGAAAAATTGGGGATAAACTTCAAAAATATATAGACCAGTATTCTAGGTTATATAATACTAATAAGATATATGATGAAAATGCTAAAACATTTGACCCCACTAAAGTCATATCTAAGGAAGATTTAGAACAAATATTACAATCTACCAGTGGTGGTGGTTTTCAAGGACAAACGATGTTTGAAAAATTCTTTGATTTATCTATTGGTAGAGCCGCAAGATATTCTGAATATGAACAAATATTTTATAGAATACCTGAAGTTGCACAAGCATTACAAATATATGTTGATAGTATATTGGCGCCTAATGTTGGTAGTAGAGAAAACCAAATAATTTATAATACATCTGAAGACACTGTATCATCTAAACAAGCCAAAAAATTAATACAGATAATATTAGACAAAACAAACTTTTTTAGTTTGTTACCACAGATAATACACACTCAGTTAATGTATGGTGATTGTTATTTAGAATTGGAACCTACATCATCAGGGGTTAGATATATTATACATAATCCTAATAATTGTTCTTTAGTGTATGATTCAAAAACAGATATCGAATTAGGATTAATGATTGAGACTAATCAATCTGAATCTAAAATTGTTGATATGTTATGTGAGGCTTTCCCTCAATTAAATGTTGATACACCTTCACAGTTGATTTCAATTGTAAGTGATAAAAAATATTTAACTAATAAAAATAATAAATTTCAAATAGCATCCATGGAAAAGCAGATGACAGAATTATTAAAAGACGTGCTTAGAGATAGAGGCACCAAATTTAAGTATCTCGCTCCACATCGTTATGTTAAATTCCCAATATATCTCAATAATTTATATTACCCTTATGGTACTAGTACTTTAGACCCCGTGAGAGGTGTTGCAAAACAATTATTACTTATTGAATCAGCACTTGCAGTATATAGAGCAACAAGAACTCCTCTTAGAAGTTTATGGACATTAGAAGTTGGTGGTATACCTGCAAACGATATCCCCGGCATAATGAGAGGGGTAATGCAAAGAGTTCGTAGACAAAGAATTTTCGATAGAGAAGGTTCAGATTCTACCCCTACTATCAATACTATCCCCGACTTCTTAGGTTTTGAAGATGACGTTTGGGTAACATCAATTGATGGAGTTAAGAATTTAAGTTATGAAAATTTAGCAACTCCTGACATTACACCATACACAAACGATGCTGAATACTTTAAACAGAAATTGTTATCTTCATTGGGTATACCACCTAGCTATCTTGCTGAAGAATCTGGTGGAGCGACTAGAGCATTATTAACATTAGAAGATGTTAGATTTAGTAGAACTATTAAAAAATATCAATCAGATATTAATAATTCTTTAAATGAATTAGTTAATACTTGTTTTATGCTTATTAATCAAACTCAATTTGTTGACAAAGTTTTAATTAGTTTACCAGAACCAACAACAATTGAATCTAATCTTAAAGTTGAAAATCTAAGAAATAAATTAGATGCTAGTTCACAATTTTTAGATTTATATCCTAATATTCCTAAAATATGGGTACTTAAAAATATAGTTGGTATAAGTCAAGATGATATTGATGATATGGAAAAAGCTGTAAGTGAACAAAAACAATATAGTTTATTTATTGAACAAGATTTCAAATCTAATGGAAATAACGAAGATTTTGGTGGTGGAAATGCCGGATTCTCTGGACCTTCAGATATGGGAGAATTTGATATGAACATGGAAGAAGAACCAACTTCAGAAGGTCCTATGGGCGAAATAGATTTGAGTACATTAGGAGAACCAGATGAAATAGGGTCACCCAATCAAGAATTAGAATTAGAAACTGAAACACTTTAAGTTTAGATAAAAATTAATTATAAATTTAAAAATATACACAATTATAAATTTAAATATAACAATAACAATTTAAGTTATTATTTCTAGGAGGTTTATATAAATATGCCAAACAGTTATAAAGAAGATATAAGATTAATGTTGGGTAAATTAACAAATATGATAGGGACAAATGATTCAACGAATGAATCAATATTATCAAGTATATATAATGATTTTGATGGTTTAAACCCTGTCGATCAATTTGTGGTTAGAGAGTATGTATCAGATTGCATCAATGAAATAATGGAAGCAAGAAAAGTTGATACTAATAAAAATGAAGTAAAAGCGATAGAAGCTACTCAAACACTATCAGCTAATTGTAGAATAGTTCCTGGCACTGATGGTAAATTTTATGTTTATGATGAAGATAAAATTGTAGGTAGTTATGATAATGAAGCAGATGCAAGAAATTTCTGTCAGGCACAACAAAAAAATACTTTAGTGTCAGCAGATGAAGAATTTAATGACGAAGAAATTGTTGATGAATCATTAAATGAAGAACCAGTATTACCGCCGGAATTGACAGATGAAACAGTCGAAGAAATGCCAGAATTAGATGAAGAAAAGACCCCTGAATTAGATGAACTTAGACAAATATTAGAAGATGCTGAAAATATTCTTTCAATAATTGATAGTAATATTAAAATGACCACTGATCTTGATACAGTAGCTAAAATGATAGTGCAAGAAGATGCTATAACAACTAAAAAGGAAAATTTAGAAGAAATAGATCCATCTGATCCAAATATTAAAGATATGATTAATCAATTTAGAGATTTCTTAGATCAAGTAGAATTAGAATCAATTGATTTAATTAATAAAAATGCACCCGGGGCTGACTTAGAATCAGAAAACGTTGCTGAAGAAGAAGATGAAAAGATAGAAGATATTGAGAATAAAATAGAAGAAGAAACAGAAAAAGAAGAAACAGAAACAGATAAAGAAGAAAAAGCAATAAAAGAAGATACTTCTTTTGAAGACGAGACTAAAGCTATCACAGATAAAAAAGAAGTAATTGAAGATGAAGATGAAGATGAAGATGAAGATGAAGATGAAGATGAAGAAGAAGAAGAAATTGCTGAAGTTGAAACATTAGAAAAAGACCCTTCAATTGATGCTCCTGATGCGAAAGATATAAATAAAGTATTAGGTGATTTTGAAGATGAAGATTTTGAATTTATTGATGAAGATGAAGATGAAGATGAGGAAGTATTAGATGAAACATTAGAATCATCAACTGAAACTATTGAAGAAATAGACGATCTTATGAATAAATTAATGGATTTAATTAGTGAAAAAGTAGAAGATAATGAAGTAATTGAAGAAGTAGAAGAAATTAAAGAAGAAATTCAGGAAAATTTAGATAAGGTTGAGATTAGTACTGATGAATCTTCAAATACGAACGAAGAATTATTTGAAGATGAAATTATGTTTGATGATGAAGATGCTCCCATTGACGAACTTCCTATTGAAGATACAACAGAAGAAGAATTAGAAGAAGAAAAAACAGTTGAAGAAGCTAGAGTACTAGATGAAATTTCAGAAGAGGATTTACATAAAATAGATTTCCCTGGCGGAACAGGTGCTGATAAAGGTGCAATACAAGCAAGTGAAGTAAAAAAAAATAATGTGTTAAAAAAAGTAAGAGCTGATATAGAAAAATATAAAAATAAAATTCTTAAAGGCAAACTTGTTGAAAATTTAGGTGCTAAAGAAGTCCGTGAACTTAATGAAAAATATAATGTTAATTTTATTGAAGGTATAGACCATGATGAAAAAATGAAAATAAATGAACTTATTGATAATTTTGATGAATGGGCTTCAAATTTAACAATAGATGATTTTAAAAATTCTAAAAAATAAGGGATATGGTATAAATGATTGTAGGAAAAGATATGTATGTTTTTAAGTCATTAGCTAATCCTGTATTAGAATGTACAATAATTAGTGATGTAAGAAAAGCTGATACGAATAAAATAGTTGCTGAAGCTGTGTTCCAAAAATGTGATGATTCAAATGCTAATGGACATAAATTTCCAAAAAGAGTATTAATGGCGGCAGTTAATGAAGTAGCAGATGAAGTTGAGAATAGACATTTAGTGGGAGAACTCGATCATCCTGATGATATTAATGATGTAAATAGAATTGCTACTATATCTCTTAAAAATATATCTCATGTAATTACTAAACTAGCTATGGATGGTAATTATGTTGTCGGTAGATTTGAAACTATTGATACTCCTAATGGTAATATATTAGCTACATTATTAAGAGAAAAACTTAAAGTTGGAGTAAGTATAAGAGCTATTACTGACCAAGATATTAGCTATGGTTTAGATAATGTTGACACTATTAACGAATTTACTTTAATTACTTATGATGCAGTTCATAATCCTGCTTATAGTGATGCTTATGTAAAGTCAATAGTGAGTAGTTGCTATAAATTACCTAACAATAACTATCGTATACCTGAAAATGTAAATAGTGATAGGTTAATAACAGTAACCGCTTCTGAACTACAAGACATAATAGAATCAGTTATTCAAGGTATGGCTAGAAAGTTTAAAAAATAAAGAATGGAGCAGAAATTATGGATTACACTAAAAAATTAAATGATTTTTTCAAAAAGTCATTAAACATGATTGATAAACAAGATTTAGAAAGAGAATTTAATAAAACTCAAATTAAATATGGTACTGATTTAATTAAAAAAGATTTGGATATTCAAGATTTGGATGCACAAATTAACACTGTTAATCGTAAAACAAATACTTTAAATAATAAAATTAGTGATACAAAAAACAAATTAAATTCAATGCAGGAATTATTAAAAGATTAAGATTTATTGTAAGAGGTGGGTAAAAATATGACCAACGAAAAAAATACATTGGATAAAGAATTGATAGCTGATGTTGTATCAAAAGCTATGGATAATTATATGAAAACGGAATCCAATGATGAATCTGTAGTTGATGATGTTGCAGAACCAATTAAATCAACAAAAGTAGAGGATAATGTTGAAGAAACTATACAAGATGATATAAAGGAAACTAGTGATGTACAAGAAGAAGTAGAAGAAATAGTTGAGGAACAAGTACTTCAATCTGGTGATTATAATTTCTTAGGCTTAGATATTAATATTACTGATGATGAAGGTAAATTTAATGTTGTCATCAAAAAGGATGATAAAGAAAAAACTTCTGTTCTTGATGCAGTAAATCTACCTAACATTTTTGGTCTTATTGAAGACTTTTTTACTGAGATAGTTATTGATGAAGATGTAACTGAAAGTGAAGATGAAACTAAAGAAAATGAAGAAACAGTGGAAGAAAATGTAGTAGAAGAATCATTTTTGGCTAAAGATGATGAATTAGATACTTTAGAAGATTCTATTAGTGTATTATCAAACGATACTATTTTAAATAGTTTCATACAATATCTTAATACAGATCAAGAACAAGAATTTTATGAAAATTTAATTAAAGATTATGATTTAAATTGTGAAGTAAACGATGATATTGATAAATTAAGAACTTGTGTTCTTGATTTAGTATCAGAAGATGATTTTGTAAAAAATATTTCAACTTATTTATCAACTGATGAATTAAAGGATTTTTATAAATCTTTAATCGCTGATAATGATTTAGATGCTGATTTAGATTATGAAGATCAAGAAGTAACTATGGCATCATTGAGATTAAAATATGAAGATAAGATTAATGCTATCTTTGAACACGGTATGTTAGCAAAAGAATTAGCTTTAGATATGGTAAAAGATACTATACTTGCTGGAACTGTTAAAGAATTAGTTAAAAAAGCAAAAGAAAAAGATGCTATCATTGCTAGTAAAAAGAATGACCTTAAAAAAGCTACCAAAAGTTTTATAGTTGCTAATAAGTATTATGATAGTCTTAATAAGGTACACACTTTATTGTCAGCTTCAATAAAAGAGATAGAAACAGATTTGACCGCTGGCTCTTACGATTCAAAAACAGCTAAGAAAATAATGGATAAATATAATTCAATATTATCTAAAGTTTTAGTTGCTGAAGACGTTGATAGTTTAAATAGTATAATGAATACTATTACGAAGACACAAGCTATTGTTTCATCTTATAAAACAGATATAGCTAATAAAAAGAAGGCTATTGTTGAATCTAAAACAATAAATGATAATAAAAAAGAAATTAATACTATGCAATCTGTAATAGAGAAGAAAAATGTTATGAATAGTGACGGATGGAAGAATAACAAAACACTTCTAGCTAAACAACACAGATATGATAGTATTGAAGAAATGTCAGCAGAATTGCTGAAAATCGCTGGCGTATAAGTAATACAAAATAAAAATAATTAAACTTTTAAAAAGATAATTAAGGAGTGTAATATAATAATGATTAAAGATTATAGTAAATTACTTGAAGATGCCGCATGGCCCAATGTACAAAAGACCTTGCTTGCAGGCATCAGAAATGAAAGAATGAGTTCACAGTTAAGCGTTGTTCTTGAAAACACACGTAGAGCCCTTATGGCTGATAACCAGACACAGAATATGACATATCTTCCTAAGTTGGTTCTTCCTCTTGTTAGACGTTTATTCCCCCGCCTTGTAGCCAATAACGTTATCTCTGTACAATCTTTAAAGGGTCCAACTGGTATGATTCGTTATCTGGATGCCTATGTTGTAGATTTAGCTGGTAATAAGGTTAATGTATATCCTTTCGGTCCTGGAGACACTGGTTATTCAAAGCCATCAACAAAAGTTAGAGATGCAGTAAATGCTACAGTATACACAACTCCTGGAGATGCTGATACTGTTATAGCTTCTGTAACTCAAATTACAGAAAACACAAACGGTACTCTTTCAAGTAAATTTAGTGAAGGTACTCTTTTCCTTGAATCATCAACAGTTGGTAGTTCAGTTTGGACAAAGTTTGCAAGTGTTGACCGTTCAGGTGTAGTTTCTAAGATTGGTGCTGGTGTTGTTGGTGGAGTAGCTACTGTTTATGGATTTGTTGATCCTAAAACTGGTGGATATGTCGTAACAATACAAAATGCCGCTGGTGACCCACTTGGAGCAACTTATGCAGTTCGTTGGACCTATCTTGCTGATGTACAGAAGAACGTTCTATTCAGTAATACGACAGATGCTAATGGCGATGTCAAGAACATGAACACAATGCAGTTTGATATCACCAGACAAAATGTAGAAGTTATCACTCGTAAGCTAGGAGCACGTTACAGCTTCGAACTTATGGAAGACTACAAAAATGAATTTGGTGAAGATTTCGAAGATAAGATTGTTGATTACTTAACAACTACAATTCTTACTGAAATCGACGGTGAAGTAATTGGTATGCTTTCAAACGGTGCTCAGTGGTCAGATACATGGTCAGCTAAGATGCCTCTAACCTGGACAAAGGGTCAAAAAGATTGGTACGAAACAATTATGCCTAAGATTAATAAATTAAGCATGACCATTCTACAGAACACCCACGTTTCAGGTGCAACATTCTTACTTTGCAATCCTACAACTTCAATCGTATTCTCAGGTATGCAACAGTATGTAGCAAGTGGTAACCCTGCTGATATGGCAATGGATGTATCTGCTGTTAAAGTTGGTACTTTGAGTAATGCTTATAATGTTTATGTATCACCTCTTGTTCCTGCTGGTGAAATAATCATGGGCTTTAAGGGTAGCAAACCAGAAGAAACTGGAGCTATTTACGCACCTTATATTCCTGTTCAGCTACAGCCTATCGCTTACGCAGAAGGTATTCCTGCTGTAATGGCCCGTTCACGTTACTGGATGGGTATGCTACGCCCTGATTACTACGGAGTTCTTAACGTAACCGACCTTTAATAGTTAATTAATAACATGTTAAATTTAATATATAAATAGTTTAAACTTAGTGGAGAGTGGAGAAATCCACTCTCTATTTAAATAAAATATAAAATATATAAATTAATATTAGTATTGCAAAGAGGAAAATTAAAGGAAGTGGATATATGTTTTCAGTTGTTTTAAATGAAATATTATATATTGGAGTATCTCTAGAATTTAGAGCAGAAACAGTAGAAGGAAAACATTATCTGAGTGTATATAATAGTGCTATACCTTGGTTAATGAAAGAATATGACACTATAGAAGAAGCAGAAACAAAATTAGCTGGAATTATTAATGTAGTTAAAACTGGTACTCATATCGATTTAGATACATTATTAGCTGATGAAGCATAAAATTAAAAAATAAATAAAAGGGTGATAATATAATGACCGTATTAGTCGATGGTAAATATTACGAAGATGCAACATATAACACACAGTTCATATCTGTAATGAATGGAACTGCTGTACCTGTACCTGATGAAGTTCCTGATCCTGAAGTAGCAGATAATGGTAAAGTACTTACAGTAGTTGGAGGTGTAGCCGCTTGGGCTGATGTCCCTGTAGAACTTCCTGTTTCTGAAGTAGCAGATGCCGCAAAAGTACTTACAGTAGATGGAACTGGAGCCCCTGCATGGCAAGCCCCAACTCATCCTGCTCAATTTGCAGTAGGTACAACTGAACCAACTGACACCTCAGTTCTTTGGGTAGATACAACTTCTGCAACATCTCCTGTACTTAAAGTATATATAACAGATACTTGGGTAGCAGTTGTAGATACAGTAGCTTAAATTAATTAATAGCTATTAAAATAGTAATACCCTCTCAATTGAGAGGGTATTTTTTTATATCTTATATTTAAATACTAGACTTCATAATTCTTATATTTATTTTCTCTATCTTTTGATTGTTCATCAATATCTTGGTCCAATAATTCGAGCAATAGATTCTTAATTTCTTTTAGTTCATCAGCTTTAGCTTTTTCAACCTGATTATAATATTTAATCATATGATAGCTATTAACGTATGATGATAGTACTGTAGCAAATTCTTCAAAAATAGCATCACCCATAGGTAATTTAAATTTAGTATTAACACCATCAATTGTTGTAGAATCAAAATTTAAAGTAAAATAATATTTTTTATTACCATCATTGTTTGTTGTATCTTCATTACATGTAATAGTTACAGTTTTACTAAATCTAGTGCTGTTTCTGTAAAGCTTTAAATTAGCATTTGGTTTTGGATTATTAGCTAACTTAGATATATTAATACAATCAGAATAACTAAGTGATATAATAATCTTTGTTTCATAATCAAATACTTTAGTTCCTTTAGGTACTTTACCATGTTGCGTACCTTCCGGTTTTACCCCCGGTGTTAGTGATGGTATTGCCTCAATAGTTAAATTTCCTGCGTTGTTCAATTTGAAAACTAATTTTGCATAATTAGGATTAATTATTTCATAAGTTTCAAAACCAAAATCCATTATACCATATTCTTTGTCTGACATTACTATATTACCTCCATTTTATCATTCCAGAAATTCACAATATGATTATACTTTTTTCCATTGTTAATTCCGGTGTTTTAATTATTATTTAACTTATCATTATTTAAAATTATCTAATTGTATTTTTCCCATTTATTTTCATTAATTAAATGTTGAAAAATAGCATTATTAATAAATATATCACCAGTCACTCTATTTATTAATTTAGCGTATATGTGTCCATTTAAATCATATATATCTTTTTGTTTTAATATCTCTTGACATTTAATTTTAGCTTTCTTATCGTTTTTACATGTAAATGAACAAGAACATACTGAATCATTACTGACATTTATAAAGGATACAACATATCTAATATCTTCTGTTGTTTTGATATCTTCATCAAAATTTTCATTACTCATTGATACACTCATACCATCAAAATCTGTTGGTACTTTTGTTATTACATTATTATCATTTTCTTTTTTTTCTTTTTCTTTTTTAATATATTTTATTATATTATCAGGAAATTTTTTTTCAACTGGTTTAGACATAAAAACTAACCACCCATAGGTAATTCAAATTTATAAACATCTTCATACATAAATCTATGATCCTCTGGCAATGCATTGTATATATACATACATAATACTTGAAATTCTCTTAATGCTCTATTGCTTGTTCTGAGATTAAATATATGTCTTAATTCTCTGGCATTAACTGTAAGTATTAATTTTGTTGTCAAACTTTCAGGTATATAATATTTTAAAATATCATTTGGTATACCTGATTCAATACCTTCTTTAAGCAACTCTTTTATTTCTTCTATTTTAATATCTAGATTATTTAATATTACATTATTGTCTTTAGTGTCAGGGTGATAAAATGTTATCTTATCTTTTATCTTTTTTAATGCCCATCTAGTTGATTTAACACTCAACGAAATATGTCTATGCCTAGCTAGTTCCTGAAGTAATGCACGAGATATTTCATTAACTCTAAAATTATAATTAATATGTTCAATTACTGATTCGTGACCCTGACTAACTAATTTGGATATAAATTCTTTTGAATCATAATTATCAATCTTATCTTCACTATCTGTACAAATCAATCCTGCTTCTAAAGCTATATTAATAGGTGTAGCATGTACCAACTTTACTTCCATTCTTCATTTCTCCTTCATTTTATTAATGTTGTTTTATTATATTAACTAAATCTTCGATATCCTTATCTACTTTATTTATTTCCGTATATCTAGGTGTTATTTTACCAGCTATAAGCAAACTAGCTAAATCAGAATAACTAATATTAATTATACCTTCTATTGTTTCAACAGTCGAAACATCTTTAGGTAATACTTTATATATAACACTCAACACTATATTATCACTTTCACCACCTAATATCGATGGTATTAACATAGCTCTTTTATACACATTAAAATTATCATGAGAAAAATCGCTTATTACAATATAATATGTAGTATTAGTTATAACTTTTTCTTTTAATATATCAATTAAATTATGAAACTCTTTTGAATTATTTTCAAACATGTTTATTTACCCTCTATATGGTCAGTATAGTAAATATTTAATACTACTCGATAACAAATATCTTTATGTTTATCAGCAGAACCTATTTTAAATTTATATTTTTTACCATCATAAGGATATAATATTTCAACTATATCATCTTCTTTTGGTTCATCATCTAATTTCATCATAGATTCTAATGTAGTATTTTCAGTCATAGACATTCCCCATGAACTTAACACTTGGTCAAATCTATCGTAATCAATATATACATGTGTTTTTTTATAATCAAATAATTCTTCATTACTTTCATCTAAAGTACTAATATCTTGATATAGAGGATCTAACGATGTTTGAAATCCATTCCATTTTCTTAATGTACATGGAAATCCATATAATTCAACAACTTCATTAGCCATTTCGATTAAAGTGCATTTATCTAATCTATCATGAAATAGGGTTAGAAAATTAATATCTGTCAATTTGTATTACCAACTTTCCATGATTAAATTAAAAGTTTGTACCACTGTATTGATGAATCGTTTCTCATTCTTGCGTGTAACATATTCATAGTATTAAAATATTCGTATTTATTCTGACCTCTAACTTTTCTAGATAACCAATATAATTTTTGAGGTGACACATCTACATGCATATAACAATATCCTGTTTTGCTTGATTGATAAAAACCTACTCTATTAAATACTTTAACTGCTTTATTTAATATTTCAACTCCATTAAATTTACCATATAAATTAATATCTACAGCAGTACCTTTTGTGTGTAAACTAGCTGAACTTCCACCTTCATGTTTATTCCAATAAGGACATCTATACCCACTAGTTATTTGTATAGGTGAACCGATTTGTTCTCTAAACAATTGTAATTTTTGTACTAAATCATCACTTAGTATTAATTCATTACAATGATTACAAGCAAATTCTTTAGCACTAAAATTAGGAGTTAATTTTAAGTTTTCAACTTCATCAGCGGTGTATTTTTTTACGGTCATTTTTTCATGAATCCAATTTTTTATTCCTTCTGTAATTTCTTTGGTCTTCCTTTTGATTTCTTCTTTAATTCTGTAAAAAAAGGATTATTTTTGTCACCATCCTTAATTGAAAATAATATTACTTTACTTCCATATATTGCTGGTAGTACAGAATCAACCTCAATAACATAAAATTTAAATTCACCACTAAGCTGTGAAACTGATTCTATCGTAACCATACCATTTAATGATATAATTAATTCTCCAGCTTTATTAATATTAGATATTTCTATTACTTGGTCTTTATCATTAACAAAAGTTTGTTTAGAATAAATAATCATATCATTGCTATCAACCATATCAGCTGTTAAATGAATCAGATAGGCTTCATTCATTGTTATTTCTTTAATATCAATTATACTACTTTGCAGTTCTTCTCCATTATAAAAACCAGCAACTTTTAAATCATTATGAACTTGACCAGACTTAAAAGCATCATATAATGTATTAATTCTAAGTACCCCATGTGAAGTGAATACATCAACATCTTCATGTAAAATAAAATATTTGTTTACCATAATTCTAATTTCTCCCTTATTATACTTATATTAATTTGAATTTAGATGATATTTTTGCTCCCATATTAATAAATGCACCATTGTTATTTGTTTTAATTTCAGTTGGTATATCCCAATTTAAAGCATTATAAAATATAGATACAGGCTTAATTATCAATCTTTCTTTCATTTTATTGTAATCAACTATAATTTTATCGGATATATAATTCCAATCTTTTTCTGTATCAGGAATAGAAATAACATATTCTTTATTTAAATTCAACTCATGTTTATCCCAACTCTTAACATATATATACTTAACTTTACCAACAGTAATTTTATTCAAATCAGAAGGGGTATAGTAATCATTCCAAATTTTAGCACCTCTAATATGAACTGGTAAATTTTCATAAGAGTCCATATCATTAACTGAAATAGGTAAAGATATATCCCGTATTGAATATTCTTCTTTTATTTTTCTACATTCTTCTATTACTAATTGATTAACTTCATTATTATCTGCAAATGATAATATTTTTTTCAACACATTTTCTAAAAATGGTTTCAATACTTTAGGTGTACTACTTCTTCTAAGTGATATTCCAGTTGACTTCATTTTTTCATATGGCACACCTTCTTTGAATACCATATTAATAACATAATTTTTCTTTGCTACAAATAATCCAGCATTAGCTAACCATTCATTTTTAATCATTAGAAAATTATTAGTTTTAGTTACTTTATATTTATAGAATACATTTTTAATAATATTATAAATAGATTCATTGACATGTTCTTGACATAACTTACTATAATTAGCTATGTCTGCTAATACTTTAGGATCTCTTTCTGTAGGTAAAATTGAATTATTTATAATACCATCTAGTGTAAATATAATACTGTCAGTATCATTTGTAATAACATAATCTTTATCCATAGTATCAGCTAATTTATTTGCGTATTCATTCATAATATATGTTGATGACCTAATAATTACCTGACCAGCTGTAGTGATACTTTCTGCTAATCTTAAATCATATAATCTAAATCTTTCATTTGCGGTTACGCCATAAACCGAGTTGTTGAGAATCTTTACTGCTCGTTGATTCATATCCAATACTTCAGCTTCATCTTCTTTTTTATCAGCTAAAGCCTGTAGCATTTTCTTTTTATATTTTTCTCTACTAGTCATAATATCGGCAATAACATCAGCTATAATTGCATCAGACTTATTTTGATCTATAACTACACCGTTTGGCATAAATACATAATTATTTTCTTTTAGCCAATCAGAAAATTCATTTAAACCATTAAATGTATCCGGATGATTCAAATCATGATATAATATACTATATGTTGGTTTAAATTCTAAATCTTCACCATAATTTGCTATATCTTTATTTTTATTTAATGTTGATTTATTATTAGTTATTTCTATTATATCTTTACTTGGGTTTAAATACTTAGGTAATATTTCATTGGCTACATAATTTAAATCATTAATATTCAATGACTTAGCAAGAGAATACATCACTATTAATTGTGTAAGTTTAGGGTCAATATCACACACTATAGTTTCATTAGACAATTTAAAAGTCTTGACAATACTAGGATATAGGGATTTGAAATCTAGGTCAGCAATCCATTTAAATAATCCAGTCTGAGGACTTTTAACATAAGCCCCAAGAAATTTAGTTTTATTGATATGTTTTGGTTTAGATGGTAGTATATAGTTCCAATTACCACCATTTCTTCTTCTAACTGCTTCCATAACAAACATATTATCAATAGTTCTGGTTTCAAAAAATATATCCTGATAATCTGTTTTAACAATATTTCTTATAGCTAATGCCAAATCTATAAATTTAACTTTATTCTCCAGTAATACCATAAGTCTAACGTCTTGAATATTATATTTACAGAATGTAATAAAATCATTATTATACATTGATACCAAATCATTTATTTCTTCATTTTCAGATACTATTTTAGTTTCACCTAATTCTTCTGTTGTTATAGCTTTAAGTGAATATGATGGTTTTTGTGTTTCACAATTCTTTTTATACAACGATAACATGTCTATCACATCAATACCCGGAATCAATGTGTCCATATCTAAATCTATTCCGTCATATAGTGCTTTTTTAACTTTACTACTGACTGTCTTAAATGGTGAAATCATTTTTAATCCATCAAAATCAAAATAGTCATATATCTTTCTTACAATATAAGGTATGTCAAATTTACTGTTCCAAGCTGTGATTATATCTGGAACTTCCGTTGATATAAATTGCATAAAACTGCTAAGTAATGTTTTAGGGTCTTTGAATAACTTTAGTTCTACAGTACCATAATCACATGTTGCTTCTTTAATTAATCTTTCAGTTTCAGTAAATGATTTATCCCAGTTTTCTGGTGGTAATATCCAAGAATAAAATTGACTTGTGTATGTATCATATATAGTAATAGCAGTTATTTCTGAAGTGTTATTTTGAAATGAAGGAAATTTACCATCTAATACATGAGTTTCAATGTCAAGTAAATATATTCTAGGCTTGATATCATTAGGAAATTCAACATCAGCAAATGAATCACAAATAAATCTTTGTTCTGGTGATACATCAGCTTCACCTGTAGTTAGTCTACCATTATATAAATCATAAGCGTCTCTAGGATTAATATATATCTTAATAAGTTTTTCATTAGTAGTTAGTAGTCTATATTCTTCACTGTCAGTATTTCCGTATGTTCGATAAGATGGTGAAATATAAATATAGTAATCAAAAGGAATTTCTGTTTTATTTAGTTTGGTTGTCTTACCATCACGATAATACATTATAATATTCTTACTATAATTATTGTATTTAAATTTAGTTGGAAGAAAACTTATTTTTTTCATATTATACCTCGATCAAATTTGATTGTTATACTATTATAACATACTATTTACTATTTGTCAACTAATAAAATAATTACCATTTACTAAGTAAATGGTAATTATTATCAAAATTATTATAACAAAATTTAGTTTTTTATATTATATTTTGTTATAAATTATAATAAATTAAATTATTTTAAATTATCAATTGATTCTATTAATCTATCTAATTCTTCTTTTGTTAAAGTAATACCTTTACTCATTTTGTCATGTTCAGGTGACCATTCTCTGATATCATATTTAGGTTCTGCATTATTCCAACTAACTAAATTTAATTCTTTTGTCCAACCACTTTTATTAGTTGACAGTATAGCTATGTTTTTAACTATTTTAAAATTAATTTCACTCATAATATTTTCCTTTCATATAACTGTCTTTGTGAATTGACTTAAAAAAGTTACATATTCATCCATAATTAACTTCAACGAAGCTATCTGTGTATAGTCTTTATAATCATGACCATCATTCCAAGTTAATATATACCAACCTGGAAATATAAATTTATCATGATATTGTAAATTTTCAGATGTAGCATAATTATATATAATATTATATTCTTCTTCATTATTTATCCAATATGCGGTAGCTGAGATACAACCACTTAGAAGTGATAAATCAGATAATTCTATACTATCTATATTTTTAATTAATTTTTTAGCTTCTAACAATTTCAATTCATTTTCATGTTCCAAACAGTCTAGAAGACTATCAAACTTAGTGCCATCGTTTGCTATAAACACTTCTGTTATTTCAATTTTAGCTGGTATTTCTTTTATAGTTCGTTCTATTTTCATTTTTTAATCCGGTGTTTCTATTTTATATGGAATTTCTTCTGTGTCTTCTGTGTCAGGAATAACTAGTTCTGCTGATACTTTTGTTGATGTTTCTGTGTTATCTTTAGTGTAATACTGCTTAGATTCTTCATATAATTCAACTGTTCTTTGAGAATGTTCTTCTTTTGTTATAATACCTTTCTCAACTAGAATATCAAGTAAAGCCTCTGCTCTCAAAAACCCAGTAAAAGAAGAACTCTCCAAATTCATTAGTCTGTTATCAAAATCTTTCTGTAACTTATTATTGAATCTAGACACACCTTTTGATTTATTTCCCATATTTTCATTTCTCCTTATTTATTTTTAATTTTTTTAATTATGTAATTTTCAATTAAATCATTTTTATTTGTTTTATTTAAAAAAGAAGCTATGTCTTCTAATGAATCAAATACATTTGCTCCATTATTTTTTATCATTTCTTTAACTTGTTTCAATGATTTAATTTGTGTTTCAGAAAAACTACTTTCATTATCTTCATCTAATACACATAAAATAGTTTTTTCTGGTCTTTTATTACTATCATCTACTACTTCTGCAATAGAATATACACCTGTCATTTTTGGGGTAATAACATATAAGCAATAATCACATATATCTCTTTGTTTAATTTCTTCTTTTTGACATTCTGGTGTCCAATCATCAACTATTGGATTGAAATAATCAACTTTTAATAATGGAATTAATTCATCTCTCCAAGCAGAATTATTCCACGTACCACCTAAAAATACTTTAATTTTAGTCATTTAATATTCAAATCCTTTCAACTTATTCAGTTATAGACTGCAATCATCGGCAGGGTGAATAACCACAATTTATACATGTCTGACAACCACTTACCATAATCATAGTTTTACCACACTCAGGGCAAATATTACTATGAATCAATTCAATATCATCTGTTTCCTTAATATCATTCTTCTTATGTTGTATAATTGTATTAGATAATGAGGCAGAGTAATCATTCAAATCAGACAACATCTTAGCTGTAGCATCAGGTATACTCTTAACATAAACTTCTTTACCATCAATAGTATCATATATCCAAAGTTCTGAACCACTAATATTACTAATAGTTTTAATTATATCATTGATATCAACATTTGCTCTTAAAGCCAAACTAATAACTCTACTCATAGCTTCAGTAACTGATTTACTTACACTACCAGACTTCCCAGCAGATATAAATGTTTCAAATATTTTATTGTTGTCATCAAAATTAGCTGTAACATAAATACTACCATAAGGACTATCTGATTTTGTTGTTAGACCTTTCATTATTTTAGGTCTTACTCTTATGCTATTATAAGTATCATCTTTAATATTAGTAGCCATTTTTTCTTCGTTGGTAATAATATTTTGGACTTCTTCTTTTACAGTTTCTTTTTTAAGAGGTTGATTGTCTCTGCTACCATCACGATATATAGTAATACCTTTTATTTTATTATCATAACAATAATCATATATTTTTTTAACATCATCAACAGTAGCATCATTAGAAAGATTCACCGTTTTGGATATACCAGAATCCACCCACTTAGCAAATTCAGCAACACATTCAACATGTTCTCTCACACTTAATTCACTGGCACAAGGTAATACCCCTGCTTGTTTATTTTCTTCATTATACAATTTATGATAAAATTTCATATCTTGTTTAGTATTACTGTCCACTGTAACAGTTCTAATCCATTCATAAGCAAAATTAGGTTCAATGCTAGACGATGTATTAAGTATTAGAGATATAGTTCCTGTTGGTGCAATGCTTAATCTTCTGCTATTTCTAAGTCCGTGAACAAACATATCATATAACCAACTACAATCTCCACACTGATCAATATATAAAGATTTTAAAGCATTTTTAAAAGTGAAAGGAAGATTACTGTCTTTAATCATTTGATTATATATATTATTATATATTTTTATTCTAGTATCAACATCTTCATTAGCATTGATTATCTGTTTAAGATTTAGTGTATCAAGTGGATTTTTAGGTTCTATAAAATTATTAGATGATTTTTTAATGCTGTCATAAAAAATACCTGAATTAAATAATGGTAATGTAATATTTTTAAATTCATCATATGCTTCTTTTATTTTAGCAATAGCAATCGTGCCATATAAAGACATACTCGCTAAATTTCTACCTATTTCTCCACATAAAAATATAAATTCTTCAGAACCATATCTTATATTTAATTTAATAGCTAAATCAGCAAGTCCCATAATTCCTAATCCAATAGGTCTTATTGCTTTAGTACGTTGTTCAATTTCAGGTAAAGGATATCTAGTAGCATCTATTACTAAATCAAGATAATATACTGCTCTTAGAATTTGCTCTTTGAAACTATCAATATCAAAATAACCATCTTTTACAAATTCTGATACATTAATTGATCCTAAATTACAGCTGGTGGAATCAGGTAGCGGTTGTTCCAATTTTGTTATCATAAAGGCTCTTTATCCTTTATTTCTATAAGTTGTTGTTCCTTATAGTTCAGACTATCTTTTCATATATAATTATTAATATATGTCCCAGTCTCGTGGATGCGTTATATTCTCTTATAGAGTTTCAGCATCTAGTCGTTGCCCCTGACTAATATTTTAATATTAGCCTTCGGTTCGGATTAGCGTTTCAGCCTTCCCGCTTTATACTGGAATGTTTTACTTGCGGCTAGTTGCTACCAGAGGAACCACAAGGATTTGTACTTGAAATTTTATATTTATTTGTTTCATCTTTAATGAGACTATCTTCATTTGCTATATCAACAAAAAATATACCAGGATCACCACGTTTATGAGCAGATGTACATATATTATCCCACAGTTCTTTTGCTTTAATAGTTTTAATAATCTTATTATCTTTAGGTGATATAAGACAATAATCTAAATCATCTTTAACAGCTTGCATAAATAAATCATCTATAGCAACAGAAATATTAAAATAATTCAAATTACCATCTTCAGTTTTGCATGTGATAAATTCTTCAATATCTGGGTGATTACTATATAACATACCCATTAATGCGGCACGTCTTCTACCTCCTTGTACAACTACTGAACCCATAGTATTCCAAACTTGCATAAATGATATTGGTCCAGAACTCTTACCTGCAATTCCATCTTTTATTAATGCATTTTTTTCCCTTAGTTTACCAAAATTAGCTCCAACTCCACCGCCAAATTTACTGATTATTGCCGCATTTTTAGCACTATCGAAAATACCTTCCAAAGAATCTTCAACAGGTAATGTAAAACAAGCAAACATCATTTGATTTTCTGTAATACTATTAAATACTTTATCATACGTATCAAGTGTTCTATTATCTACATTATATATATCCTGTGTTCTTTGTCCATTACCCGCTGAAAATAATGCCGGTGAATTAAATAAAAATCTATGTGATACCATATCATTATAGATGGAATCTTCTAGATTAATTATTTTGTTTAAAGTACTTTTCGTTATTTTGTCATTCTCTTTATAGTAATTATATTCAGCTGAAGCAACTACTTTAGCTACTCGTCTACAAAGATGTTTAAAATCTGATTCTTTAAAATTATCTTTTTTGAATTCCATAAAATATCTAAGATTTAATATATCTTTTGTATTTTCTTCGATTGGAATTTCATTTAGTGATGGTATTGTTTTAAATTCATATGTTACTGCTGGATTATTCAAAACTTAATCTGCTCCTTTATTATTTGTTATTATATATTATATCACACATACTAATAGTTGTCAATCATTAGTATTTAATTTTATTCCATTCTTTAATACAATAATTTAAAGCTTTATCAAAATCAATATCATCATATGTAACTTGATTATCACAAGCATGATGACAATATATTTTTGCGTGCCAAATTTTTTCGCCATTTTTCCAAATATTTTCCACAATAATCGTTGGAAATTCTGAACATCTTTTACAAACACTAACATTTTCAATCAAATAAATCACTCTCTCTTTTTTATGTACTCTTTAACTTTTATAATATCAAAACAATAAGCAAATTAATAACAGATTAAAATATGGTTTCTACATTATTAATTAGAAACGGATGTGTACTAATAGTGAATCTTAACAAATTTAATTTTATAACGAAACTTGAAAATAATTATGATTCAAATCCTTACTACTGCTCTCATTGTGGTAAACCTCTAACATTCAAAAAATTTTATAAGCAATTTGAGTTTGAAAAGAAATTCTGCTGTAAGAAATGTGCTAGTCAATATCCAGAAGTTAATTGCAATAAATTTTCATCTGAAACAGAAAAAACAATTTATGCTTTTTTATTATTAACTTTACCACAATACAATATTAAACATAATATTACTGATATATTTCCACCATATGAAATTGATATATGTATAGAAACAAACAACTTTCCCATTTTCCTAGAATTTAATGGTAGCCTGCATTTTCCACGCAAGAATGGATATTTAACCAAATCAACAGTTAAACATCAAATAAATGATAAAATTAAAAAAATAGAAATATGTAAAAACAGACAACAAAAAATGATACGTTTATGGAGTTCTTCTGGTTTATATTCTAAACCTGAAATTTTTGAAGAATGTTTAAATTTAGTATTAGATAGTATTAACTATCTAATTAAAGCTAACAATGATTATGGGCAATGCATAGATGTAGTATTTACCGGTAAAGATATTTATCGATATAAAGAAAAATTCAAAGATGATATAATAGAAGAAGATTTAGACTAAACAAGTGGTAGACGATTGTCTACCACTTTAAATTAATATATAAATTATATTATATTAATCTATCCCATGTGCTTCTTCAACTTTATCTATTATATCATATACTTCTTCTTTTGTCAAGTCTAATATAATCTCAGTACCATCGTTTTCATCTTTAAATTCATAAAAAACTAAAGTTATATTCTCATTATCTTTAAAGATGTCGTATTTATAGTAATTTTCATTTACTATAATAACTTCTGAACTTATTGAATCAAAACTTTTAATCAAAGAGGCATAAGTCAAACTAGCTATAAAATGTTGATTTGAACTAATATAAAATGATTTATTATTTATTCTGACAACATCTAATTCATTATTATATCTTTCTACTTTTATATCAGTAATATAAATATTATTGTTAGCATATATAATAGATTTAAAAGAAAACATTAATATTAATACTAGTATAGATAAAATAATTAGTTTTTTCATTCCTTTAACCTTCTTTTTAACGATATTTTTTATTATTGTCTTCTTTAAATTTACGTAGTTTATTTTTATTTTTAGATATATCTTGCATAACTTTGCCTAGTACAGCATTGGTTATTTCAATATCATCATCATAACCAAAATCGTCTTCATCATAAATATAATCGTAATTGTTCTGTTGCAATTTGTTTATTACTGCTCCTTTCATATAAGTTTAACTAAAACTCTAAAATGATAACATTGTATATTATATCCGCCAGCTGATATAGTTTCGACTTTAACTTTATTCTTATCACCAACCACTATACCATTTATTTCACCGTTTTTACCTATTTTTAAATCTGTTGCATCGATTATATTTCCAGCCAACTCCATAACTCTTGCATAAAACATGTCTTTTTTATATTTTCGTTCAGATATTAATTCTCTTTCAAGTATATCTTCCCAATCACTTTTTCCACTATTAGCTACAACAAAATTAGAAAATAATATAGCTATATGAAACTTTATTGTTTTGTAATCTAATTCTGCTTCTTTAAGCATGGTTTCTATTTTCTTTTCTTCTTCACGACTACGTATTATTTTATGTATTTCAATGTTATTATCTTTGTATAATTTTGCAATAGCATCTTTTGTTCTATTTATAAAATCTATATATGAATTTCTATTTTCATTATAATATATTCTAGTTTTATTTACCCAATCATCAAGAAATTTTTCAATAACTGGAACAACCGGAACTGAATTCTTTTTATCATCAACAGACTTTTTTGCCATCCAATTAAGAAGTATTTTTTTATTTTCATTCATTTTGTCAGTTGCTGATTTGATATCCTGTAATATACTTTCTTGTTCAACTTCAAAAGCTCTGGCTTTTCTATCTTCAGGCCACAATGCAGTAACCTTATCAAAATCAAGATTATCATATTTCTTTTGTAGTCTTTCAACATTTTTAATAGATTTTTGGTATTTTTCTTTAGCTTTTTCTATTTTTTCATCTAGAGTTGACATACAATCACCTCTTCCATAAGATGAATATATTATATCACAAGTTATTAATATTGTCAATTATTAAGTTTTATTGTTCCAATGGCTAATTTAGTTACTTCTAATCCATTATGTAATTTTCTTCTATAATGTAAACCATCTTCTAATATAACCGCTTCTTTAATTATTCCATTATCCAACAATATTTTTGGGTCAATTATATATTTTTTACCACCATATTTAAGTAAATTATTTTCTACTGCACCACTACATTCAGTCCAAACTTTACTAAAATCATCTGTTACTAATTTTCTCCAAGCGTCTTTCGCCATATTATATGTTAATAATCTATTTATACCAGAGGCTACTCTTTTTATTCCATATAATTGTTTATATATACCAATCGAATAACATAATTCAGGTTTCAATTCAGCAATATTAGTTAATTCACCAGAATATATTATTTTCCAAAATAAACTTCTCGCAAACATTTCTTCAATATTATTAAATGATTTAAGTTCAATACCACTTTCATTATATATTTTATTTATTAATTTCCATATATCATCACCTAATATTCTCATATCAGATTGTTTTGTTATATAAACATGTGATGATAATATATTATTATATATAATATTATCAATATCACTTGGTTTTATTTTATTATCTATAATAATCACCTTATTTAATTATATTTCTAATTATGTCTTTCACTTCATCTGTTAATTCCATTTTATGTGTACCTTCAACTATATTTATATATTTACCATTTCCAATTACAGTTTTTGTAATACTATCGTGATTTATAATTTCATCATTATTACTTATAATAATTTCAAATTTTGAACTATCAGGTAAATATATATATTTATTAAATATTTCTATATATTTTTTACATATCACTTGGCTGGTATTATATTTTGTGAAAAGATTTATAAACGGCATTAGAGATGGATTAATAAGTATAGTTTTAACATCATACATTGCACATAGACAATAAGCAAAAAAACCACCTATACTTGACCCTACAACTAGATTTATAGGTTTTTCTAATTCTCTATATAATATTATATAGTTCTGTAAACTATTTAATATATTATAAGGATTTTCTCCACTATAATTAAATGTAGGAGATATTATTTCTCTGTTCGGATATTCGGTTTTTAAAAAATTATAATTTCTATTATTACCATTACTGTTAAAACCATGAATATTCAATATCATCAAACAACACCTCTTTCTAAATATATTATATCATAATTTAAATTATTTGTCAATATATTTAATTTTCATTATTTTCTATTCTAAATTCAGGGTTAAAAACAGTATAATCTAAATCATTTATTAAATCTTTTAATTCATTATAACCTTTAACTGTATATAGATTATCATTATCATTTAAAATATGATTAAAATATTTATAAAATAATAATAATTCTTGTAATATTTCACCTTTACTATACTTTTCAAAATCAATAAAAAATCTGACAACACACATTATATCTATACTACCAATACTATCAACCAATTCAACTATATATTTAGCTACACCAACATTCTTTTCTAAATCCCATTCTGGTAAGTAATATAAATTTAAAAAATTCTTAAACATTATCATCAATTGATGTTTAAAAGCTGAATTAACATCAGCAAAGTAATCTAAAATCTCTTTTTCAGCTTTTTTTGTTAGTTCTAAATGTTTATTATATACATTTTTATAATTTTTAGGATATGGATAAGTAAATTTACTCATTATCTCAGCCTCGTCTTCCTTATATCTTCCATTCAACATTCCTTTATAGTCTATATCGACTTTTATTTTATTCTGTTCTAGTTTAGTTTCAACTAGATAATCAAATATTTCTTTAGTATCATATTGTTTATTCTCTACTGGACTATTAATTAGATATGTTGCTATTCCTTCATCATGATAACCATATCTACCTGCTCTACCACTTAATTGCAAAAACTCAGATTTTTCAACTATTTTACCAGTAGGTTTAACTAATTGAGCCATGACAACACATTTAGCTGGTAGATTGACACCTAAAGCTAACGCATCAGTACCAACGATAACATCTAGATAATTATTTCTATATAAGTATTCTATCATCATTTTTTCTTTTGGTAGTAATTTACCGTGATATCTAGATATTCCGTAATCCCATTCAGATAAATACTCAACATTATATTTTAATGCTAATTCTTGTATTTCTTTAATTTTAAATTTAGATATTTTACTTCTATATTTAATAAGTTCAGAAACCAAAATACCAATAGCCCTTCTAGAAAAACAGAAGACTATGGCATCTTTAATTTTATCTATTTTAATTCCTTTATTGTTATACTTTAAATTAACTAGTCTCTCGTTTGATTCAGCAACTATTATTTTTCTGTTTGTTATCTCTCCAAGAAATTTGGCTAATCTTGTAGGGTCATGACAGGTAGCAGATAAAAACAATAGTTTAGATTTTGGATTAGTTTTCGATATACTATCCATATAACATCTTGCTCTATCTGAATTATGAAATATATAATGTATCTCATCTATTACTACATCTGCTATTTCATTATAATAGCCTTGTGCGTATATTTCTTGCGTTAAACATAATATAGGAGCATGTATATTATATTTTACATCACCAGTAACTAGTCCAACGTTGAACCCTTGTTGATTTAACTCACAAAACTTTTCATTCGATAAAGCCTTTATTGGAGCGGTAAAAATAACTTTACGATACGTTAAATTTTCTATATTGGCCCAATTATATGCGAGAATCGTTTTTCCTGCTCCAGTGGATAAACATACTAGAGCGTTTTTATTTTGTATTTTTTTGATGATTTTCTCTTGAAATTTGAGTGGTTTTAGTTCATTTCCGAGTATATTTTGCATATTTTTTATATGTTTTATTCTTTATCATATGATAAATCTAAATCAGAATCCCCGAATACATCTTTTTCTAAATCTCTGAATTCTTTTTTAGTTTGATGACCTCTACTAAAAATTTCTTTCTCGTCAGCTGGAACATATCTATCATAATCAATTCCTCGCCCAGAATCAAAATCATATAAACTAGTCAATAAATACACGTCTAATTGTAATTTATCAATTGGGTCAAGTATAGCATCTGTTAATTTTTCTTTAAATAAATCTAAATAATTATTATTTTTTTCATTTTTATAATTCAAATAATTATCAAATTCAGGGTGTATATATAATTTTGATATATCAGCTAATAATACTCTGTGATCAGCATCACTATTTAAAACATCTCTATGATGATATTTATGAATTATATCATATGAATATTCACTAGATATTTGGTAATCATCAATCACTAAATTCATATAAATTTTTATTAAAGCTTTATTTAAATCTGTAACTCCGCTACTAACTAAATAAACAGTATATAAATAATAATTCTGTGTATCTTCAATAGCAAAATCATCTCTTGTCAAATCTATGTAATCTATATAATCTTTTTGTTCTACTAATATTAAATCATTATTATTAGTATCTTCGCTTCTAGTTATAATAATATCATATCTTTCAGTATCAAATCTATCATCTGTTGAAATATTTTCTAAATCTTTAATAAAATTTTGTATTACAGTCTTATTCTTTATTTTTTTTTCTTTTTTTAATTGTCTAGCTATCTCATCAAATGATATAAACTCAATGGTAGGGAATAAATTATAATTTAGTTTGTAATAATGATATATGCGATTTTTTTCTTCATCACTTAATATTCTAACTGGGAATTCTAAATTTAAATAATTTTCATTCTTGATTTTTGATGCATCAATAAATGGCATATATATTTTATTTTTAAATAATACTTCATGAACAATACCATTATATTCTTCTATTAATCTATTGACACGAGATATATATTTAGTTTTTATAGCATCTTTGATTATCATTTTATCTTGTTTAAATAAAGTATTCCATTTAATTGACTTATATACAGCTTCTTCTATAGATAGAGATTTTCCTGCAAATACAGAAGCTTTACCATCATAATATAAATTAGGATTAGCATAAAATTTACCTTTTAAATCTTTTTGTTGTTCTTTTACCCAATTATCAACTATAACAATAAATTTATCTGCTAATACTGAATCAATCAATGCATCATCTTTATATACTCTGGCTTCTGGTGATAAATATATTTGATTTCCTTGTCTATTAACATAGGGTTTAATCAATACTCTAGCGTAAGGCTTATCAATTTCTCTATCATTCTTATCAATTAAATAAGCAATTAATGAACCTTCTATTAAATCGTTCTTAACATAATAACGATAAGAACCACCTTCATTAGTGTTTCTAATTCTTTCATCATAATTTTCATTTTCATTTTTTAATTCCATACAACTATGCCATCTTCTATCAGTACTCATACCAGCAATATCATATGGGTCTCTGGATATAACAATTTGACAATCTATATCTTTATTAATAACAGGTCTAGAATTAAAGTCTTTTAATACATCATCTATCATTTCTAAGTGATAATCTATATAATGACTTGAAACTCTATCTTTTTCTTTTGTTTTTTTTATATTATCACTATTTTGTATTTTATTTATATTATTTTTTAATTCATTTAATATTTTACCAATATTATATTCTCTGTTATTTAATTTAAATTTACCATCTAAATATTCATTTAATTGTAAACTAAACTCTTTTGGTAAAGGTTTGTTTAGATATGAAAAAAATATATCTATACATGCTTCAACATCAGAAATCTGTTGATAAAATGTAAATTCAAATTTTTTAACTAAAGAATTTTTAGTTATAACAAATTTATCATTCAAATATATTCTATTATTACCAGCGCCAAAAATATGATCATATCTAGATTTAAGTACATCACCATTTTTTTCTAATATTTTATCTACTAATTGTTTTTGTTTAACTGTTAATGCTGATAATAATATATTATTTATATTATTTAATATATTCATATACTAATAACCTTCTTTTATTTTAATAATTATTTTTACACATAGTTACTATATTATTTATTAGAATTTTATCATCTTTTAATTCTTCTTTAATATACATTTCACTAACATATACATTAACATATTCTGGGTTAATATATACATCACCAGTATCTAACATTTTAACCAATCTCTTAGAATATATACCTAAATCTACATCAATTCTAGATATATATTCTTTTATTGGTTTATTTATTTCAGTTATATAAATAGAATAAACATCATTTATTGAATTATCTTCAACATAACTAGCTCTTTTTATAATTTTATCTATTAATTTATTTGTTACATTAACCATGGCTGAATTACTATTATATTTTGGGTATTTTGTATTATTTAATATATATATATCATATAATATAGGATTATATTCAGATAAAATTTTATTTTTAAATACTGTTTTACCGTTTCTAAAACCAAATATCTCATCAAAATCAATATATTTAATTAAATCTCCATGTGTTTTAATTCTAGTTTCACTATCTGGATATAATTGATCAGGTAATTTAAACACACCTTCTATATCATTTTGAACTTCATTCAAAAATTCATCTACTACACTTTTAAAATTTTTGTAAGTTTGAGACATTAATGTATTATCACTATATACTTTATCTTCACTAAATAAATATACTGACTTATTTTCAATGTTATAATGAGGTTTGATAGCAATCCTAGCATAAGGTTTATCTATGTTCTTATCAGTTGGTTCAATTAAATATGCAACTAAAGTTCCCAATTTGATATCATGTTGTAAATGATAAGTACACTGACCACCCTCATCATGCGGGTCATTATCATTAGGAAGTCTCATACAACTTCTCCATCTTCTATCTGTTGACATACCCACTATATCATATGGGTCTCTGGATATAACTATCGATAAATTAACACCTTTACTATCAGTTAGCATGCTTTTAGGAGGAAGATTTAATGCGTAAGCATCTAATAAATCTTTTTTAAAATTAAGCTTGAAAATTTTTACACGTTCTAGAATATCTTCATATTGTTCTTCTGTGATATTTTTTAATTTTTTAGTAATTAATAATTGTAGTAACTTAGTTAATCTATACTCTCTATTATTTTTATCATATATTCTATTACAAGCAAAATCATAATAATTATCTTTAAAATAATAAAAATCATCACAGTAATGTAATATATTAACAATAGCACTATATGCAGGTCCTAAATCTTTAGCCCCTAAATAAGCTATTAAATCAATTCTAATAGTATCATCTAGATATAATCTATTATTACCAACACCAAAAATATGGTCATATCTTTTATCATATTCTTCTTTCATGTTTTCATACAATTCTTTATAAGGGGCATATTGTTGTTCAGTTAATTTAGCTAGTAATGCATTAATGTCATTTATTATATTCACTTATATCAACCTCGTTTGTTTATTCATATTTAAATTTTAAACAGTTTCTAATATTCATATCTGTTGAAATATATATATATCCTATTTGTGATATATTTTTATATTCACCATTTTTATTTTTATCTGCTCCAATTAATTCCCAATCATGTTTTTTAGTTCCAATTCTATTATATATATCACTATCAATACAATCATCTTCATAATTATATATATTAGTTATAAATTTACCCCAATGATTAGATTTTCTTATATAAATAATAAAACCATTAAATATACCAACATAATATTCAGAAGATTGTCTTCTATTATATGTAGGTGATTTATGAATTTTTATTTTTTGAATACTATTAAAATCACTAAAAGACATTGTGTTAAAAGTAAGATTCGGTTTTTGATGTATATTCAAAACAAAATCATTTGTTTTATATTCTTTTAATATCCATCTGTTTATACGTTCAATACACTTGATTATATCATTTTCTAATATAACTTCTGGTATATTTTTTTTATATATTAATTTTAATTCATTTTGTATTTCAACTGGAAGTTCATCATATAAGGCATATTTTGTTATTGTTGTTATATTACCTCTTTTACTCTTTTTACTTGATTCATAAAATTTTATATCATCTAAGATTGGTAATCTAAAATTTTTATTTAAATTTAAACTGCTGTTTGCAATTATAGTTTTAATTAATAATACATTAATATTATTTAATATATCCAACTATAACACCTACTTTAAATATTATTATAAGTTTCAATAACTTTATATGATTTAGGATGTAAAAAGCATGTTTCGTATCTTATATCACTATGCATAGAACCATAATCATTTAAATCACAAATTCCAGAATAACCTAAAATATCCATTAATATTTTAGTTGCTACTATTCCAGAGCTACTTTGTTTTTTTATATCAAAAGCTATTTGTAAATTGACAAGTAAATCTACACCATAATAAATATAGAAAAAATTATTTGTATTATATTCAGTATTATTATTAACAAATACAGGCAAATCTTTCATTTCAAAATAATTATTAAATTTTTTAATATAAGTGTCTTTAAGCATATTTTTATAAATGGTTGTACTACTAGGTATCAATTCCATTATATGATTATAATAATCTTTCAATTTTTTTAAATCTTCACTATTATTATAATCTGAATCTATATACAAAAATTTATATCCAGAAACGTCAATTTGCTCCAATACAGTTGCATATTTTTTATTAAATCCAAATTCTATTTTATTACCAACTCTAGTTAATACTTCTGTTACATATTTTAAAGGATAAGCATATATACCATAAGCACTAATATGCCCCCATCTAGATTTAGGATTTATACCTATTTTTAATTCATTACTAAAATGTACAAAATATTTAGGTTTATTAAAATATAAAGAATTAGGATTATCTTTATCTAAATAACGATACAAGATTGTATACAAAGGCTCTTTTTTATTAACATCACTATGACTTCTAGCTTCTGTTATAATATTATCTATATTTTTTAATATATTCATTTTATATATCTCCTAACTATAAATTAACTATATCATCAATTGATAAAGGTCTACTTAATCTAGCAGTCAATAATGTTTCTATAGCTATATCAGTATTATATAGAAAATCAACAGGTCCTTTATAATCATAATTTTTTATAATAAATGCTTTAACATTAAATGTTATATCATAATTAAAATTATATGTAGATATAGTGTCTTTTTTACTATATACTTTATAAAATGTAATTATATTAGTTAAATTCACAAAAGCATCTAGGTCTAATTTATAAATAAATTTATTTATTTTATCTCCAGATTTGACAACATAAATACTATACATTTTTTCAATTTTATTAGAATTATATTGATTAGTAAATGTTATATCACCATAGTTTGGTATACGCCATCTATTATCAATTCTATATAAATCTCCATATATACTATCATAATTTTTATTTTTACTATTATCAACTATATAAAAATCATATGAATTTATATTTTTAATATCAAATTCATGGTCTTCTATCCATTTAATTTTATCTTTCATTCTATTTAATAATAAATTTAAATATTTTTCATCAATATATTTATTATTTGATAATGATTTATAATGTATAATATCTGGTAAATTTAATATAGATATTATCTTACCTGATTCATTAATAACAGTTTTATTTTGATAATTATCCGCTGTTAAAGATTCAATTGCAATTTTAGTAATAATATTTGGGTTTTCAATATCTAGATGATCTATTATTAAATTATATATATTTGCTAAACTATTAAAATTTTCTATATATTCAGTATTATTTTTTGATCGAGATGTAACTATTGCTTTTTTTATTATATCTATTCCTGTATTATTATCAATATTCAAAATTTTATTAAAATCAATAATATTACGTATTAATATTGATTTTTTATTTTCATTTGTTTTAATCTTAAAATTTTCTTTACTATCATTATATAAATCAGGCATACTTTCAAATATACCTTCTTTATCATCTTGTATTTTATCTAAAAAATTATTAACAATATTTTTAAATTCTTCATATATATTATCATCTAAACTAGCATCATTGTACACTCTATTTTCTGCATATAGTACTATTGACTTATCTTTAATATTTTGATATGGCTTAATAGCAATCCTAGCATATGGGTGTTCAATATTTTTATCTGTTGGTTCAATTAAATATGCTACAAGAGTTCCTAATTCAATATCATTTATCAAATGTTGGTGATAAGCACCACCTGGATATATAGAAGGATCATCATCTGGCAATCTCATACAACTGGTCCATCTTCTATCAGTACTCATTCCTGCTATGTCATATGGATTTCTTGATATAACTACAATTAATTTTATTTTACCATCATCATTTAATATACTTTTAGGTGGTAAACTAGATATATAATATGATATAATTTCTTTAACATCATATGCGTTTAATATATAATCATATTCTTCTTTTGTTACATTTTTAAGTTTTTGTTCTGTTAATAATTGTAAAAATTTAGTTAATTTATATTCTCTACCATCTTTACTATATATTCTATTATATAATATATCTAAATATAAATTTTCAAAATAATACTCAGTTAAATTATTAGTTAAAAAAGTAATAAATTTAGCAAAATCTACTGAAAACAAATCTACTGAATAATCAACAGCTTTTATTTCCACATTATCATTTAAATACAATCTATTATTACCAATACCAAAAATATGATCATATCTTTTATCATATTCTTCTTTCATACTTTCATATAATTCTTTATAAGGGGCATATTGTTTTTCAGTTAATTTAGCTAGTAATGCATTAATATTATTTAATATGATATTATTTAATACGATATTATTTCGTTTGTTATTTCGCATGTAAAAATTTGTTCTTGCGGCTCCACTAGGTTTATATTGTGTCCCATATTTTTTATCTATTTCATCAATATATAATTCAATATGATCATTAAGATCATTTAATTGTTTATATAGTCTATTAAATTCAAGCGTGTTGTTTATTTGATTTTTATCTATTCTATATCTATGAATAAATTCATAGTTATCTAATATATTATCAGGTATATCAGATATCTTAGGAAGTCCAGATTTAAATAATATATCATTTGCTCTTATTAAAGCATTAAGATAATTATTTCCGTGTCCTTTTATTATTGAATACATATTAATATGAAATTTATGTCTAACTTTACATAAAAAAGACAAAGCTTCGTGTTGTTCAGTAGTTAGTGTATTTACTAAAAAATTTTGTTCCATTTTATTTTTGATATATTGTTTTTTTAATTCTACCACTTCCGGGGCTAATCTGGAAATGATTACATTTATATTTTCTATTATATTATTCATATTTAAATTATACAAATAAATCACCCTTATAAACTCGCAAAATAAATTCACATAATTAATTTCATTTTTAATATAAAAAATAAGTGAAGCTATAAAAACTTCACTTATAAATAAATTATTATAATGTTTATAATATAAAATTAATCTGTTATATCTTCACTCGGTATTTTCCAACTATATTTGTTATTGTAATTTATAATATTTATCAATTGATAGGTGCCATTTTCATATATAATACCAACACCTTGAACCCATGAACTTAATCCAATATTATAAGATAATCTTAATTTAGAGCTAGTTCCAACAGATACAGCACCTTTAAGAATTTTTGGTTGATGAGTATGTGCTGACATAGATTTCTTATAAGCTTTTCTATATGTAGTTAGACTACCCTTAGCTCCGTTTGCACCTCTATGACCATGCTGACTTATTTCAACTCCATGAAAATTAAAATCTTCATTAGGTTCTAACCATTTTGTTTTATCTTTATTTTTAAAACTAGTTTGGTTTTCAATCATATAACGTAAAGGTAAAATTTCTCCATCAATCATAGATTTAACAATATCTAATGAATATCTAAGATTTACTTTATCAAAAGCATATCTACCTTCTTCTAGATAATTATCTAAATGTGAATGATGATTAGAATCAACTATTATCATTTGCCCATCAATAGCATCAGCAAAATAATCCAATAAATTAGCAACCATTTCAGATTCAGATTCTAATGAGATATTATTGGATGCCGCTTTTCTAGCTAGTGTTACTGTTTTGTTTTTATCGTGATGAGTTATAGATATTGCTGAAAACACATCATGTAAAACTAAATTATTAATACCTATAACATCAATCATATCATGTTCAATAGACAAAACTTCTTCATCGTGTTCACCAAAATGACTATCTCCTACTACCATAACACTATTTTTAGCTTTACTAATAGAACCATCTGGTTTATATATAATTCCTAAATCAATAATTTCCCCATCACTGCCCATTTGTACTTGTCTAAAATGAAACACTTTATCATTTTCAATCTCAACTATAATTCCGCCTAATACATGTTCATACTCAGCAATTTTGTTTAATCTCTGAGACATATATAAATCATTAGAATAATCGTTCTCAGTTATTGCACCTGTGGTCATTATAGCATTAGGAATACAATTATTACTATTAGCTACAAAATCTAAATCCTGTTTAGGACTAGCAATAATAACATTACCATCTTGTGTTAATTGAGGTAGACCAGTTTGTGGGTTTATTTGTTTAGCTGATACTTTAATATCAGAAATATATATACTATCGTTTAAATAAGTATCTTTATATATTATATAAAAATCATCTTGTTTTAATTCAGGTGATAGTTGCCAACTAAAGGCTGATTTTCTATTAATAACATCTTCACACGGTAAAACAAGACATATAGAATCAGTTTCATTCATATATGTTTTTATCGAATTTAACAGATTTTTATTTACCTTTTTACCTGATACTGCTGTTGTTATAAAATATTTTCTTTTACTATTAATAGCTTCTAGTGTATTTTTTCGATATTCATCATTAAAAGTTTCTTCGTTAAGAATATATTTATCCATATCATCATATTTTCTAGCACAAGCTATATATAACTCTGTTTCAGTGTTAAAATATTTATCTGCTCTAAATGATAATATATTATTTAATACTGAAAATTTAGGTATATAATTATGTTTTTTAATATATTTATATAGAGAATCAATACATTCTTCTATTTTTAATTCGTCTTTAATTTTAGAATCTAAATAAGATTGTTCGTTTTTCTCTTGTTCAATTCTAATTCTATCTAATTTAGTTATTTCACCATCAGCTGAAAACAATGAGTCCAAAAAAGTACTTGGTTTAGCTTGATTGTCTATAAATAATTCCCACCTATTTTTATCTATTGAATTAATAGTATTTGGATAATCTTTTAATATTGTAGTATGTTTCCTATATTCTTCTCGACAAAAATCACGTCTAGGATAATTATTATTTTTTCTCCAATTTTGAAATATATTAATAAATTCTTCAAATGTCATATCTAAAATTAATTCACCTTTCTTAATCAATATATTTAGCTACACTTATTTTATCTTTTTTAGTAACTAATATACGTTTTATACTAGTTGTTTCTGGTATATTTTCTAATGGTATGGGAATGTGACTAACTAAATATAAATCTATACCATGACGTTGTTGCACATCTAATAATGTTTCTATCACATTATTAATACCAATAGGGTCTAGCGAATCTAAAAGTTCATCCATAATTAAAAATTTAGGCATATTAGGATTAATATAACTATTGAACTCATATAGACTTAACATCATTGATATATCTATTCTTTTTCTTTCCCCACTACTCATTTGCCAGTAATTAGTTTCATATCCATTGTAATATATATTAATGTCAATATCACCATCATCACTGATAGTAATCTTAGCTAATATTTCATTGTTGTATAATTTAGATATATAATATTCAAATATATCACTTAATATGGCTATATATTTTCTTATGATGGCACTTCTTAACAATGACTTAGGTGAAAATATGTTATACCAATAATCTACTGATTCAGACCATTCTTCTCTAATTTTAATAGCATTATTTAACCCTATTAATTTTAATTCATATTTACTTTTGTCTACACTATCTTCTTTCTTATTATCAACATTTAATATATCCTTTTTGATTTTAGATATATCATTATTAATATTTCTAATATTTTGTTCTCTAAGTCTCAACTCAGTATTTATTTTATTAATAATATTCTGATAATTATCAATACTATTTTTAACTTCTTTAATCTGTTTGTTCAATTCGTTAGTTTCTTCTTGATTAGTTTTAATAATCAATTGAAATTCATTTTGTTCACTGATATATGCTTTACTAATAGTATCAACATATTCACCTGTTACCATTTGTTGACAGGTAGGACATTTAACACCACTTAACTTAGTAAATCTAGAAATTTCTTTTTCTATTTTATCTAAATTATTTCTAGCTATTAATATTAACTCATGTTTATCATTATAATCTTTCGTTAATGAATCCAATTCATTCTTTTTATTATCAATTAAATCTTTATACTCACTAATATCAGTAACTTCTTCATTTTCAGCTTCTTTTAATTTTTCATTTAAATCATCTAACTTTTTATTTAAATAATCAACATATTCATCTTTATTATCTTCAACAATGGAAATTATTTCTTCTGTATTTTTTTTACTCATATAAAGCTTTTCTAACATTCTTTCATTAGATGTTTTAAAATTTTTAGCTTTTTCGTAGTAGTTATCTATTAGAGTAAGGTCGACCATATTTTTAAAAAAATCTAATCTCTGTCCATAATTCATGGCTAACAAATTAATATTATCATGATAATAGACTACTACTTGCGAAAATACTTCAGGAGTAAGATTAATAAACATTTTAATATCTTTGTCAGATAAACTTTTAGTTCTTTTTGTTTTTAATTCTCCATCTATATTTACATCAACACTACTGGAACCTTTGATTGATTTATTACGTTCTATATTAAGTTTTGATTGACCATTAACTTCATCATTAATTAAATATGTAATGATATTTGACATCTTACTACTACCATTACGTATCATTTCATTTAATTTAACCTTCTGTTTATTTCCTCTTAATCCTCTACCAAATATATTATACATGACAGATTCACCAATCAACGTACTTTTTCCACTACCATTACTGGAAGATTCGTTCTCAACATCGCTATCATAATTAATACCATCAATAATATATATAGTGGGTTTTTCATTTATATCATTTGTTAATTCTATAGTATCACTTTTAAATGACATAAAATTATTTAATTCTATTTTAGATAATCTCATTCTATTTTCCCTTATCTTTATTTATCAGAACATCTTTTCTGAGTTTGCAATAGTCAACCCAATCTTTTAATGTTATGATTAATCCAAAACCTTCATATGTTTTTTTATTAACTATCATAATAGATAGTGATACTAACATTATAGCTATTCTTAATCGTATATTATCTAACATAATTTCATACCCCTTTAATCATGATAATTAAATATTTTAAGTATATCTACAGCATTTTGTTTGTTAATCGGTTCTTTAAATTGCAAAGCATAATCTACTAATTTTTCTTTTGTGATTAAATTGTTGTTAATCATCGATTCAAATTCTTTAAATGCATCCGATGATATATTAGATGATTTTAATCCGGAATCATCAATCATAGACTTTTGAAAATTAACTGATTTAAAGAAATGTTTTAATTTTGATATATCTCTAGTCTCTTGACTATTACTATATATGTACTGTATTTTAGTTTTACTTAATTTTTCTTCAGAACTTTCGGTGCAATAATCAGAAAAAATATCAAAATTTCTAAATACTTTATAAATGTAAGTGTGTGGATTGTCAATATATCTCATTGACATATCATCAAAATCCATCATATAAATACCTTTATTTTCCCCAGTATTTCTAAAGTCAACATTTCTACAACTACCAATATATTTAACTAATTTATCTCTAACTTTAATCTCTTGTGGGTCGTGAATATGACCTAACAATACTAAATCATATTTATATTTGTCAATCAATTCTTCTGGTGTTGGAATATTTTCTGATACATCACAACCATCTTTAACTATCATATTGTAACCGTGCTTTGTATCAAAATGACCCATAGCTATTCTAGTTGTACCAATCGCAAACTTATTTTTTATACTATCTAAACTTTCAATTATATTAGTTGAATATGGAATAAAAGCAATTTCAATATTTGTATTATCTAAATGAACTACGGCTGGTTTGTCAAATACCATAACATTAGGATAATAACTGAACATTGATAATAACGAACTTCTTATATTTAATGTAGAATCACCTATTTTAATATTATTAGCTTTATTATCAACATCATCATGATTACCTAAAATAAATATTAAACTAGTTTCAAGCGACATGTCATATATTATTTTAGATATAATAGAAATAACAGGAGTAGTAATACTATAAGGTGAATCAAATATATCACCAAAAAATATAGTATAATCTGGCTTTTCTATTTCTATTGTATTTTTAATTAAACTAAAAGTATTAAAAATCTCTTGAAATGTATCACTATTTGAAATTGAACTTTTACTGTTTGGTATATGTAAATCTCCAACTAATAAAGATTTTGACATTAATTATCCACCTTTAGATCGTAAACTTAGCAAACCAATATTTATTCTTTTCTCTAACTGCATAAACACTAAAGATGATTTACTATTTTTATTTAATATTTTTTGATACTCAATATTATCCACATTATCCTTGTATCTTTCTAACTTTAACATTTTTATAAATTCTTTTCTATTAAATTTTACATTATTTTTTATACTTCGTTTAATAGCATTTTGAATATTATAAATATAAGGCGTTTCAATCATCGATAAATCTATCATTGATTGATTAGTTTTAATTATTTTCTTATTCTCTATAAATGTTTGCTGACAATTAATAAGAAATTTTAATTCCTTTTTATCTAATTCTACATCTTCATTATTGATTAGTTCTGTAATCATATCAATTAATGTTTCAATATTATCAGGGATTAAAATATCTTCATAATATTGATATATAATATTAAAAAGTTTGCTCACTTTTCCCCAACCTAAATTTTGAACTCCTTTAATATTATCTGAAATGTCACCTGTAATAGACTTTGCTAAAGCATAATTTTTTGAATTAAAATATTTTTCATCAAATTTCTTATATTTAACATACCAATTATTAATGTTAATATCATTTTTATACCAATCATATATATCAACATTTTTATCTAACAATTGAATAAAATCTGAATCAGAACTAGCAATAGTAATATGAATTTTATTATCCAATTTCTTAATGTAATCAGCAAGACAATATATAATTGTATCTGCTTCAGTATCTTTAATGTCAATGAAAGGAAAAGGTAGTGTCAACATCATATTTTTAATATACTCAACATAACTCTTTTCTTTTTCTTCATCTGTCATCGATTTACTTCTTTTTCTATTAGCTTTATATGTACCTGAAGATAAAGCTATAGCTCTTTTGTTTCGACCATTATCAGAACAAATAAATACAACATCAGGTTTTAGTATATTAATAGTATCACATATTTTATTGAGTATATTAAATGTTAGTTTATCTATCAATTCACCTTCGCTATATTTAGTTATGTCATATGCGTAGGTATATCTTTTTACTATATTAAAAAAATCTAATATTAGAACTTTCACACAATTAACTCCTTAGAATAATCTATACTAATTAACTTGTATCATTAGTATAGATTATCACTTAATAATATAGATTAATCTTTCTGAGCGGGTACACTTATTGTTGCTGTTATACCTTCTTTTTCAGAAGCAATTGTAAATGATACTACTGGATTACTGATAAGAGTACTAATATCGTAATCTTTAAACTTCAAAAGTCTACTCATAACATCAACTAAATTATAATCATATTTAGCATCAATCTTTATTTTATCGACTAATATTGGTGTAAATGTATATTCAAAATTATTTTTGATATAATCTTCTGAATACACAACTAATCTATCTTTATTAGTTTTAATATTAAATCTCAAATCTTCTGTTTTGTTTGGTGTGAGAATGTTTGAGCTATCAATAAAATCTTTCATTTCATCTTTATCTAAATCAAGTATAAAAAAACCATCATTTTTAAGACCGATATTATTACTAATTACTGCCTCATACATATCTACATTAGTTTCTGGGAGTTCATATATATCCTTTTCAAGTAACTGATATAATTGAATAGACATTTTTTTATTTTTTGTTTGTATTAATATTCTAGTTTTATTAATTTGAATCGAATCATATATAGGATTAAACAATGTACTCAGTACTGCTCTATTTGTTTGCAATCTGATAATCATCATTGAAGATGTTTCTAATTCTTTAATGTCATCTAATTGTACCCTACCATAAAAAGAAACATCACCGTTAATATCAGTAGAATCTATTCTAGCAAAACAATTATTATTTTCATCTTTCCCTATTTTAAGAGGAACATGGGTAAAGGTATCTGGTATAATACTAAAAAACTTTTTCAATCTGTTAATGTTTGTGTTGGTAATAGTTATATTCATATATTTTCATTTCTCCTTTATTATTTCAATATATCTTTAATGTTAAATATACAACTCAAAAAGACAAGATCCCGGTCAAACACAATTTTATTTTTGTAAGCATGTTCCGCAATTACTATTACTGCATCAGAACTATTATATTTTTCAACACAATAATCTTTCATTGCAATATAAATATCTTCATCAAACACCATCTTCTTAGTTAATTCAGATATTTTTTTAACATCTTTGGTACTAAATACAGCATCGAAAAATTTGTCATACTTTTCATTATTACTACTATTGATTAAATCAGCTTTTAAAACATCAGAACATTTTGAATTCTTCTGAGTTTCATTGATAATTTTTCTGATATCTGGGGAATAATTCTTGATTACAACAGCAATATAATCATCATCAAATTTTATATTTTCATTATCTAAAATATTAACTAACAATTCAGCTATATCAAGAGAATCTGGTATCAATTCAAATTCAGCACATCTTGATCTAATAGGAGTAATTATTTTATTGATGTAATTACAGGTCAAAATAAATCTACAATTATCAGAAGCAGTTTCCATAAGTTCTCTCAAAGAATCTTGTGCTACTGGTAAAAGACCATCGGCTTCATTAAGAATTATAATTTTCTTCTTATTCATGAATGAGGCAGTATTAGCAAAGTTCTGTACCTTATCACGAATAGTGTCAATACCTCTTTCTTCGGAAGCGTTAATTGTTAAATAATTGCAATCCATATTATTTACAATTACATTTACAATACTATTCTTACCAGTACCAGCTCTGCCGTACAGCAACATATTTGGAATGTCGCATTTCTCAATACAATCAGAAATAAATTTCTTTATTTCAGCACTACATATCAAACTTTCTACACTTTTAGGTCTATACTTTTCAACCCATAAAGAATGTAAAGCATTACTAATTTCTACAGATGTGGAATTAATCTCTTTTATTTTAGCCATTTAAATACTCCTTCATTTAATATTTCAAGTTTAGTTAATTATATCATATATATTACTATTTGTCAACAGATAAAAAAAAAGAGGACCTAACTAGTCCTCTTAGCATGATGATTATATTTAAATATATTTAACATCGAGTGAAACGAAGATGCATGATGCGAAGCATCATCTTAGCTAATCGGAATGTATTGACCCACTCTCTTAAACTCAACTTTTTTTATCTTATTTCTATAACAATCATATTATAGAATCTTTATTTTCAAATCTTTTAATTATATCTAAAAGATCTAACTGATCTTTAATTTACCTTTTTTTATAAATTTCGGTGAACAATCTATGAACAAAAGTAATCAAAATTGGGTCCCTAGACTCATTTTTATTTAAATAATTCACTGAATAATCTTGAATTCTTATTATCCCAGAGATAGTCTAATCTTATAAATATAGCCTCATTACTAAACCATAATTCTCTTTGTTTGTTTATTGGTATACTGTAACTTTCTATAAATTCTATTCTAAACTCATTTTTTTCAGGGTTGAGAATATCATCTAAACATGATATAATAGTTTCAGTATCATTATATACACTTCTGATTATATATTCAAATATATTAGCATTATACATATCAGCGTGAAAATACTCTATTAAATCATTTACTTTGTTTTCAGTAAGTTTTTTAATATTAGATTCAGTTTTAACTATATATCGATAAACTTCTTTGTTATCTTCATATTTAAATATATAGTCATGAACATCAGCTAGAGTATCATTGATAATAGAAAAGAATTTAGATATATCAATATTAAAATATAACATTCTTTCTATATCGGAATGTTCTGTAAAGGATCTCCACATATCCCATCTAGGGCATATACCTAATTTAGTCCCATTAATTGGTAATACTAGATTTACAACATCACTCCAGTGTGATGCATATTCATAAGAACTTGTACAGATAAAACTTTGATTTCTTTTGGGATAGTGTTTCCAACTGTTTAAAATATTAGATAATAAACGATTATAGTAATTATACGAATTATTCAGCGATATTCTAATTCCAGGTTTTCTATTGACAATATTATCATCAATAATATCACCTCTAAAAATAAAATAACCTTTCTTAGCTCTATCAAAGGCTTCTGAATAGTCTGTATTTAAAAAATTTATTAATTCAATATCATCTAAAGATATATCAACAATATTGTAATCTTTTAACGTATCACTTATTAAAGCTTCATTATCTATAATAGAATTGTATTGAACATCAAGTTCATCATAGTTTAACATAATTTTATTAATACCACCTAAAAAAATAATTATATTTATTACTACTATTAAATTTAACTTTTAAGAGAACAAAAAATATGAGTGTTGACAAATAGTATTATATATGTTATAATATAGCAGAACTAATAAAAGAAGATATATAAATTCAAATGGAGGTTATTTTATTGCCCAGAAAAAAAGACCCTAATAAAAAAAGTCAATATTTTATAGAAAAAGAAATGAATGAATTAATAAAGCAATATAAAAAAGATAGAAGTAATGAGCAATTGTTTAAACAGATAGAACCTAGTTTTATTAGTATAATCAATGGTATGATTAATAAACAGTTCTATGGTAATTATCATGTTAAAAACAATAGAACCGATGCAACTTCTGATTGTATGATGGCAATATTATCTTCTTTAGATAGATATAATCCAGATAAGGGTAGATTATTTGCATACACTAATCGAATTGTTAAAAATACTTTAATGAGTTTCTATAGAAAAAGTAGAAAAGTTAGAGATAACGAAATGAATAATAATGAGATGATGAGAAATCTAGATGAAAATGAAATAGATGAAGACATGTCTCTAAAGATGAGTATGATAAACAAAACTAATGATGATTTATCGGTTGAAAATACATTATTAAATAGTTGCACATGTAAAAATATAGTACTAGATATTGATACCAGTGTTTTTATAATATATAAATATGTTAAATATCTACAGACAGCTACACAATTTTATGTAGATAATTCTGATATATATAAACAATTAATAGATGATTTAACTTATGATACTACTGTTAATTTTGAATTTGAGAATTATATTGATTCAATAATTATGAGTAAATATAATGTATATAAAATTATACTCGATAATTTAAACGATTCATTATATAATATTATAAAATGGTTACAAGAAAATTATTCTGATTCTATTAATACAGAGCCAGAATCTTATGATGGTGCAATTTCTAATAGAGCTTTAGGTTATATTAGAAATTTTGTAAAGAAACAATTAAAAAATGACATAACTAAAAAATATGATGTTCATGAATTAATTCAATTTCTACAATATATAGTGTACAAAAGGTATGCTGAACATGGCGAAGATTAATTTACCTAATTCAAATAAAAACACATGTACTAAATTAGATTTAATTAGTAATGTAATAGAACAGTATAATAAAATTTTATATCGTTATACTGGAGATTTTAGAGGTAGAATAGCAATCCCTAAATTAGATAAAATACCAAAAAAATACTTATCTATTCATGAATATATCAATAGTAAATCAGAATGGAAAAATATAATGAAATTTTTATCTGAATCTGGTATAGATAATGTCTATGATTATATTGATATAATGATTAGAAATTGGAACATAACTAAAGCTAATATGAATCTTAAAATGAATAAACCAACAGCTAATATTATATTTTCTTTGAAGATGACATATTTATATGAAAAATATTTAAAAATGGAAGCTAATAAAGAAGATATGACTAAACATTTAGCTATTAAAAATAACGATGGCTTCTATAGATTAACTCCAAATAAACAAAGTAATATTAATAGTTTAATTAGACTTAAAAAAATAAATTCTGAATTAAGTTATCATGATATTGTTGATATATTTAAAGCTGAATTTGAGATTGATTTTATTAATAAGATTAAATCAACTCCTTTAAATGAAATAACAGAAGAAACATTAGTTAAAATGTTTATATAAATAGAGGTGTAATTTTATAATGCCAGAAGTTGCAGGATGGAATTCCGATACATTTTCATTTGATATTGAATTTCAAAAACAGATAATTATAACAATGATACAAGAACCAAAAGTATTTGAAAGAATAGGATTGAATGTTAATCCTAATTTTTTTGAATTAAGAGAGTATAATGTAATATATAAAAATTTAATCAACTTTTATAATGAATATAAAGGTACTCCAACAAAAGAAGTGTTGTATGATTTAATCAGTTCTAGCAGTTATAAATCAGATACTCTCAGAGAAACTTTAGATGAAATATATACAGAAAAAAGATTGCTCACCTCTACTGTTAAATATATAGAAGAAAATGTAAAGAATTTTGTTTCTTGTCAAGCACTAAAAGAGGCTATATCTGAATCTATAGATGATTTAGGTGATATAAATAAACACTCAAATGTTAAAGCAAGAGTAGAAAAAGCATTACTCGTTGGTGCATCATTAGAAGATTATGGTACCGATGTATACGATTTTGATGAGGTTGATAGTAGATGGACTCGTAGAGCAGAAAATAATGAAATAAAAAGATTACCGTCAGGATGGGCTGAATTTGATAAAATATTTGGTGGTTTTGGTAATGGAGAATTATTTACATTTATGGGCCCAGCTCATTCTGGTAAATCGATGTATCTTGTAAATGTCGGAGCCAACTTAATATTACAAAAGTATAATGTAGTTCATATATCACTTGAAATGTCAGAAGAAATTACATCACAAAGATATGATATGAGATTACTCGGTTGCACTAAAGATGAATTCAAAACAGACCAGACAATAGAAAATCTCAAAAATTTATTAGATAAGCATATTGGTAGAGTAGTAGTCAAACGATACCCTTCAAGTTCTTGTACTGCAACAGATATAGGAACATATCTAAAAAGAGTTGAAAATGCTAAAGGATTCAAAGCTGATGCTCTAATTGTAGACTATGCTGATATTATGAGGTCTAGTGCTAGATATAATGATAGAAGGTTTGAACTTGATACTATTTATCAGGAATTAAGAAACGTTGGTATAGAGTTTGGAATACCAGTAATTACAGCAACTCAGCTTAACAGAGAGGGTTTAAAAGAATTGTCTAATGGTGGTATACTAACAGAAGAATATATAGCTGAATCATATGGTATTGCTAGACATGTTGATTGTGCTGTTACTATTAACGCAACACCACAGGATAATGCTAATAATCAATCAGTAATCTATGTTTGTAAGAATCGTGATGGAGAAGCTGGTGGTAGCTTTAGAATGTTTGTAGATTTTAGAAAAGCTTTAATATCTGAATGGTCTGCACCTTCTATAGCAGATATATCTAATAAAACAAAGAAAAAACGAAAATAACTTTAAATAAAATTATAATTAGTACTTGACAGATATGTTTATATGTGATATAATATATGTATCATGAGAATTATGGAGGGTATTACTGATGCCTAGAGTTAAATCAGCGAAGAATACTTCAGTTAAGGATACTAAGATTAAAAAAACAAAAACAACTAAAATAGATAAGAAATCAACAAAAGTTGAAAAACCTAAGTTGAAAAAGAAGATTATTAAATCATATAAAGATGAAGGTATATATTGGGAAACTGATAAATTAATATTAAGAATTTTAAATGCTGATGATACACATAAAGATTATATACGAACTTTTATGTCTGATTCTGTTATATGTATCAATAAAGATAAACTTGGTAAGAAAACTAAATATGCAGAAAATAAATGGGGTAAAATAACTGATATCAAGGAGGATGAAAAAGATTTAATATTTATTCTGGAACCAATACTGGACTAGTTTTTGAACTAACAAGTATTACTCACAAGTTGAATTATAGCTAATACCACAGATGTGTTGTGGTATTAGTTGTATATGTTTAAATAGTAGATTGATTATTTGAATAAATTAATTTATACTGAAATAGAAAGTAGAAATGTCTCTAAAGATGTACTTGAAATTTATATTCAGATAAGTTAAATATAACAGATATATTAAATAAAATAACAATTGAGAGGGTTAAGAATGTTTAAAAAAGATGATATAATTTTCCTAGCTAGTGGAGAAACAGCCGCATCAATCGAACATGTGGTATTAGTAAAAGAATTTGATGAGCAGAGAAATATAGTTAAATCTAATAAGTGTGTTTCGTTTATTAAGGATTTAAGAACAGGTGCTGTTCAATCTTTTACTAATTTTGGCATATATAGTTCAATGCCTGCTATTGAGAATGGTAATTACGGAGATACTATAATTAATCTAAATAAATTTGATTTTTATGGGTTAGTTACAGAGAAATCAATGTTAGATAATTTTAATTCCGCCTGTAGTAAATTAATAGTAGCAGGTGCACCAGAAGCAAAAAATAAAAGTATAATACTATAAAGAAAGGTTGAAATAAAACCTATGGCAAAAAAAGAATTAGATTTGAGTTTTCTTAAACCCAACACAGAAGAATTTGAATTACCTTCAAGAGGTTTACCTTATAACGAGAAAAATCCTCTATCTAAAGGTAAAATACATATAAGACCTTGGATAACAAGTGAAGAAAAAATATTAGATAAGTTTGATAGAGGAAATTTTTTCAATGTTATTAAAAAATTAATACAAAATGCTGTTGTTGAAAAAATTGATATCGAGGAAATGACCGATGCTGATGTATTCTTTGTGTTGTATTGGCTTCGAGTTATAACATATGGACCAACTTATAAGATAGATAGAGAATGTCCTGAATGTGGGTCAAAAATAAGTGTCACTGTTAATATACAAGATTATCCAATTAAATATTTAGAAGAATATAAAGATGATTTTGAATTAGAATTACCAGTATCAAAAATTAAATTGAGAATGAAATTTCCTAAATTTGGTAGCTTAATTGAATCAACAGAATCAAAACATTCTGATTTATATAAAATGGGGATTAAAATGAGCCCTGAAATATATAGATATGCTCTTTGTACAGAAGAAATGTCTTTGCCTACCGAAACTAAAGATATATTAACAAAAGCTGATGATTTTAATTTAATGCTCAATAAAATATGGCCCATGTTACCTGCTGGTGATTTAGTTGCAATTAAACAACATTTAGCTAATTTTGACCATGGCTATACAGAAAACGCAACATCACAATGTACAGAGTGTCAAAAATTCTTTAATCAAGCACCTATAATGACAGACGAATTTTTTCGTCCGAGCGGTAGATGATCCGCAACTAATAGTAAATGCATTAAGTATTTATAATGATATAGAGAATGAGATTAATTCAGAATTAGTACAGTTAGTATATTTTGGAAAATTAAGTTATGTCGATTTACAGTTTATGACTTACAGAGATAGATCTTTTTGGTTTAAAGAAATAGAAAAAATAATGAAAATGCAAAATAATGTAAATACTTCAGATGAGTTTAAGGGTTTTTCTTAAACTCATTTTTTATTAATAAAGAACAAATTAATATAAGTATATGTAAATATCAATAAAAATTTAAGGTGTTGATGTTTTTGGCTATTGAAGATAATTTCTTATTATATGTAAAAGATACCGCAGGTCAACTTCAAAATAAACCTGTTGATAATTATGATGATCAACAATTAGAAAAATTAGAAAAAATAAATAAAGTTTTAGAAGATATTAAAATTTTAACAGAACAAGTGAAAGATAAAGATATTAAGGTTGAAGTTAAATCAGAAAACAAAGAATCTGAATTAGTTAGTTTTGGAAATTCTTTAATTGATTCACTAACTAAATTTAGAGAATCTTTAACTAATAAAAATATTAACAGTAATATTAGTATGTCTGGTGGCATGGCTAATTCTAATTCAATGATTAAAACTATGCAAGATTCAGTAGTTAATAATAATAAAAATGTTAATGATTTAATTAAAACTAATCGATTAGCATATCAGATGCAAACAAATTTTGGTAATAAAATGAAAGATATGGGTCATAAATTTATGGATGTAATTACTACACCTATAAAATTATACACAGATATTAAAGAGAATATTTCTAGTGCTATGGACTTTTTAAAAAATCCATTAGAAGGAATGTCCGATTGGTTGGGATTGGGTAATAAAGAAAATAAAAAAGAATTAGAAGTAGCTGGTATGTCTAATTCGTTAGGATTAAATAATAAAGAAAATAAAAAAGAATTAGAAGTAGCAGGAATAGTTAAAACAACATTAGATATTAATAAAGTGAAAAAGAGTTCTGCTGTAGGTGTGGCTTTAGTTTGGTTTAATGAAGAAATTAAAAAGATGTTTGGAATAAAAAATGCTAAAGGTGGTTTGAAGGAGAAAGTTGCACAAACAGCTGAAGATGATTTTAGTTTAAGTGATATTATGGAAGTAGGTTTTGGATCAACAATAGGTAGTTTTATGACAACTACATTAATGCCTTGGTTAATAGCCGCTCTCCCATGGATCATGGGTGCTGTAGCTTCAGCGGGTTCGATGTACTGGTTACAAAAAAATATGGATAAAAGACCAGAAATGCAAGAAACACCAAATGAAAGACGAGGTTTTGGAGACAACAAATATGGACTCAGTAAAGAAATGGAAGAACTTAGAAATAGAAACTCATCAAATAAAAATGGTTTAGGACTAAATGAAAAAGTTGTTTTGAATTCAAACGGAAAATTTACTGAAGAAAGTACATCAAATAAAGATTTACTAGCAATCACAAAGAATCTTATACAGAAAAATGAAGGTGAAAAAGGAGCGGCAACCGTTAATATCAATGAAGGTAAAGAAAATGTTGCATTAGGGTCTATGGGTTGGACCAAAGATAGAGGTTTAGATTATTTAACAAAAATATACAACGCTGATAAAGAGAAGTTTACTAAAATCATGGGTCAAGATGTTGTAAACTCGTTAAGTGATACTAAAAAATGGTTTAATGGAAATATGACATGGGATGAAAAAAAGAAAAAGAATTTTGAAACATTGATTGCCTCCGATAAAGAAAAATACACTAAAATAGATACTGACAAAGCTTTATCAGATTCCGCAGGTTATCTAGAAACGGCTAGAAAAATAGGAATAACTGATCCGAAAGCACAGGTTTTATACGCTGACGCCTTAAATTTAAGAGGCCCAAAAGGGTCCCGTGAAATTTTTGAAGGTAAAACTGATTTTGATTCAATGTATAAATTATATACAAAAAATATTGCAGGGCATAAAGAAAGACTTAAAAATTTAGAAGGTTTGAAAAATCTAAAAATTAATACAGATGGTATAACTACAGCAGTATATAATAATATCTCAGATGTTGCTACTGCTTCATTACAAGAATCTTTCGATAAAACAGATTTTGTTAAATATAAGATGAGTGAAAAAGATTGGAAAAATGGTTTATTAGATTGTAGTGGTTTTGTTGGTGCCGTAAGTGTTGCGACAATGAAAGATATTAATACAGCTTTAAACAAAAAAGCTTTTACTGATGAAGTTATGAAAGGTATGGGAACTCATGCCGCAGGACAATTCCAAAATATAGTAAAACATGGTGGTGGAGAAGCTAGATATAAAAAAGGAAGTATACAAGCAGGTAATCTTAAAGAAGGAGATATAATAGGTATTGATTCAGGTTCTAAGAGTTGGGATACAGGTAGACAGCGTGGTATAGACCACATTGCTATGGTAGCAAAAAATAAAAAGGGACAATTAGTAGTAAGAGAATCTGTATCTGGCAAAGGAGTAACTGAAACATCAGTTGCTAATTGGTCAAAAAATGCACAAAAATATAACGATGTATATGTAACTAGTATGTATAAAGTTGGTAAATTATATGAAGAAAATAAAGTTTTATTAGCTAAACAAACAAAAACTAATAACGATTTAGCAAAGATAGAAGCTGAAAAAGCACAAGTAGAGTTAAAACAGCAACAAAATAAAGAATCTTATTTTGAAAAAACAATGTCTGATTTATTTGCTAAATTTCCAAATCTAGCAGAAAAAGACAAAGAAACTTCAAAATCAAATGAAATAAATAGTATAAATAATATGATTACAAGTAGTAATGATAGTGTGCTTGGTATACCAAAAGCAATTATGCAATATCAGTTTGCAGTTAAAATAGGTGGGGATAATGATGTTTTTGCTTAATTTTTGGTATACTTTGATTGGAGATGTTGTATAAATGTCTAGTTCAGAAGAAGCTTCTAAAAACCCCAATCCTTGGTTAGGTGAAGTAAATGTTGATGCTGATTTTTTTGCGTTATATGGATTACCTAAATACACGGATTCTACACAGGCTAACACTGTAGCTCCCAGTACTGGGAGCATTTCAACTAGTGCGATTAGAGATTATGAAAATAAAAGTTCTGGTTTGATAAAAACATCAAAAGCGAGCGACACTTTTTTAGGTTATATTCCAATTGAGATTTCAACTACAAAATTTAGTACTTCTATAAATAGTAATACCGGATTTGCCGATAATGTTGACGAAGAAGATGATAGTGGTCTGAAAGTTAAAATTGTATTACCATGGAAACCACAAGAACTTAGAGATTCTGTAAGTGTTAGTTTTAGTAAAAAAACAAAAACTGGTAATAACATAGAAAATATTGGTAGACAATATGGCGCTGGTTTATTATCTAATGTAACTGGGAGTGACATAGCTTCTCAATTTTTAACCACAGAATATCACGCAGAAAGTTTAAGAAAAGAAATAGGAATAGATTTTATTTTACCTTTAACTGGAAATATAAAAGAACCGAATATAAAATGGGTTAATGAAGTTAGAAATAAACTTGGCGCTTTACAAGGTTTAGTTTACCCTAAAGGTCTTTTATCTTTATATCCACCGATGTTAAAAGTGAAAGTTGGTAATATTTATAGCGGTTTTAAAGGATATATAACTAGTGTAGAATTATCATTCTCAGAAGATATGATAACGTTAGAAGATGGTTCGGTTTTTCCTTTAGTTATCAATGGTACAATAAGATTCATTAATTTATTTACTTATGGATGGTATGCAAAAGATGGTGATTCATTATTGACTAATGAATTTAATTTAGCTAAAAACCCGGCTTTATTATTTGGAATGCAAATAGCTGATGTTCATGCCAATGCAGCCATGATAAAAACTTCACCAACAATTAATAAATCTTCAATAATTGCTGAAGCAAAATCTAAGATAGCAACTGGGGTAGAAGATATTAATCCTATTGCTTTAATTCAAGATGGTAGTTATATGAGTTCTACAGAATTAAATTATGAATCATATAAAAATTCAATAGAAATGTCTGATAGAAATGTTGGTATATTAACTGGATATGCAGATAGTGATCCAATATTAACTAATCAATTAACACAATATATTAATACTGATTATATTAATGATAGTGCAATTTTATCTGATACTGATAATTTATATAATGCATACGTTAAAAATTATAGTATCATCAATAATGGTGATATGGAATTTTTAAATATAACCAAAAATAGTGATTTAATCAGCTCATCTAGTAATATAATGAATAAAGTCTTAAATGTTCAGACTATATCTGATTATGCCAGATTAATTAAAAATATAAAAAGTGGTAATGCTATTGATATATTAGCTTCATTAGCACGAATAACAACCGGTACTACTGGGTCACTAAATTCAAATTTAAATAATATATTAAACTCAACTAAAATTGGTACTAGTATACTCAGAACGTTAGATATCAGTGGTATTAATTTAAATAATATCGCCGCTTTATATGGTAATATAGAAGACTTATTAGGTTATATTAATAAAATTGATGTAACATCACCTACATCAAAGAATGATTTTACAAGTGCTTTATATGCCAGTACTTCTCAATCAAATAAAATACAGAGTGTGTTAAATTCCGTTAATATTAATATTAATGAGACTAACAGTAGATATACTAACAATGATACTTCTGCTAGTAGTAGTATATTAACATCAATATCGAATTTATCCAACACAGCTATAACAACAGAAATTTACAATAATTATGATATGTATAAACAAGTCATGAATAGTTTAAAATATAAAGCAACTGAATTAGCAGATAATAAAATAATAAACACTAACATTTTGAATTCTACATTTAAAATGTCAGATTATGTGAAAAAGGTTGATACTAGTTCTATATCTGGTACTAGTGATATTTTAAAATCAGCACTTACTAAAATAGATGAATTGATTTAAGGTGGTTTTAAATTAATGTCAACATTATATGGAAATAAATTAGAACATAATAATTTAGAAAGTAAACACCACATGAGTGCTAACACTGATATATTTAAATTTGAGGGTATAGGTACAATTCCTATGCATATGAAATATATTAAAGTACCAGATTATGTTAATGGTGAAATTTCTTATAAAGTTAAAGAAATAGACATAAATAGATTAGATAATATAGCTTATAAATATTATAAAAATCCAGAATTATTTTGGATTATAATGGCTGTAAATGATATTATTGATCCATTTAATATTAAAAATGGTGATGTACTAAGAATATTACCTAAAGATTATATAGAATATAATATACTACGATATAATTCTAATAATGAGGAAATATAATGTCAACAGTTTCTCCATATAAATTTAAAGATTATAAAATAAGATGTAAATTATCTTGGTATGATAATAGTAATAAATCTATACCTGTAAAATTATTTACATATCAATTAACACAATACACACCTTCTGTTTATGCTGAGATTGCTATTATAATTCAATCAGAAAAAGTCACGGATTTTAAAGTTATAGAAAATTTAGAAATCAAAGATAGAAAAATAGAATTATGGTTTGAAGATGAATTATACTATACTCCACTTAAAAAAAGTTGTTTTCCTGGCCCATTTAAATTTTGTGTAGTGTCTTATACAATGACAAATATAAATTTAACACATGCTGAATTGAATGATGAAAATTATACAGATGCAAAAATGATAATTTTACAGTGTATTGATTCTGTATTTTATAAAATGACATTAAATGAAAAATTTGCGTCATTTGGTAAAGTAAATACTTCATCGGTTGTAGAAAAATTAGTTTCTAATAATGGTGGAAAAATAAAAAAATTAGTTAATTCGGATTATGCATATACTTGGTTACAAACAGCAATGACAGATTATAATATGATTAGGTCTATTTTACCTTATAGTAGATCATCAAGTGGTAATTTAATGTATAATTTTTTTATGTTTAATGAAGAATGTTATTTTACTCCTATAAATGAAGGTAAAATACAACCAGTTGCATTATATATTGATAATCAAAAAAATGCCCCTGCAATAGTTAAAGATGATAGTTTTAAATATTTAATTGAACAGTATGGTAGTAGTGATAATTTATATTGTGCAGGTCGAGGTTTTGATGATTTTAAACAAACCAAACCAACGAAAATGAATAAGCAAAGTTATGATAAAAATAATAAAGGCAATAAACAACATAAAGGGATTGGAACTAAATATATCAACACAGCATTAGAAGATAAAACTTTACAAGAAATATATATCAGTAATATTAGACACCGAATATACACATTTTCTAGAATGTTATCATTAACAGTGAGTGCTTATCCAGATATAACACCTATTGATTGTATTGAGATTTATAATGAAACTGATGGTAAAACAAAAATATATGATGGTATTTTTTATGTTGCATCAGTTAAATATATATATGGTGAATCACATAGTAGACCATTTGCTCCTATGATGCATTTAGTTTTATGTAGTGAAACGGATATTGCTGGTATGGAAAATCCAGAAGGAAGTGCTATTTAATGGAAAAATTTAGTGGTATATTTATTGGTGCTGTAGTTGATAACAATGATCCCAAAAAATTAGGTAGATTAAAAATAAATGTGCCTACTGTTTATGGAAATATAAAAACAGATGATTTACCTTGGGCATCACCTAGTTTTCCTTATGGTTATCATGATAGAGGATTTTTCTTTGTCCCTGAAGTTGGAGCTTTAGTTACTGTTATGTTTTTGAATAATTCTCCTTATACAGCTGTTTGGATGGGTTCTATACATAGAGAAGATGATAATATAGTACCACAAGAAATTAAAGAAAATTACCCAAACAGAAAAGAGATTAAAACTAAAGTTGGGTATGTATTATTTGATGATGAAACTAATTACATTCAAATTAAACATAAAAATGGATCAGAAATAATGTTTAAAGATAATGGTGATATTATAATACATGCCGCAAAAGATTTAGTATTATTATCTGATAATCATATACGTGAAAATCCAAAAGATAAATCTAATGTTACTCCTATACCTGAGTATAAAGATAAAAAGTAAAAATATAATCAATTTGAGAACTTAATTATGAAGGGGATTAAATAATGCCTGAAGCAACTAGAATAAGCGATAGAACTGTTGGGGTCTGTGATATCGGGGAAGATTGTTGTCCTCACAGTAGAAGTGGTACCAATGCAACAGGTAGTCCAAATGTATTTATAAATGATTTGAAATGTCATAGATTAGGTGATACTGGACCAACAAATTGCCCTCATGGTGGTACTTTTGAATCAACAGAAGGATCACCTAATGTATTTGTTAATGATAAACCTAAGACAAGAATATCTGACACAACTATATGTCAAAAATGTGGTCATTCTGGTAATCATGTTTCAGGAAGCGATAATGTATTTGTTAATTAAAAAGGATTTGATTAAATGAGTTATCCATATGAATATACTTATCCTAAAAAATTAGAAGCTGTAGGTTATTCTGGCCCTATGCCAATCAATAATGGCGATACTTATGTTGCAGGAATAACAGATACTATTGATATTAGAGATTTGATAAGAGCGAGTATAGAAAGAATAATTGGAACATCTAGAGGCGAAAGAGTTATGCAACCTAGATTTGGTGCTAGTTTAAAAAGAATGTTGTTCGAACCTTTAGATAGTTTTTTGTTAGAAGATATAAGAGAAAATATATTAGACACGTTAAGTGAACAAGAACCAAGAATTAATATAACTAATATAGATTTTAATCCAAATATAGATGAACATACTATTTATATATCAATAACTTATAATTTGAAAAATAAACAAATAAGTGATACATTCAATTTCACTATTAGATAAGGGGATTAGTTTAAACAATGTCTACTAATTTAGATTTAAGAAACATAGAAAAATTACCTATTGATTTTGAAGAAATAATGGAAGGTTTAACTAATAGAATAAAAACTAATTTACCTGATAAATGGAAAGACTTTCTTATCAGTAATTTTGGTATGGAATTATTAGAAGCGTTCGCATATGAAGCAACTTTGATGTTTTATTATAATAACATGAGTGTGAATGAATGTTTCTTACCAACAGCTAAAACAAGAACAGCAGTTTATAATCATGCTAAATCAATGGGTTATAAACCATCCCCCGCAACACAATCATCTGTTATACTTAAATTTTATTTATCTAATAGTCATTCTAATAATATTTTAATCCCAAAATATACTAGATGTACTTCTAGTGGAGTTAATTTTTATACAACAGAAAATGTAATATTATATAGTGGTGAATTGTATGTGACAGTTCCCGCAAAATCAGGAAACATAAATATTGATAATTTCATTTCTACTGGCATTCTCGGCTATAAATATAGATTAGTTAATAATAATGTAAATAAAATAGAATCTGTGTTTGTCGATGATGTAGAGTATAAGTATACTGATTTCATAGATACTTTGGATATCGAATCTATGTATTATACGGTTGATTATGATAGTGAATATTATGCATACATTAAATTTGGAGATGGAGCGTATGGTAAAAATCCAGCTAAAAATTTAAAAATTGATATTACTTATATTACAGGAGCAAATGTTACACATAATGTTAATCCTTATACAATCAATACTATTAACGATGTCATATATGATTCAACAAATGCTATAATAAATAGTATTAATGTAACGAACGATGATTACGCCAACGGTGCTTCTGAATCTGAAACTCTAGAAGAAATAAAAAAGAACGTACCAACGATTTATAAAACACAAAAAAGATGTGTAACAAAAGAAGATTATAGAGATACTGCTTTGATGATAAATGGTGTAAATAAAGTTAAAATTTTAGATAACGAAATTGCTCCAGAAATTGGGATATTTGGAGTTAAAGTTTGTGTTATACCAGATAGTCCTGTATCAGGGGGATATCCTAGTGAAGCATTTAAAAAAGATATTTTAAAAATATTTGATGATAGAAAAATTTGTGCTACTCAGGTTGAAATTATAGACCCAAGTTATATTACATTAAATACTACTGTTAATGTCAAAGTATCGCCTACAACATCAGCTTCAGTAGTATCAAATAAAATAAGAAACAGTATACTTAATTATTTAAAATGGGAAAATAGAGAATTGGGAGAATCAGTAAATAAACAAGATATATATTCTTTAGTTGCAGATGTTCCTGGTGTATTATCAATTGAAAATATCAATTTAGAGGAACAAAGATATATTTATATATTAGAAACTCCTGAAATAGGAAGTAATATAATTAAAGTGAGAGATACAATGGCTATATTGAACGAAGGTTCTACTATTAATGTTATGAATCTGAATGGTGAAAGTGTTATATTAGCTAAAATTTCAACTATGGATGATGAAGGTAATTGTACTTTAGTTTCTCTTAGTGATGGTTCAGATGTAATTATAACTAATGAAATGAATATATCCACTAATTGTTGGGTATATCCAATAGTTAAAACAAAAGGTTCATATAAGTTCGGAGATAAACTTATTACAATTAATAACGATAATATGAGTAATAGTAATGTCGAAAAAAGAAGTTCAATATTATCTAACATGACTTATACTACTATTTATTTTGGTGATGATAATACTAAAAAATATCAGATACTATTTAGAGTAGGTGATAGTTTATATTTAGATAGAGGTTTAGAAACTGACTTAGATAATAATACTGATATAGTAATAATGAACAAAAAATTCATTCCTATTTTAAGTTCAATGGCCATAATGGGGTCAAGTAATTTAGAATTAACCTCATATCCTAGATTTGGTGTAGGGGCTAAATTAATAAGATATACTACATCTATGTATAATGATGTAACATTATCTGTATTTAGAAACAGTACTGGAGTAGATTATTTAGAAAATTATATGGCAATAGATACGTTGGTTAAAATAAATAAAATTTATATCAATGCTACGAACAATTTAACTGAAGGTATAGATTATAATATTACTAATAATAGTGTGATAGTTTGGACAGATATAGGTAAAACCAAAGTATTATCTAATACTCAATATTATGTTGATGTAACTAAAAAATCAGATGCACAAAACATTAAAACTATAGACTATTATGTTAAAGGAATAAATCAAAAAACAATAACAATAAGTCCTTCTATAGATTCTACTTTATCAGACGGAACATCTTTTGATTATACAACAGACACATTTAATATATTACCATGGGAAATTGTAGATTGTGGTATTATAAGTGTTAATATAGAGGTGTAAAATAATATGTCATTTCTATATAATATATTACCTGAATATACCAGAAATACTGACACTACAGTTGATTATAATGTTACTGGTGAGGTAAAAATATTAGAAGAATTTTTAAGTAGTGTAGATGTTGAAATATTTGATGTTATTTCAGATAGTATTAGAGAAATATTATCATTTAGAGATATAAATAATATTAAAGATGAGTATTTACCATATTTTGCTTATATGCTTGGTTATGAATGGAGTACTCAATTATCATTAGATTTACAGAAAGAAATATTAATTAATATTTTAGATATATATAAACGCAAAGGTACTAAATTTTCATTTCATTTTGGATTATATAAAATAGACCCAACAATTAGCATTTATGAACCGTATCGAAATATATTTGAATTAAATAAATCATATATTAATTATGGTTTTGATATTTATAATCGTTGGAGATATAAATTAACAGATGCTAAAAAGATTATTACTGACAGTAGTAATAATATGTATGCTATTAATGATAATATTTTAATTAAATTAGATATTGATGGTAATAAATTATGGGAAAAGGAATTTACTGATTCAAACATAATCGATATTGATATAAATTTAGTTGATATCAAAAAAGATAATATTTATATTTTAACTAAGAATATTAATACTAATATATGTTATTTAACTCATATAAATACTGACGGTAATATTATATATCAAACTAATTATAATATTATAAAATGTATGTGTATAACTCCAGATAATAATATATATTTAGCTATTAATGATAATGATAATGATTATATAATTAAATTAGATGGTAATACTGGTAATGTTATTAATATTAATGATGATATACGTTATTATATCAGTAATCTAACATATCTTAATATTAATTCAATGTTATGTAATGAAAATTATTTGTATGTTATTGGTAATGCATTTAAAGATGATAATAAATCTAATACTATAATTAAAATATTTAAACATAATGATGATAATGATACTCTAGTTGAATTACATGAATATATATATAGTTATGATTATTTAAATGATAGTATAACTAATATTAAATATGACAATAATGAAAATTTATATATAGTCATTAACAATAAAAAATTAATAAGAATAAATATTGAAGATTTTAGTAAAAATATTATTAAAAACGATATTGATATATATTATTTAGATATTTGTAGATTTAAATCCAGAAATTATTTATTGGTGAGTACAAATAATAGTATTAGAATATTAGATATAAATAATGTTACTGAGTTATATAGTATTAAAACTATTACTGATGCTAATTTTATATTAGGTAATCTTACCAATAACGTTTTATATTATATAGATAAAGATATTATTAGTAAAAATTATTATAATATGATTGATGGTGATTTTTTAACTAGTCGAGATTATTATAGTAATGGTGTAATTGTTGTTAGAACTAAGAATATGTCTGATGCTGTAAAAGATATAATTAAAATGGTATTACCTGCTGGTTGGAAATTATTAATCGAAGGTACGTCAGGATTATATTACAGTTTTCATGACAAGACGGGGCATAAAGATAACGAAGATTTATTTAACTTTTTAGACGAATATAGAAAAAAATATATTGATTTTTATATTAACTCAGATATATTAAGTAATTTTGAAAACACCGAAACAGAAAATAATAAAATGCAGTATTATAGTGGAGTACAATATCATAGTAGAGGTCACATGAATATTGTAATGTTAGGTAAAACATTTATACTAGATACTAACAGTTCTTTATTTAGTGTGTTTAATCTTAATTTATATGCTGAATCAGCTAATAATTTATATACTGGGTTTAGAAATCCTTTACATTATGCACAAGTATTTAATAAACAATCTATTCATGAAACAAATGATAATGTAATTCATGGTTTGTATTTTGTATTACCAGTACCAAACAATGTTAAAATGATTGAAATGTTAGTAGTAGGTGCAGGTGGAGGTTCATCTGATTTAATTGAATTAGCCGATGGTAATAGCATATCTGTTGGTGGTGGGGCTGGAGAAATTATTAAATCAGTTTATTATATTAATACTGATAATATAGACCCAACATTATCGTACAATCATTTAATAGTTGCTGAAGCAGGGTATGGTGGAATTATTAACAATGACGGTGAAAATTCTATTATTAATATATTACATCCTGTAACGAATGAAATATTACACACTGTAACTGCTTTGGGTGGAAAATGTCCTGACACATTTGATAATACTAAAACTTATATGTCTGGTGGATTTGATTATGATGATATTGGCCATGGGTCAGATATATATTCAATAGCCGAAAATTGGTCTGATATATACAAGTTAATAACAGTATATAATTCACATAATACTAATGGTGATAATACAATGTATTTAACTAAAGATGATGTAGCAAATACGATTAATACCGCTGGTTCATCTTCTTACGATATTGGATTAGGTTTTAAATATTCAAATAATAAAGTTGGTTCTGGTGGTTGTTATGCAGTTAAAACTTTAGATGAAAATTTAGATTATATTGCTGGTAAAGGCGGTAACGGATATATAAAAATAATAATGCATTATTAAATAGTTTGGAGTGATTTTTTTTGTATTTAGATGAAGTTTCAATAGCAGTTTCTCCTTATGTAGCTAGATGTAATAAAGCCTTTCAATTTTATTTAGATAATAAAAGAGGAAATAGTTTAGGTACAGGTTTGTATTTAGCTGTTGCAAGTGGTAATACAAACGAATGGACAAATTCAGTCCCATTACCTAGTTTAAACACTTATGATTTAACAAATATTCAAATATTTATTAAATATAGAAATATGTATTTAGTTAAAGATGATGTTGATGGAAATATAAGCGTTGGGTCTTCTACATCTTCAGGTGATCATATGTGGTCTAAAATAGACCCAGGTTCTAGTGATGAAGAATATTTTAGTAATGTAATAGCTAATAAATCAAGATGGGTATATGTTGATTTTGAAATTAAAACAAATTATAATATTCCTAATGTTATTAGACAGTTTGGTATATATAGTTATTTAAAATTAATATCTGGTGTTGACCAGAATTTAGAATATTATTCTCCTAGTGCTGTCATGCAACTGTCTAGTGGTCCAAGAAAATATAATGGAATATTAGAACTAGTACATAATAAAGAATCTTATTATAAAAGTAATGAAGTTAAAGAAATTTTAGCTTATGTTTTGGAATTTTAAAGAGAAGGTGCTGAATAATTAATGTCTGAAATAAAATATAATCTTTCAACAGCGCCATACTATGATACAACAAATGAAGAATTGAATAAAAACTATATTCAATATTTAGCTGTTGATGGTCAAAGATTACAGAATAGAGAATTAAATGTAGCACAGGGTTTAATTAGAGGTAATACAAGAAAAATAACAGACTTAATTATTGAAGACGGTTCTGTTGTGTCGGGGTGTAATTTTGTTAATGATAATGTTAATAAAATTTGTACTCTATATGAAGGTGAAGTTTATGTTAATGGTGTTATAGTTAAAATACCAGAAACACAATGGACACATTCACAAGTTTCTACAGAAGATTCAATTGTTTATGTTGATATTTTACCTGTAATTATAACTCCTATTGATGATGCTTCATTATATAATCCAGCTGAAAATTATGAAAGTTTTGGAGACCCAGGTGGGCATAGACTTAAATATGAAGCTTCTGTGAGTATTGTTAAAGAAAAAGATTTTACTAACTTATTAGTAGATAATAAAACAATTGTTGCATTATTAAACATAAGAGACAGAAATACATATGGACCAATAAAATCAAAACCATTATTTAGTAAAATAGGTAATCAGATGAAACAAAGAACATACGATTCTTCAGGTGATTTTATTGCAGAAGGTTTGTATGTTAAAACTTTAAGACATGCTGATAATCCTATTAATAAATACGAAGTTCATATTTCAAAAGGTCGTTGTTATGTTAAAGGAGAAATGTATAGTTTCTTAGATACCACATTAGTTGTTGATAATAGCAGTATTAATATAGATACTACACTAAATACTGGTATACCTGAAGAACATATTTATACAACAAATGATATTAATTATTATCTTAATCATCTTTATGTGAAACAAATACAAAATATATTTGGTAATGTAATAGTTTCAGGTTTAGTCACAACAACAGTTGGTAATGTTGATGATATTTCACCTGCTGGATATGTTAAAGAAAAAATTATTGATATTGATAAAATATACACTAATAGTCCATCTGTTGTATATGTAAAGAAAAATGCTGAAAATGCAATAACAGGTTTATATGATTATGAAGTTATCGGTTCAAAAATATTATGGAATATAACAACTCCGGTAAATGCTAAACCAACTGGTATATTCTATGTTGATTTTATATATAATAAACCATTGACAAATTTAGTAGACTATTATTTATTACAAGATGAGAATGGATATTATATTAAGTTTTTATCTACTAGCACAAACGTTTTAAAAACTGGGTTAACATTTAAGGTTAATTATTCATGGTATTTACCACGAATAGATTTAGTATATATTAGTAATCATGGTATACCAACAGTTAAAAATGGTATAGCAAATGATGAGAATAATTTAACAGAACCTGTAGTGCCGGCTGGTTCTTTACCGTTAGCTGTAATATATGTTTTGCCTGATACAGAAGCATATAATTATTATATTAGAAGTTTTAATTTATATAGAGTACCAGTTGGTCAATTACAAGATATTAAAAAAAGAGTTAATAATTTAGAATATAATGTGGTAATGTCAGATTTAGAAACACAAGTACAAAATAAACATTTATCTACTGATACAAATGGTGCATATAGTTTAAGAAATATATATACTGATCCAGTTGTTGATTATACTAAATCTGATACACTATCAGAAGATTTTTCAGCCACAGTAGATATTTTTAGAAAAGCAATTTATTTACCTATGAATATCGACCAGTTAGGTTATGATAAAGCTAAATTTTCTATGTCATATATGCTTGGTAGTAATACAATAACAGAAGAAATTGATCCAATAAATAAAAGTGTAATTTCTGCTAGAGATTCTGGTGAAATGATTGCAACCAGTAGTCAAACACATGCAACACATGATATTGATATTACTCCATATTATTATAAAGGATTAAAACCTACATTAGAATGTGACCCAAATAAACTAGTGTATGTTGAAGATGATCCTAATACTACTGTTATTTGGTTACCTAATAGAGTTATATATAGTACTCATTATGTTGATTCTATAATTAAAGAAACAAATAAAGTTGTATCAAGGATAACAACTGGTACAAGTACAGTTAGAAATAACAATGGTTCAGGTAATGGAATAAGAAATACATGGGTGTCTACTGGAATTCAATATACTGGCAAAACAGATTATTTATATAATATAGCAAGAACTTCAACTGAAATAACATCTTCTTCTGTAGAAACAGTTGAGGTTACAAAGAGTGCAATTAGTTTAATTACTCAGCCTTATATGAAAGCGGGACAAAAAGTAATAGTAAAAGGTAAAGATTTTACTCCTAATACTGAAGTAAGAATTTATTTAGATGAAAAAGTTGTTACAACTGAATTTACAAATACTAGATATAATGACACTACACCTCCTATTACAGCACCTTATATTAATGATACACAAATAGATCCAACTTTTGAAACTATTAATTATGTACCTAGACCATGGCAATGGGCATATCATTTTAATTATAATATAGGTTTATGGAGATTATGGCATCCACTCTGGAACGATAAAGGTATAGAATATTATTATAAATATAATGGTAGAGATTCTTATGGTATTTATCGCAAAGGTCTTTGGTATTATAAAATATTAGGATTTCATGATACCTTACAAACATTAGATAATCCTCCAAATTGGTGTAAATTTATCACAAGAAGTCCGTGGATAGAAGATTCAATCAATGATATAACTGATGAACAGATTAAAGCTGAAATAACATCTGTTAATAATACAGACCCAATAACAGAAGTAGAATATGAAACAAAATATGCAGAAGCTAAAGTTGCAATTATAACAGATCAAAACGGAGAATTTGAAATAGAAATTGCAATACCAGAAAATACCCCTACTGGAACTCATACTGTAACTGCTGAAACTGTACTACCTGAAAATTTTGACCTTGATTACTACAAAGAAGCAACTAGTAGTTTTAAAGGAGAATCATATTTAAGACATTGGGACACAACTGTTTATAAGCGCATAGTTGAAAATGTAAAACAAACTGTGTATAGAGACGTTACACTTGTTAGATACGTTAATGAAATAGGTAGAAATGTTAGAGTAATAAACAGAAATGATGGTAATGGTAGAGATAATGGACCAGACCCAGTATTACAAACATTTAAAGTATCATCTGACCAATATTTAATTGGAATAGATTTATATTTTAGTAGAGTTGTTGATATTACTGATACAATTACACAACCATGGATTGCAATACGAGAAGTTGAGAATGGTGTGCCAAGTGATAGTTTATTATATACACAATTGATTGATAAAAGTATAATAGTTGATGCAGATGATCCTATTACAGGTATTAAAGCATCAAGACCTACATTTATTAAATTTAACACACCTATATTTGTTGAAGCAAATAAAACTTATGCATTTACAATTGGTGCAAATCAAGATGGATATCATATTTATTATTCAACTATAGGTAATAGAGATTTATCAACGGGAGAAGCCGTATTATATCAAAAACAACAATCAGAAGATGGTGTTATGATGGTATCTTCTAACAATAGTTCATGGACTCCAATGCAAGATTCAGACATTAAATATACATTATATAGAGCAGATTATGATGTTAATAATGCAGTAACATTATATATATCTGATGTAGATTCAAAATTACCCAATTTCAGTTCATTAAATTTAACATTAGGTACAGCAATTTTTGAAAATACTGGAATTGATGTTTATTATACAATTAATCCAGTTGATGTATATAGTAATGCAACTCAATGGGTTCCAATGACTTTAGAAGAATTGATAGAATTTAATTATTCTGATACTTATAATAATGGAATGAAAGTTGCATTTAAAATTATATTATGGACAGATAATCCTATGGTATCACCAGTAGTTAATATTAATAATTTTGAATTGTTCCTGGCTAAGTATTTAACAAGAGGTACATATTCTCAATTAGCATTTGAAATTAGTTATTAGTAAAGGAAGGCTGAATAAATGTCTTTAAATATAACAACAATGAAAACAAGACTTATTTGGAACGAATATCTACCTCATGCTGAGAGTTTAATATATCCTTATATAAGTTTCGATAACGGAATATCTTGGATGGATATTAAAGATGAGGTTGATTATTTAAGAAATGTTGGAGAGAGACATCTAAATAATATATCAACAAAAAATGGTATTACCGAAATGGATATATCTGTTGGTTTTACTCCTTATTCAATACCAACAATAGAGAAATTAGAATATGTTATGGCTGGTGATGGAGTATCAACTGAAACTAATTTTATAAGTTCTACCGCAACAACTTATTATTTTGCGATAGGTGCTATAAATTATGATACTCCCGGATTATATAAAGCTGATGAAACTGAACATATAAGTTATTCCGGTCCTATTAATCCAGATACTAGTGTTCCTTATATGTCTAATGTTAAATCTATAGATATTCCTAATGATGGAAAATATTATAATATTAATATTTATGTTAATTATCCTGAATTTGTTGAAGGATTAGCAATTTATTATGGATTAGCTAATACATCTTTAAATTTAATGTCTATTACAAATTTACATCAAAAATTAGATGGTAGTCCTAGTTCTACTGTGATTACAGCAGGTGTTACAACATCTGTAGTTTTAGCAAATATTTTTCCATTTCCAACAGCTACAGGTACAGTAAAAATAGATAATGAATATTTAGAATATACTGCACAAGAATTTGATGGTACTAATTGGATACTAACATTAAATGCTCCTGCAACTGAAAACCATAGTGGTGAATCTACGGTTATATACTGTTTACCTGATGATACAAGACAAGTACCAGAAAAAATATACTTTTTTCCAAACACAAACAACATGATTGAATATATTAATTTTGATGCTAGTAATGTTATTGATTTGGTAGATCACTCTAGTGAAATGGATTATGTATCCCCATCAACCGTAGGAACAATAGAATATTCAACTTTCATGAGTAAATTTAGACAAAGTTATAAATTAGTTGGTAACACATGTATAAGAACAAATTTATCAGCTACTAATAGAAATGCAATTAAAGATACTGGCTCAATACATTTTTATTTAGCATTATCTTCTTTTGATGATAGTAATACAGACCCTTACATATTTGGAACTTATGATACAACAGGATTATATTGTAGAATAAGTAAATTTAATTCTAAACCTTATTTAGGTTTTAGATTTGTTGAAGGTACTGAAATAGTTGATACTACTATATTTAGTTTTGAAGATTTTAGAATTCCTGTATTGAAAAAAAGTGAATTTAGTGATATAGGAATAGCATGGTCAAAAGACACTGATAATAATATGATATTCTATCTTGTAATTGATGGTATAACTAGTATTCAAACTAAGACAACTATTTCATCTACAGATTTTGATTTAGGTGCAATAGATATAGGTGGTTTATATAATGGGTCAAGTGTTGTAAATAGCTTTGTAGGTTATTTAGATGATTGGAGAATATATAATAAGAATTTAGCTGACGGTAGTTATAATATTATGTTTGCTGATATAAACAAAAATCATTACCAAGATATTAATAGATTTGCAGGTAAAATAAAATTAGGAACTGAATTTATTGATGTTGATGCAACATTAGCTAGCTATGATACAGCTTCAGCAATGAATTTATTATCTGACGAAACTGCAAGTGGTGGAGATACATATTATACCCCTGCATTTTATACTAATGTTTCTTTACCTTATAGTGCTACATATGAAATCGATGAGCCTTTAGTTAAATATGATAATTGGGTAATATCTAGTTATATAGCAGGTGGTTGGACTAGTTTAGTTACTAATATTACATATCCAGTGAGACCGGAAACAATTAAAATTAAATATGAATTATTAGATGATAATACTGGATTTTATACTCCTATTTTAGGCAATCCATCAGTAATAATCTCAGAAATGACAGTGTAGGATGGTGTTATATTTATGATAAAACAAAGAGATAAAAAAACGGGAGCAATTAGTTTTATACCTACAGCTGAAGATTTAGAAAAAAATAGATTAAATATCAGATTAGATGAAATGGAAAGAAAAATAAAGTATCTTGAAAATTTAATTATAGATATTAAAAAAGAAGATATTGTTGATGAACCTAAAGTTGAATCTGTTGAATCAACAACTAAAACAAAAAGAAAAAATAAAACAAAATCTATAGTTGGAGATATTAATAATGACTAATTTACAAGTGAAAATAAAAAAAGACGTTTCTTTTCGTGATGTATTAAATGATTTTGATAAAGTATTAACATCTATATCTGATATTATTAAATTAGATTTAAGTAATACTCTTGAATACCCAACATTAGAAGTTACTGGTGATATGTCTAGTGTTGGTATTGTTGCTATATCTACAGAAAAATTAGCAACGCCAAGAAATATTAATATTGTTGGAGAACTTTTAGGAACATCTTCATTTGATGGAACTAGTGATGTTAATATTAATACAAGAGTAGTTAAATTATATAATACAAATATAGATAATATATTTGAAAATATTGATGGAAATATATATAGCAAATATGCGGTAAATGCCACTACTAGTGGATTAGCAACAAGTGCCACATCTGCTCTTAGTGCTGAATCATCAACTAATAATATATTCACTATACCTAAAGATGGTGTTACAGTTGGTGGGGCTTTACATTTAGAAGGTACTGGCACAAATAAAACAATTGCTATAGAGAACAATAATCAAGTATTACAAATATATGGTGTTGATTTAACTGGTGGAAATACATTAACATATAATCCAAATAGCGGAGAATTGTCAGCATTAACTTTTAATGGTACAGCAACTAATTCAAATAAAATAGCAGGGGTTACATGTAACAATGAATTAACACCACCTACTGGTACAGATAGATTAAATGTTGAGGGTTATATATATGCAACTAGAACTTATGTAACCGAAAGTTCCGACTATGCTGAATGTTTTGATAGTAATGGATTAAAATATGATGAAGTTAAAAATAGAATAGTTGAAGTTGATGAGAATGGTAATTTACAATTAGGAACATTTGCTAGTAAACGTGTTATAGGTATAGTATCAGATAATTATGGACATCTATTGAATGGTTCAGAAGATGAAATTAAAAATGGAACTAAAATACCTATAGGATTAGCTGGGGTACTTTATGTGGATTCCAAAGATAAAGTTGAAAAAGATAATATTGGAAATCTAATATGTTCTGATAATGATGGTTATGCTAAGATTCTATTCTATCCAACTTTTGGAATAAACGTAGGTAAAATTATAGGTGTAGACGAAGAAAATAATAGATATAAAGTTTTGATAAGTTTATTATAAGGTGGATTAATAATAAATGGCTAAATTAACAAATACAATTATAGAAGGAACATTACAAGTTGAACAAGATGCTTTAGTAACAGGTGATTTAACTTGTATGGAATATATTAATACTAAAGGTATCAGATATAGTTATTTAGATTTAGGTGCTAAATCTGATAATTTTATTATAGATTGTGATACTGCTAGTGCTGTAAAATTCACTGTAGCGGCGGATTTAACAGTAGGATTAACAACTACATCACCTGAATCAATGACAAAAGAGATGTTGTTGATTATAAATAATGGTGGGGCATATACTCTAACTTGGCCCGCTAGTATTACATGGGTTAAAGGTGTTGAACCTGTTTTAAGTGCTAGTGGAACAGATGTTATATCATTGATTTTATTAGGTGATAGTGTAACTTGGTTGGGCAGTTTAAATACATCAGGTTCTATATTTATCGATGGTGGTACATGGGATTAATATGATATGTTAGGTTGTGATTAATTAATGGCATTACATGAAATATATACTGCACAGGATTTAAAAGATTTTAGAGATTTAGTAAATGCTGGCAATTTAACTGAATCAGCTATATTAATGAATGATATAGATTTAGCTGGCAATGATTCAGATCAATGGATTCCGATTGCAAGTCAAGCTAGTAGACAATGGCCAGAATATACTGGAACTTTTGATGGGAACGGTTATAAGATAAGCGGATTGTATATTAACAGATCAACAGTTTTAGATGAATATGGAGAACCAGATTATGATATAGATGATTGTGCGTTTATTGGTCAATTAGTTGATGAAGGGATTGTTAAAAATCTTACACTTGAAGGTTATATTTTAGGTGGATGGTGGTCAGTTGCAGGATTCGTAGGAGAATTATGGGGCGGTAAAATAATAAATTGTATAAACAAAGTTATTATAACTGGTCCTGAAGATGGAGACACTCTAGGTGGAATAGCCGGTTGTTGTGGGTGGGGAAACACTATCCCTAGAAATTCTGAAATAGCAAATTGCACAAATGACGCTAATGTTGGAATTGAAATAGGTAGTGGTGCTTTTGGTGGAATTATTGGTTTTGGTAATGGTTGTAGTATAACTAATTGCATTAATAACGGAAATGTTTTTGGTGGAAGTTATGCTGTAGCTGGTATTTCTGGAGATAATAATAGAAGTGTCATCGACAATTGTGTTAATACAGGTAATATAACAGGTACATTTGGTACTTACGATTGTGAAGTTGCAGGCATAGCTAGTTATTGTGATGATGAGAGTATCATTAGTAATTGTGTTAATACGGGTACTATAACTGGACTAGATTATGTAGCTGGGATAACTGATCGTATTCGTGGTGATGCTCAAATAAAAAATTGTGTTAATGAAGGTACAATTGTTTGTGAAGGGACATATTATGGTTCAATTTGTGGTGAATTAGATATCCCTATTACTACAACCTACGGTGATGATTTTTCTGTATCCTTTACATTAAATGACGGTAATATTGATATGGGAACAGTTTATCCAAATTATAAACATTATTATGAAGATGTAACACCAACTGGAACGATTCATGAAATTTATACAGCTCAAGATTTAATTGATTTTAGAGATTATGTTAATGCTGGTCATTTTACAGAATCAGCTATTTTGATGAATGATATAGATTTGAATGGATCTAGTTCTAACCAATTTTGGCCCACCATTGCAGGATATATAATTGATTCCCCTTATAACGGAACTTACTATAATGGAACTTTTGATGGTAATTATCATTCAATTAGTGGGATTTACATTGATGATACCTTATCCCATGGATATGAGTGTGTGGCATTTATATGTTTAGCAGGAGATCAAGCAATTATTAAAAATTTAACATTATGGGGGAATGTAACACTTAGTGGATACTTATCTGCTGGTTTTGTAAGTGTTGGTAAAGGTTGCAATATTATAAATTGTGTTAATAATATTAATATAACCTGTAGTGGTAGTGATATTTATGTTGCAGGAATTGTTAGTTCTTTATTCCCCCCAGTATCAAACAAATTACCGTTAATACTTAATTGCGTGAATAATGGTGATATAAATGCTCCTAATGGTTCTGGTGTTAGTGGTATCGTATGTCAGGTACGACAAAATAATTTAAACATTATAAATTGTGTAAATACTGGTAGACTAACAGGTTACGCATATGTTGCTGGCATCTATGCAGAAGATATTGGTGATTATATAATAAAATCTATAAACATTATAAATTGTGGAAATACTGGTCATATAATATCTAACGGTACATCATGGAGCCCATGCGCCGGTATTGCTATATCAGGACACGCTTACAATTGTGTAAACACTGGTATAATAGATGGTAATGAATATTTGGGTGGTATTCTTTGTTGGGGTACAGCCGCAAATTGTATCAGCACAGGATTAATTAGATATCATGGGACTGATAATATAGGATACGGTAATATATTTGCATACGTAACAAATTTAAATCCATCTCTAAATTATAATAATTATTATTTACCTATAGAAAATCCTTCTGATACAATACAGGGTACGAATTTTGGTTATGTTGATAGCGTTACAAATACAGGCGTTGCTACTGTAGCTGGGATTATAGAAATAATTCTACGTGATGGTATTGATGGACCCGCTATTATACCATTGGCTACATGTCATCTTTATGATGATCCTGGTAATACATATTATGAAATTTTAAATTCTGAGTATACTAATGGTGCTACAACTGTTGTAATGGACAATGTATCTTCTAATGGGGATTACCCAGATAATAATTTCTATTTGAATACGTCTTGTAATAGAGCTGGAATAAATAAAAATACAGGAAATTCCATTATGACAACAATAGAAAATGCGTTTGAAACATATACAGAAGGAAACGCTCCGAATGTTGCATCATCAATAGAAGATTTTAGAACAAATAAAAAAGTTATAACACCAAAAATATACCCAGATATTAATACTGATATTACAGATATAACTTTTAGTAATTGGTCTGTATCAGATAATACTAGGGCTAGAATAGAAAATGATACTGTAGTATTATTACCACCTACAGTACCTAAAAAAGAAATTATAATTGATAAGTTATAACTACAACTTAATTATAGAATAAATAATGTCAGGCTGTGATGAATAACATATGACAAATTTAAATTACATAGATATCAATTATGATGCAACATTTACAAAAATAGATGATTCTACAGATTTGGGTACTGTATCTGTAAATAAAACTGTTTATATTGATACTTTATTTGAAGCACCAGTAAATAGAGATTTTTATAGATATATTTTAGATGGTAATACATTAAATTATAATAAATTTGGTAATGATGCATATATAAGTAATATTAATACTAGAGATATTAATGCAAACTTAGTTAATAGTTTATCTCATTTTGTTATAAATAAAAATAATTATTATTTCTGTAATTCAGATAATAAAATAAATGCGTATACAAATACTGGAACATTATATTATACAACTGAAAATGATTATATTAATATTAAGTCAATGATATTAGGTGTAGGTAATAATATATATGTTAAGTATGATACTAATAAAATTGATTGTTTAGTTGTTTTAGCAAACATGTTAGATATTAATTGGACTATTAGCAACGATGATTTTGGTGATTATTTAGCTTCTGATGATAATTATATATATGTTAATAGTATTTCAAATAAAAATCAAATTTATGTTATTAATCCTAGACTAGTAAATGAAGGAGATTATATCGATAGAATAATTACTATAACAGGGTTTAGTGCTGAATATGATAGTAATGAACATAAAACTGTTAAATATATTAAGTGTTATAATAATTATATGTTTTGTTTATTTGGTACAGATAATGATACAAGACCTTCTTATATTTGTAAAATAGATTTAAATGATGATAGTATAATATTTAATATTATAATTAGTGATAATTACACTATAGCAACTAGTAATTTATACACTGTTAATAATACAATCTATTTTGCTAAACATAATATATTATATAAAATGGATTTAGATATAGTTACTGATAGTCAAAAAATATTTAATGATAATTCAAATATAATTAAAATTGGTAAATATAATGAAGAAGAATTATATATTTTAACTGATAATAATAGATTAGTTATACTTAAATTGAATGATAATGATAATAAAATAGGTAATATTATATATAATTATAATGATAGTAATGATACTGATAAAATTTTACTTGATATTGAATTAGATAATAAAAACAATTCATTATATTTTATTTATAATAATTCTATTGAAAATAAATTCCCAAGTCTAATAATAGATGATAATGGATTAATTGGTAGTCCATGTTATAAATTAGATGGCGGCGGAAGTTATATTGAATTTGAATCAATGCCAATGTCTAATAAAAATTTTAGTACTTCTATTAGTTTTAAACCAACTAAAATAAACAATAATAAGAGTGTATTGTTTGGTGGTAGTGATAATTATAATTGGAAAGCAATATGTTGGTCAGATTATTTAAATGTATTTTGTTCTATCACTGAAAACGATAATGTTACATCTATAATGCCAGATGATGGTTCAGAAAATTGGTATACTAATGATACTAGAACATTACCTGTAGCTAGTTGGAACTCTATTTGTTGGGATAATGTTCATAATTTATTCTATATTGTTTCAAATGATAATAAATTTGCTTATTCTTCAGATGGATTAAATTGGTCTTTATTATCAAATGTTCCAAATGATTATGAATGGAATAAAGTATATTTTGCTGAATATATAAATAATATATATGTGATACAAAAAAATTCAAATAAATTAATATATAATATGGATGTTAATGGTACATGGAGAGAAATAACATTACCTATTACTTCTGATTGGAAAGATATAACTTATAGAAATTCAGATAAATTGTTATTGTTAGTTGATGGAACTAATATAATACAAAATATAAAAAATCATAATGTATTTAATATTATAACTGTTGGTGATACAACACATAAATGGACTAATATTATTTATAATAAATATTTAAATAAATTTATTGCTATAGGTAAAAACACAAATAAAATAGCTTACTCATCTAATGGTATAATCTGGGAAATAAAAGAATTACCATACATAGATGTTTGGGTTTCTCTTGTCTATGACCCTCATATATTAAATAAATATTTATTATTTAGTGAAAACAATGATACATATTTAATATCAGATGATTTAATTAACTGGACAACAATTACAGAATTAGATTATTATTATAATATAAAAGATGTTGCAGTTAGTAATAGTAGAATATGTGTATTATTAGGTGATGTTGATTTAACCTTTTACCCTACTGGTGGATCAGATGTAGTGATAGATAAGAAACATTGTCTATCACAAAAAAATATATTCAATAGAAATGTAACTAAATCAACATTTCAATTATATTTTAGTGAGTATGATAATTTCTTATATGTTTTATATGGTAATTATAAATTTAAATGCTATTTTAAATTAGATAGTAGTAAATTAGATGAATGGCAAATCATCTCAGCTATAGTTAATAATAATAATGTTAAAGTTTATTTAGGTGATAAATTAATATCTAATCATAATATTACTGATGATTTAGATGTTTATAATTATGATATAAATACAGATGATAAAATCTATTTTATTCATAATGGTAATGATACTTTCTATAATATTTATACATTTAGAATAGGTAATTCTACATTTAATAATAATGATGATAAAGATTTATATGGTTATGTTAATGATTTCATATTATATAATTATAGTATAACAGAAAAAGAAATAGATGATATTTCTAAAGTTAAAGTATTACATTGTAGATTTAATTATGATTACACTGAACCTGTTTATGATAATTTAATTCATGATATTAGTTGTTATAAACATAATTTAACAGGTAATTCAGATTATATAACCGAAGAAGATTCTTTTAAATTTGATAGTAATAAAAGTTTAACTGTTGCGAATAAAAATTATAATTTCAATAATGATAAATTTACATTATCTTTTTGGTATAAAAATAAAACTGATATTAATGATATTGGTAGTAAAATATTAGTGAGTAATTACAATACATTAGACCCTTATATGATGTTAATGGCTGATCAATTTAAACCAACCACGGATATTCCAGTTAAATTAATACAAAGTAGATACATGTATAATGAATTTAATATTATGTTATTTGCTGATAGATGGATTAGCGATGATGATTATTACTATTATACTATTAATAATACTAATATTACTAGTGATACTATTATAGACATATTACCTAGTATTAATATTTCTGAATTTGCATTAAACAATTTAATAGAGTGTGGTGTTGAAGGTCATAGTCAAACCGAAGGTTCTTTTATTGTTAAATGTTATAAAACAAAACCAGTTGTTGATGTTCCTATAAGAGTAATAACAAGAACATGGGTACCTGAAGAAATGATTTTACAAAATATAACTTTATTAGCTAGTAAATGGAATAATAATTTATATACTATAGAATTAGATAATATTAAATCCACAGACACTATAGAAATGATTATAAACGAATCAATAACATATAAACAATATAATGCTATAATATCAGCTGATCTAACTGGGTATTCTCAAACAGATGGGTCTTTTGTTATTAAAGCTAACGGAACAGTTCCGACTATTAATGTTTCAATTCTATTTTATATTAATTCAACAACATCTAAAATAACTAATATGACATTAGACAGAAATTATTGGTTGGGTGAATCAAAACCATTTAATTATAGACTAGAATTGGAAGATATGAATGATAATTTTGTTAATATAATACCAGCTGATGATATTAATTCTGTTGAAATGAATATGTTACAAACTGTAGGAATACGTGATGGTGGAATATTTGGTATAGAATCTAGTGGTTGGGTAATATCATATATGCCGACAGATGAAGATTCTGATATATATTCTTTACATTTTGTAATGATGGATAAAAATAGAAATCTAGTAAAATTTAAATTAACTAATGACAATCATGATTATAATGAATGGAACAATTATACTATTACTTACAATAATGGAATATTTAACTCTTATGTAAATGGTATTCCTCAAAAAGTTGAAAATTATAAGAATTATATAACAAGTAATAATATAGTTGTAGGAACAAATATTAGTTTAATAAATGATATAGATGTTGGAGTGCTAAGTGGTGAGTATTTCATGAAAGAATTTAGAATATATCACGAAGTCTTAAATCATAATTATATACTAGAATTATATAATAGAGGAAACATGTTAAATTCGAACGGTGCTTTATATACTACAGATGTAATAGAAGATAATGAAATTGTTGATATTTATAAAGAAGGATTAAAAGTTAAAACTATAACAGAATTAACTAACACAGACCCAGATTCAACGATTGAAAAAGATATATTAATCAATTTAAATTATGGAATTGATAGTAATGAAGTATTATTAAAAGATGAAATATATGAAACTTTATAAAGAGTGGGTGAAATAGATTGGTTATTAAAACAAATTTTGGAACAAGACAAGCAACAGAAGCTAATATGGGATTAGTTAAATTTGCTTCTGAAGATGAAATTATAGCAGGAATAAGTACTAATACTGTTGTCAATCCTAAGGGTATTAAATCTGCTATCAATTCTATTAATGGTTTAATATATGATGTAACTTTATTGTCTACTAATTGGGTAGGCACAACTGCTCCTTATACTTATACGATAAATAGTATTACTGGAATAACAGCTAATACTAATATGCATACTATATTAAGTTCAAATATTAATATCAATCAATTATCAGCATTTCAGGAAGCAATGATTGTTGATGGTGGATTAGATACTGATACTATAATTTTTAAAGCATTAGGAATTAAACCAACTGTTAATATACCTTTAAAAATAATTGTAAGTAAATCATTATATATTGAAGATGATTATGAACCTCAATATGAAGTAGAAACTTTACCTAGAGCCACAACAGACATTTACGGTACTGTCAGATTAGCTACACCTTTAGATGTAGAAGAAGCTACTAATGATATAAGAGTTATAACACCTTTTCTATTGGGTAAAAATGTAGCAAATGGTGTTGCTGGTTTAGACGCTAATTTATTAATTGATGATTCTTTTATTTCTGATAATATAGCTAGATTAGTTTCTCCTACATTAACTGGTACTCCTACAGCACCTACAGCTGAAGTTGGTACAAATACTGAACAATTAGCAACCACCGAATTTGTTAATAATAGTATAACTAATGTTGATAATACGTATACTATGATAGATAATCAAACTATTGTTGATATCTCTGATATATGGATTGATACTAACTATAAATTAACTGTATATATAAATAGATTATATTCCATTGAAAATGTTCATTACATCAAAAATACTATGAATAAAACTATTACTTTAACTAATACATCTGCTGAAAATGATTTAGTCACAGTTATAGTTAGACCTATATAAATGTAAAGGAATGAAAATAAATGGCAAATAACGTACATTATGGTCCTGATATCAAATCTAGAATATTTGATGTTATACTACTACCACTAAGTTGGATAGGGTCAACTTCACCATTTACATATACTATTAGTACTATAACAAATGTAAACCCAACATCAATAATTCATATTATACCAAGTATTAATATTACTTCTGAAGAATATACAGCATATATAAACGCTAATCTTATTGATGGAGGAATTGTTAATAATACTGTAACAGTTAAGTCAGTAGGAGCAAAACCTACAATCAATATACCAGTGAGAATAATTGTAAGTAATTCTATTTTTGTTGAATCTAAATATGAATTAAGCAGTTATCCAGTAGCTAATGAAACAGAAGTTGGATTATTAAGATTAGCTACAAATGAAGAAATAAATACTGGGTTAGATAATACTACAGCTGTGTCACCTTTAGGATTATATAATAATTATCTTAAATTAACAGGTGGAACTTTAACTGGTCAATTAAATGGTACAACAATAACAGCAACTTCTTTTGTTGGTAATGCATCATCAGCTACAAAATTAGCTACTGCTAGAAATATAGCATTAACAGGTGGAGTAACTGGCTCAGTTGCTTTTGATGGTTCAGCGAATGTTTCACTTACAACAACAATAGCTAATAATAGTCACACACATACTGGTGATAATATAACTAGTAAAGTCGCATCCAGTACTTTATCTGATTCAACAAATGCTATAGCTGGAATTTCGGTATATACAGGTACGACTAATCCAACAAGTTCAACTAGAGTTAATGTTAATGGTTATTTATATGCTACTAGAATGTATAATGCTGTATATAATGACTATGCCGAATGTTTTGACACAACAATACATTATAATGATTGTAAAAATAGAATAATTGAATTTAATAATGGTAAAGCATATTTAGCTGAAGCAGAATCAGATAAAGTTATAGGTATTGTTTCTGATACTTACGGTTTTATACTATATGGTTCAGAAGAAAGTATTAAAGAAGGTTTGAAAGTACCTGTTGGTATGGCTGGTACATTAAAAGTAGATTCAGAAACGAAAGTATCAATTAATGATATTAATAAATTTATCATATCTGGAATAGAAGGTAAAGCTAGAGTTATTGAAAAAAATGACATAGTTAATCATTTTGGATGTATAGTTGGAAAAATAATTGATATAGATGAAGAAAAAAATCAATATAAAGTAATTATATCACTTAAATAGATAATAAAAAAGAGAGATATTAATTTATCTCTCTTTTTGTTTTATTTATCTTCGCTTTCGATGGTAGGAATAGCTACTGTAGTATATTTAGGGTCTTCATCGAATATATTTTTAAATATCATTCCAACTAATATTGAATAGTTATAATTTATTTTATTCTGATAATCCATACTGTTAGCACCTAAATAACCAGCATTAGCTAATTTAATATTACCTTTATTTTTTCTTCTGTAGTTATCCCATACTTTAAATCCCGCATATATATTTTTATAAGTGTTTGTATATAATTCTTCTCTTGTTATACCGTAATTCTTTCTTATTGTAGTTGCCCAAACACTAGGCATTATTTGACTTATACCTACAGCACCAGCACTACTTCTAGCACTCATCTTAAAATGTGATTCAACTGCACATAAAGCTATATAATACAATACGTGTTGTTTATCTTTTTCTTCTTCAAATAATTTCATGTATGCTTGCGTAACTTCATCAATATATTGAGGGTCATCATCATTAAAAATAAGTCTAATAAAATTAGATATTTTTTGCTCAACATCATTAACAGATAATTCATAATAATAAGAGTATTCATATCTTTCATTTTTAAATATATGATTAATAGGTGTTTTAGTTATAAATGAAGTATTATATTCCACTAGCATACCTATAATAAATGCTACAGTTAATATTAGACTAAGAAATATTAATCCTACAATACCTTTAGTTAATTTTTTTAGTTTAAAAAAACTTTTAATTTTTTTAATATAATGATTTTTTCTATGTTTATTATCTGCTTTCTTAATAATATCTTCTTTCTTTTTGTTATTATCTTTTATAGTATTAATAATAAAACAACTCCTCTTTTTATTATGAAAAATAAAAGCAGTAATTAAGTTATTAGCTTCACTACTGCTTTTTCTATATTATATAATATTCTTTTTCTTACCATTCAGAATTTCTGTTGACTTCAACTAATTCTCTTATGGCCCATTTCAAATCTATTAAAGAATATTCTGTTATTGTTCTTTCGAACCCATCTCCCCATTTTAACACGACATGATAATTTTTATCATGCACTGAGTAATCGATACCCACAATATATTTATGGAATTTTTTCGGTATCTTTTGTAAAATTAAATTGTCAATAACTTTAATATCTTTCATTTTTTGCACCTTCTTATTTAAACTTATACTAATTATAAATTATATAAACTTATTAAGTATAAGTTTAATTGTAGTGAACTAATTACAGCCTAAAGGATGTAATCTTCCTGCTTCAACGGCTACAAGGTTCATAGTCTCCACAGGCTTGAATTCCCTAGGTTCCCTAGGTATTTGATTTTTAATTATTTTAGTCATTCATATTACCACCTAAAGGCAGTAATCTTTCTGTCTATTGTAGTAAATGTTTTTACATTATTTCTATTTTTATCTAGCTTTAATTTCTTCTTCTGGTTCTTCAACTTCCGGTGCTTGAACTTCTGGTGATGTTTCAGATTCTTCAGGTTTAACTTCTGTCAAATATCCTAACTTCATACCTAGTTCTATGGTAACTCTGTATTCACCTTGAAGTCTCTTTTGTTCATCTTTCCCTTCTTCTACTTGTTTTGTTATAGCATCAAACTTATTTTTAATATCATCAAGTTTCTTTAAAAATTCGTTTGGTATTGCATTATTTTCTGTTGTCATTTTCTAAACCATACTCCTTTTTATCTTTGCTTATTTATTATTTAACTTATAACATTTTATATAAATTAATAATTAATTCTTAATTTTACTCACAACATTAGAAAAAAGAAATGTTTTGTGTAATATCAGAAATTATATAATTTCTAGTTCTTCCCAACAATCTCTGCATGTAGGTTTACAATCTCTTTCACTTTTATCCATTAGATGTGGACAATATGTATTATCGATAATCCATTCTTTTAATTCTTCATTTGTCATTTTTCTTATATCATTAATTAAATTATCAATTTTTGTCATTTGATATATCATCTTTCATTATTCGATTTTTTTAATTCCAAATACAACATAATCACTGTTTATTCCTAGAGCAGATAATGGTAAAACATAGCTAATTATAAAACTCATTGTATCAGCTTCTTTCATCGTTTTAACAAATTCATTATCTCTGAGATATTGATAATCATTTTTGCCATCATAATAACTAGTATAACCTCTGGGTTCTCTAGCACATCGATAAAATTTTACTACATCACCATCTTGATAACCTCTATAGTTCTGTCTTAATTCAAAAGTTTTATGACCTGTTTTAACTGCGTTCCAATATTCATCTAGTAGTTTCAAATGATGTGTTTGATTCATTTTTTATTATCCTCTAATTATTTCATATAATTCATCTGGGGATAGTGACATATTATTCATTAATTTTTCTATTGCTCTATCTCGTTGATTCTTCATTTTTTCAAGATCCGTTTGAAGTATAGATATATATTTTGTGTTTTTTTCATTATCTTCTAATAGTTGAGCAAGTTGAGTATTTAATTCCATCTGTTCATCTTCCTTATCATAAATATTTCCGATAATTTCAAATTTATCTTCATCTAATATATCATTACCAACATAATGTTTTAGATTATAGTGTACCCAGTTATATTTTTGTACTAAATTTAATGGTATTGCTCTAAATGCGCCATCTTCGAATTCAACATAATATTTCCAATATCCTTGTTTATATAAAATATCTCCTTCAAATACTCTAGTTTTATTTTTATCTGTAAATCCAGAATATTCCTGAATTGTATTTGGGTCAACTTCAACTTTATCAATATTATACAACATATCTGACCTATCAATATAAGATAATACATTACCATCAATTGTTTTTTCTTTTAAATAAAAACCATAATGCCATTTTTTATGTTTATCTTTTCCTCTATAGATTATATCTCTCAACTTTACCACCCTTATTTATCAACATACTGTAAATTAATACATATTTCTCTCAATGACATATTATTCTTCATATAATTTGTTAGATTTTCTATATCTTCATCTTCTAAATCATATTCATCTTTTAGTATATCATGATATTTCTTATCACCACTATCTATATTCAATTTATACCAAGACATGTATTTAGGAAATCTAACTCCATTATCTGACATAAATTTAACATAAAAATAAATATATTCTTTTGGTTTAAGCCAATAATTAGTAGTAACAAACATTTCAATATTCTTTCTTGTAAAATCATTATATACTAGATAATGATTTAAAGCCCAAGCTAAAAAATAATATTCATTTTCATCCATATCAGACAACAAATCATCTAAAGCTGTATTTGTGTCTGATACTCTATTATTTATTATATTATATATTTCTTTAATATAATAAAAAACCGTTGGCTTTTGCTTTTCTTCTTTTACTATTATATCTTCTGTTTTGTTTTTATTAGTAATAAAATTAAATAATTCACTCATTATTATCTATCTTTCTAATGCAACGTAGCAATCTCGATTTTGTATATATATGCCATTTAATCAATGAATATCCTCCACATTAATTCTTTTATAACTTATATTACTAATTATATCATCTTTATTTGGAATTGTCAACACCAATTCTATATCTTTATACAATACTTTTACTTTAAATATATCTTTTTTCTTTATTACATCACTAACTGTAAATTGATTTTTAAAATGATTATACTTCTTTGCTATTTCACTTATGGTTTTCTTTTTATAATCAATATTTTGTTTTTTTAGTATTCCTAAAATATCTTTCATGTAATCAGTAAAATTTATAACAAATTTATTAGTATCAGCATTTAAACAATCTCCAACATATGCAGTATAACCATCAGCATCAAATTCAGGAGTATAAATTTTATCAATATTTAATATATTAATATTATCATTTTTGTTAATTTTTTCGTTGATTTTATTAGTTTTTATATCTTTTTTATTCTCTTTTATTTCATTAGTATTTTTATTGTCATATATTTGACTAATCATTTGATTAACTAAATGTATATCAATTTCACTAGGTTCTTTTTGATTAATATAATTATATAGAGATTCATACACAGCACCGTCTGGTATTGTATTATTTTTATTTACCTCTGTTTTATTACTGATTAATTGAAATATATTAGTGGTCTCTTTAGCTATATAATTTAAACTGGCCTGTAAATTAAAATCTAATTCATTATCAAGAGACACTTCTTTAGAGGGTTGATTATCTTCTTCATTATTTTCTGAATATTCATCTATAATATTATCAGTATTATTATATTCATCATCTTCATTTATTATAGCTATATTATATTCATTTTTAAGCAATAATCTTCTAAATTCACCAAAATCATTCAAATTTATATTATTATCAGGTATAATTTCATCTATCTTACTATTTTTAACCATTTGCACTTTATCAATATTTTGTACCCAAAGTCCTGATACAATAACAGCCAAATGTATCTTAATGACTTTAGCATCATAATCAAAAATTTCATTCATAGTGTTAATTATATTTAATGCTGTATTTATATTTTGAACCTGTTTTTTATTATCAGATATTATTATTGGTTCAATTATAGCAACCATTCCATTTTTAAACTGCATTTCTTCTTCTTCATAATTTATAATATGATTAAATATAGGTGCTGGTGTTACACAAAAATCATCTATACCATCATAAATTAACAATAACATTTGATTTATAAATAATGATATTGCAATATGTAATTGATTATGAAAATTAAAGTCTGATAGTATTATTAATATAACAGACATTACTTCATCTATAATTTTTTGCATATCTTCTCTATTTTTTATTTTATTATTTTTATGTAATATTGAAATATATCTAGTAATAACAGCTGACATATACAATCTAAGATAATATAGATTTAAATAATATGAATTATTAGCCATATTAGTTAATACAAGTTTATCTATTTTTTCATTTATTTTATGACAAACATCGATATCTATTAAATAAGATTCTGATTCAGAAAAATTAAATTTACTCAAAAGATATTCCACCTTAATATTTAAATTTTAATATACATCAACTATCATAAAACTATCATAAAATATATTCTCATCCTCAATAACTACAGAACCTATGCTGTTTTTCCCATCCCCCATATGTCCCCCGCCATCAAAAATATTCTTAGCTATATCAAATGCGTTTGTGCCATTAATAGTTAATTTTCTCAGCATCTTGTTATAGCAGGCGTAATTTCTATTATTGTCAATTATATCATCAATAGTTTTAACTCCTGAATTAACCCAATCTGTAGCTTTGTAATACCAAGGACTTACATTAGTGGAACTAATTTTTGTTAATTTATTATAAGATGTGTTGTATTTCCATATAATACTTCTACCACTATCAAAAGGTGAATCAATAATAAGAAGTTTATATATGTTTTTACTTTCGTCTTTTTTAAATATAATTTTCATTTCCATACATGGTATTACTGGTTCCATATAATTAATTAATAATTTTTCAGATTCTTCATTGTAAAGTTCGACAATTTTATTAATTACAGTATTTTGTGCTAATACGTTCATTAGTATCAGTACACTTTTTGCATTTACATTTTTAATATTACTGATATCTCTATATATATCATTAATAGTATCTACAACATCTTCAAATGTTAATCCACAAGGTTGTAGTTTCAAATTATAAGCTGACAATAAGTTACTTGACACACAATTGTTCTGATACTCAATTAATCCAGTTCTTATAGCTTTCATAAATCTAGCTATACTACTACAATATTTAGATATTTTTTTATCGTATATATCCAGTTCTGTTGCTGATTCTGTGTTGAGAAATTTATCCAAATCTAGTTTAGCATTATCAACTATATCACCATAATTACCTAAAGCCAACACTAAATTTAAATCATCTATATATGAAATATCTTTAATATTTTTATGATTAATAATATTCATTAAAGCGTGTTGTATAATAAGTCCACTACATAAACCATCTATATCAGCATGCATATATACATCTATATATTTAAATTTATATGCTAGTTCAGCTAATACACTATAAATAACTTCATACTTTTCAATCATTAAATATGTATTACTTTTGTAAATTTTATTAAATTTAGTCTCCATTAGATGATGGTCGACTATTACTACATTATCGTCTTCATTAATGTCAAAATTTTGGTCCACTATTATATTTAAATGTGAACTATCGAAATTCACAGGTCTAATAAAGGTACCAAAAGAATATTTAATTTCAATATCATTCTTGTCAAATATTTCAGTATCTTCTGTTTCGATATAGTTTATAGCTATAGTTTTATCTTCACCAGTTCCAAAAAATTCTAATTCCATATTTTCAAATCCTTTATAATATTATACATTCTTCTATTCAAGTAATAATCAGCTTTATTAATATTAATATATTTAAATGAATTCATTTCAGGTTTATTAATTCCATTCAATTGAAAGAAACTTGTACACTTCATATTTTTAATGTTTATCGCTTCATCAGCTTCAACTTGATATTCAAATACTACTAAATATTTGTTATAAGTTGGTAAATATAGCTGATTAGTTAAAAAGACTAATTTACTCTCCTGTAGTACTATAGAAGTTTCTTCTTTCATCTCTCTGACAGCAGTAGTACTATAATTTTCTCCTTCTTCATTTACCCCTTTAGGTATGCTCCACAAATATCGACCGCCATTTCTAGCACCAGTTACTCTACCAACTAAAAATTCATTAGTATTTTTAATACGATATATCACACCACAACTATAAAGACTATCGCTCATTTGAAAACTCCTTTACACTCATTATAATATATATTATAACATATTTATCTATTTATGTCAAGTTAATTATTAATATTAATTTTATAATCAAAAGGGTTTGATTTTTAATGTATTATATCGGTATTGACGTTGGATTAAACGGCTCTATATGTATCTTAAATAATCAAGGTAAATTAGAAAAATCACTTAAAATGCCCGTAGTAAAGATAGAAGAAGGTGCTTATAAACACTGGTACAATGTTAATGAGATTATCGATATATTTAATAATTATAAAGACAGTAAAATTATTTTAGAATATCAAAGACCTATGCCAGGACAAGGTTCAGCGTCTATGTTTCGTTTAGGTAGAGGATTTGGATTGTTAGAAGGTATTACTACCACTATATATAAAGATAACGTTACAATTACTGATCCTAAGATTTGGCAAAATTATCTAAGTAATAAATATTTAACTAAAGATATATCAAATGCTTTTAAGAAAAAAACTTTAAATTATAATATTGTTATAGACACAATAGCTGATGATACTTATAAAACATGGTTTTTAAAGTATATCACCATGAAATCTATATCACCAGCTAAGATTAAAAGTTCTTATTTATATTATATTATTACCAATACAGATAAAGATATATTAGATTTTAAAGATAATAATATTGTTGATGCTTATTTAATATCTAAATATTGTTATCTTACCTAGCTTTTTTCTTTTTAACATTAGGAAATTCAACGGACATAATTATATCGATAGCTGTATACACACTATCAAGAGTATCTTCATTTTTAATTACATAATCAAATTTAAAATTATCTAACCCTGTTTCAGATATATCATTTTTGGTGTCTGAATCCATTTCTCTATGAGCATAATTAGGGCCCTTTATGCATATATTTAGTTGCTTATTTAGATTAAAATCTGGATAGAACATATGCAATTTTTCAGCAAATTTTGTTATTTCATTTTCATGTCTGCAATCAACCAAGCATATATTTTTATACATTCTGCCTTGAATTATAGAAGAACTAAATTCACGATTATAATTAATAAGTCTATCTATCCAAAAATCTGGGGCAAAAGTTCTAAATGCTAATCCTACTTGTTGTAGTAATTTTCTCCCTTTTAAATCTTTATTGCCATCCCAACCATATTCTAATAATAAATATTTTAGTTCAGTAGCAAAACTAAAATTAGGAAAATCATAATTTTCAAAAAGATACTTAGCAACCGTGTCTTTACCAGAACCTACTTTACCAGATAAACATATCAAATTATAATTAGTATTACCAGTACCGATGTAATTATTTTTTAATTCTAAATTATCTATATGATGTACACATTTTTCACATCGATAAAATTCATCAGTGTCGTGATAATATAAACAATCATTAAATGTACAATAGGGAATTTTATTAGGCATATATTTTATTCTTCCATTTCTCATAAAAATTTGGGTCTTTTAATTTTTCTTTAACATCATCTAATTCATAATACATTGTCACTTCAATTGGATATCCCATTTGTTTTTGATGTAATGCATAAGCTACAATCCACCAGTGTCTCGCATTAATTGATAAATTTCCTAAATTACCGTGATATTGATAAAAAATATGACACTGTTTACATGAATTAATGGCGTGCATTATTTCACCACAAGAACCTGTTGAAGGTTTATTGGATAATACGCATACAACAACATCTGAACTATCAATTTCATCAATCTCACTTTTCATCATGCCCATACAATCAGTTGTAGTATGATTACCAAAACTATCATGTTCACACCAAAATGGTCCTGTATATATAATATCTAGACCATGATTAACAATTACTTCTTCTTGTCTTTTAAATAATTTATTAACATCTTCTAATATTGATATTCTATAATCTTTTTTAAGTGCTTCAATTACATCATCGTCATTATCCCAATTAAAACCAAACGTGTCTTCACCAAATGTACCACTAAAAAATACTTTCAATCTGTTGTCATTCATAACATCAACTCTCTTTACTTCTTTTTTATTTTAGAATTTAATATTGCGTATTTAAGATAAGGTGTTACTTTTCTTGTTAATTCTTCTTTTAATTTAAATACTCCATATTTATCCAATATATCAGATGGATCTTCATTAGATAATTCAATTATATTAACAGATGGAAAATATTTAATAAGATGTTCCGCTAACATTCGGTTAGAAATATAAATATCATTATCTTTCTTTTTACTGTCTAACGTTATATATATTTTAGTGTTAGTTGGAAATTTATCTGATATAAAATTAACTACTGACTTACCTTTATTCTTACCGAACATACACATAGAAACATAGTTGCCCATTGCATAATTGATAGCATAACTATCAAAATAACCTTCAGTAAGATATATACTGTTTGTTGACATATTATTAATAACTTCATCATAAAAACCAATCAAACAAGGTGATTTTCGAACAACTTTCATATTATATCGTGCATAATTATCATTCTTATTATATAGTCTTCCCATATAAGCTACGATAAGATCATTCATAATTATAGGAATATATATATAATGTTCATCTGTCATGTAATTTTCTATTTCATTTGCATTGTTATACACTCTTTTAAGAGCATATTTTTTAGCTTCTGTGATATTATGAATACTAACCATATTATTCTGAGTAATGAAATTTTTAACTATATTATCATTACTAATTTCATCAACTTTTACTTCTAAAGTTTCCTGTTCAGCATTATTGTTTCTTAATATAGTTTTAATATTATAAATTGATATATCATTTAACGATGCTAATAAATCCAAAAATTTATCATATAGATTAAATATTTTCATCAACTTAGATATTGAACCTTGTTCTTCGCACTTATAACAACGATAATTACCCCAATCTAAATTAATAATCATCTTATGTTTATGTTTGTCTTTATCACAATATGGACAATTAATTAATATTTTATATGGATTTTTATCAACTTTACAATTTGATATATTACTAGTAATAAATTGTTTAATATCATTAATATTATTAAGTATAATTTTATTAAACTTTTTTTTATTAGCTACCATCATCTTATATCATTCCTTAGTTGTTTGTTATTATATATTATAACACATATACTATCGGTTGTCAATGTTAATCTAACAATTTATTTTTTGTTCTTTCTTATATTCTTCTCAACATTTCTTTTTTTAGCTGTCTTTTCTTTGCTCTACTTAATGGATTAACATTTTTAGTGTGCTTATCGGCTATACAACTTGCTGTATATGCTTCTGGTTTAATTTTAACATTATAACCTGAACCTCTAATCATACCAACTGCACCTTGAATAACAGCACGACTTTCACCATCTACGCCAACATCTACGTGAATTTCTAGACTTTTTAAATTAATAAAAGTATTCAGATGTTCTCCATGATTAGTTATTTCTGTCATAAATTTACTTGCAAATTCAAGACTTAATGAAGCTTCAGTATATAATCTTTCTTGTAATGATACTTTACTAGCTATCTTAGATTTATCATAGAAATAGATTCCTCCATGACCAACACAACAACAAGCTACAACTGTAACATACACAATATTATTACCATATACTTGTGAATCAGTACCTATAATAAATTTATACTTAACATTATTACCGTTCTTATTTATATAATCAGCTATTTTATTAACTACTTCTTTTAATTCTAATTGTCCATACGTAGGACTTATCATACTTACACCAACTTTTTATTTAATTTATTCTAGTGTATAATGTATCAAATTGTAAAGGTGAATATACATTTATAGTATTATCACGATTAATAACTATATAATCATTTTCATTAATATTAATAGTATCTCCAGTGGATGTTATATATTCACCTGCTATAACTTCACCACCGTATTGGCTCCACAAAGTTACAGTATTTTCCTTAATTTCAATTGAATTATTAATTATTTTACGTATAAAACTTGGTACACCATAATTATAATTTATTCTTGTGAATTGCCAATATTCAACAACACTATCATTTTTATAGCATTTCATGTTTATATCAACCTTTTTATTTAATTTTATCAAACATACTGTTAAATAGATTTGGTTTTAATACATCTACATTTCCTTTTCTATTCACAACAATATAATCATTTTCATTTATTGCAACTTCTCTACCATCTATTCTTTTGAGAACACCATAAAATTCTTTATTATAAGAAGTCATAAAGATAGATATACCTGTATACTTGTTATTATAATACCCTATGCTTTTAATAAAATTAGGTATATCATGTTTCATATAATTCTCTCTAGTAAACTGCCATATATTATATCCGTCAGATTTTTTATAACATTTCATTTTATTTTTTACTCCATACCCATATAGGTTCTACAAATACTCAATAATTTATTAACATCTTTAGTGATTAATATTTTATACCCTATATATTTCATCCACGACAAATCAAATACAGGGTCACCACGTTCTGTTATTCCAATATTCATTCTATTATCCTCTATTACATATTTTTAAAATTTCTTTTACTACTTTATCATAATCTTCTTCTATACCTTTTATTTCTATATAAGGTATATTATTATCATTTAATATTTCTTGTTTAATTCTATCAGCAATTTGTTTACTTTCATCTTCACTATGTAGTCTACCATTAGGATTATACGGTTTTGCTCTGTTTATATATATATTTAAATTATATTCCTGTTTATGATATGCTAATACTAAATCATTAAAATGTTTAACGATATCTGGGTTTTTGTTTGAGTTATAAAATATAGACAACAACAAGGGCGAATCAGTAACTATGACATCAACTTTACCTTTAACTCTTGATTGTCTAAATAATTGTTTAGCAAAAATATACGGTTGACATTTAAATACTTCTGTAGATTCTTCCCAAACCTTATCTTTTGCAAATTCGGTAACTAACTCACAGTCAACATTATTCATTTTTAATTTAGAAAATATATAAGCTGAACCCGTAGATTTACCACTACCTGGGGCTCCAAATAAATTAACAATTAATGTTTTTTTATCCAATATGATTAATCTCCTTTTTGTTCATTCATTTAACCACCTTATATACTATTATTTATATGATACTATATAATCTATCTATAACATCTTGTGCAGTATGACCGTCATATTCAAAAAAGGCTTTTGGATATTCAGGAATATTAAATAAATCCCAATCTTCTATTTTATAATGATTTGAAATCTGCCCTGTAGGTAATAAAGCTACCACTATAAAATATTTACCATCAAAACATAATTCTCCATTATTATGTTTTTTAGATTTATGAACATTATATTTATGATGTTTAGCCCATTCATTAAATAATAAAGCATTGTATAACTTTCTAAATTCATATAATTCATTAAATGTATGATAGCCATCTGAAATATTACCTGTATTATTCAATTATTATCTACTCCATTACTATTCAATTATTTTTAATTCTTCATATTCTTCATCTGTTAAATCGATTTCACTTTTAATTTTATAAATTAAATTATTTATCATTTAGATTTTTCACATTTCATGAAATTTTATATATAAACTATCATATACTATGTTATTTTTATTATTCTTCAATCTTCTAAAACTACTATTCCCACTTCTTATATATATGTGTTCATTATATAAATCTATTGGTATATCTAAATAAGTATTATTCATATTACCGCTTATACCATTAAATGATAAAATATAATTACATTTAATTGTTTTTAACCAACTCCAAAATATATTATAATTTATTGTTCCAAAATACATACCTTTAGTATTATAATACGGAGGGTCTAAATACAAAAAATCATCTTTATTAGTAGGATGAATGTTTATATAATCTATGCAGTCAAAATGAACATTATATTTTTTTAATATTTCACTCCAATTAAATACTATGTCATAAAATTTCTTAGGTGATATTCCAGGTCTAGTAAAATGACATGAAGCATTAAATTCACCTTTTTTGTTATATCTAGATATTCCGTTAAAGGCAGTTCTGGTAATAAATAAATAGTCTAAAGGATTATGCTCAATATTGTATCTATCACGTATTTCATTGAAAAATATTTTTCTATATTGTATATCTTTGCTATTAAATTCAGTATATAAATTACTATAATGCTGATATACCGTTTCCGGATTATTTTTAATAATGTTAAACAACTGAATTAAATCATTGTTAATATCACTACAATAATAATTATTGACGTTGATATTAATATTATTATCTAATAATCCTTTTAACACACTAGCTCCACCGCAAAACGGTTCATAATAATTATTAATATTTTTATTAAAATATTTTAGTATTTCGTTAGTTTGAGTTCGTTTACTGCCACTATATTTAATTATTGGTGAATTGAATATTTAAATCGACCTCTCAATTTCTTTCTCTACATATTCTATTATATTACCAGTTTTTTCATCAATATAATTAGTAACTTCCATCGTAACAACTTTAGTTGTTTTTTCTATTTTAACTTTTCTTGGTTGATAATGAAATGAATTTTCTTGATATTCAGTTAAACCTTTTTCCCATTCTAAAATATAAGTTTGATTATTAAACTCAATTATAGAAGAAACAAATCTACTCCAACGACCGTCATCACCTTCAATATCTTTAATTGAATACTCCTGTAAATAAGATAATTCACTTTCAAATAGATTTGTTCCATCATTAAGTTTTTGTATTATTTCCATATCTTCTTCATTCATTTTTCATTCCCCCTTACTATTTTATACAGTGAATATATTATAGAAAATACTATTGATATAAATGATATTAACACAATTCCACAATTAAATAACATATTTAATTCCACATAGACGTTAAATGTGTACCTAACAAATTAAGACCAACATTCACTTTATCAATATAATCTTTGTTTTCTTTATTTTTTTCTATATTATCTAAACTAATTTCTTCTAAAGCAAATATTATAGTATTCATAATACTACAATACATTTCAAAAGACATATTTCCCGGCATCCCAAGTTTATTTTTATTATATTTTTTAATTGTTGGTAATATAGCATTAGCAATATCTTTAGTCATAAAATTACTAAAAATACATAAACCATAATCTAATTTTAATAAATTATAATCATCATTCACACAATTATCATTATATCGATTACTAGCAATTTCGTCTAATGACCAAATAGCATTATCTAACATTTTATCAAATATAAAATCTTGAATATCTTTTGGATATTCAGTTCTATTTTCTCTACGTTTTTTGATTAATGGTAGTGCTAATTGTGCTACTATTTCAAACTCATCGTAATATTCTCGTTCAATATTTTCCATCATATTACAAATTCACCATCTTTTTTGATATTATATTTTTTATACAATAAACAATGTTCACAATAAATTTCACACATAGTGCAACAAGTACATCCACTATTTAATATTTCTTCTATAGATGGTTTGTTATTTGTTTCAATCATTTTATAATTTATTCTAATTTTATCTATAATAAGTATAGATATTATTGCAATGTATATCTATTTCGATGATCATTTCCATTTCACCAAACAAAACATATTCTATTTTTCTAGCTAATGGTAAACTTTTCTTTTTAATTATATATTTATTATCAATATCTAGATTATATTTTTTAAGTATTTTATTTAGTTTCTTTATATTTTCTTCTAACAATACTATATTAGCTTCAGCTTTGATTGGTTTAATAAAATAGTATATCAAATTATATATGAATTTAAAAGGATATATAAGTATATTAAATATATAATTAAATATTCTATCTAGATTAAAAATCATATTATTTATCCAACAATCTTCTAACCAACTATATGGTACTATATATTTCATGAATACATTACTGAAAACGTTTTCGATTAGATATTCAACTGATGTATATATGGGAATAGTAATAGTCTTACTATTGGTATTATCAAAATCTTTATATTCATATACAGTTACATTACAAGCAGGATTGTCGCACTCACAATAAAATATCTTAGTTTTACATTTATTCATATATTTTATTCTCCTATTTAATTATATATATTATAACACAATCTCTGTTATATGTCAATTAGTAATTTAGTAAGTCAACAATTTTTTTAAGTGTTTTATATTCAGTTTCATAAATATGAGAATAACTAGTTATATCAACAATATGTTCATCATAATAACTCATTGAAACTAAATACCAATCTGGACCTTGAAAAATATAATCGTGACAATTTTTCTCATATTCAGGAAGTATTTTTAATAATGCATTAAATTCTTTTTGATTATTAATGTAATAAGCTATATCATAATCGTAATTATAAGAGTTTTCTGTTATATCTGTTAATTCAATATGTTTTGTTCTTTCATGAAACTTTCTATATTCTTCTTTTTCATCCATTTTATTTTCATAAATGTTACATTTATCATAAGTATCAAATTCAGTACCATCTTCTACAATATAGATTTTACTTTTTGTAACTGTTATATTATTAACTATCTTCATTATAATCTCTTTCCTTCGTATAATCCAAGTAAAGATGATAGAGTATCTTCTTCTGATATTACTTGACCATCTAATACCTGACTTAATATATTTCTTTTACTGTCAATCATTATTTTCTACATTAGGTTTTTGATAATTATAATTAAATATATTCATATTAAATTCTGGCTGTTTTATTTCTATTCTTTTACTATCAGCTATTCTTTTATAAAATTTCAAATCTTTTTCTTTAGGATTAGCTAAATTTTTATATTTATCAAATAAATTAAGTATCACACTAGCTTTTTTATTTAATGGATATATATATCTGAACATTAATCCATAAACTTTAGAATATTCTTATATTCGCAGTAATTATAAGTGAGCCAAAATAATTTATCTTTATTTTCATATTTTTCATTTTCTCTTAATAATAAACGAGAACTTCTAGGATGAATCTTCTCACCAGTATTATTATCTATATAAACAGAAGTTAGAAAATTGCCTATATATCTAAAATTACTAGCTTGATAAACATAACCACATTTGCCCATTATACCATCAGCTAGTGTATATAAAAATAAACAATCAGTATTTTGTTTCATCCATTTAATTAATGCTGATATAACTTGACTACCAAAATTTTTAGTATTATTATATTTAGGTAAAAAACACATCTTTCCTATTTCATAATAATCTTTTGTTTTTAAATCATAATCAGGAAATATTTTTTGTATAGTTTTTAATGGTTGAGTTCCCCATCCTAAAGTAACTACACCACTTAATTCATTATCCAGATACACACCAATATAATATTTAGTTAATCGTGGTAGAATTTTGCTGTAATGATACTGTCTAATAAAGTCTATAGCTATTTTTTTGTCAATTTCTTTCAGTTTAATTTTATTCATTATAATCCCTTTCCTTCGTATAATCCAAGTAAAGATGATAGAGTATCTTCTTCTGATATTACTTGACCATCTAATACCTGACTTAATATATTTCTTTTACTGTCAATCATTTTAGCTAGTTCCATTTCTATTGTATTCTCAGCTAAGAGATACCAAATGTTTACAGCATTTTTCTGACCCATTCGGTGGCAGCGATCTTCCGCTTGTTCTAGTTCACCGGGTGTCCACGGTAATTCTAGAAAAACAATATTGCTACTTGCAGTTAAAGTTATACCAACTCCCGCCGCTTTGATATTACCAACAAACAATCTTATATTTTTATCATTCTGAAATTTTTCTACTATAGTCTGTCTCACTTCACCGGTAGGTACACTGCCATCTATCTTAACAGCTATATCACCAAATTCTTCCATTAACGCACTTATTATTTCTTTGTGTACAGCAAACACTACTAATTTACCATCGTAGTCAGCTAGAAAATTCTTAATCCATTGTATACTATTAGCTAATGCCCCACGTACAGCAAGCAATCTAAGTGTACCTACTTTAACTAATTTCTCAGCACTACTAGCTCTTTCAGCCGCTCTCTTACCTTTATTTTCTCTTATCCATTCAATAAAATCATTTTCCGCTTTATTATAATCAGATATGTTAGTTAAATCTAATGATACAAATGTTCTTCTTTTTTCTGGTAAATCTTCGATAACATCTTCTTTTTTTCTTCTTATCATTATATTACTAAGTATATCATATAGTTCTTCTAGATTACTTCCACCTTTATATTCCCATCCATATCCATTAAAATAAGCATCGCAATATCTTTGTGCATATGATTGAAATGAACCAAATAATTCTGGCTCAACTAATTTAATACTGTTGTATAATTCAGCAGGTCTGTTAATAGCAGGTGTACCACTCATAGGAATAATATGTTTAGTTTTCTTTGCTATATGTTTAACACCTTTAGTTCGTTTAGTTGTAGATGTTTTAATAGCATGACATTCATCTAATATCAATACTTTGGGATTAATATTAGCTATTTCTTTTCTCCATGCGTATACTATATCATAATTTACTATTATTATATCAGATGATTTTTTTAGTTTTTTAGTTTTTTTACCTTCAAGTATTTGTATATCTCGTTTTGTTAATAGCCATTTATCTGCTTCTTTTTTCCAGTTATATTTAAGTGTAGCTGGTACTACAATAACAACAGGAGTTAATTCGGGATGATTAGATATGTAGGTAAGTACAGTTATTGTTTTACCAGTACCCATTTCGTCACCTACAATAACATTACCATTTCTAGATTCAATAAATCCAACACCTTCTTTTTGAAATTCCATTAATGATAATCCTTTAGGTACTTTAATATTATCAGTATTATATTTTTTTGGAGTATTTCTTTTAGTTACAACTTTAATTAACTGCTCATGTTTAATCTTTAGTTTACTATCTAGATTAAAATTTAAAGTAACTAAACTATTAATATTATTTAAAGTACATGTACAAGTCCAGTATTTACCATCAAGTATATATTTTCTACCATCCAGATTTTTTATTTGTGCTACTAATTCAGCATCGTAGTTAAATTTAATTATAATTTTTTTACCATCTAATGTAGCTTTTCTAGACTTATCTTTTATTGTAATTTCAGGTATAGAAATATCAACTATTTCTTTTTTAGAAACAGTTGATTTTTTATCTGTATTACTGATTTTTTTTGTATTAGATAAATTATCTTTTTTATCTTTTAGTAATTTACTATACTTATCTTTAATAGTTGACAAAGATAATCAAATCCTTATTATAAATTTTAAATATTTTTTTCGTTTAAATCATATATCCCAGTGTTTTTTTCCATAGCTGTGATTGCATTATTGATAGTCTGTTTTTTATAAGGATCCCCTAAACTATTAAAAATCATATATTCAACATCTTCAACAACAAGTTCATGCAAAGCTCTATGCAATTCAGTATTAATATCTCTTAATTTATAATTCCAATTTATATCTACGTTAGTCTCAGTTTTATTATTTTCATGATAATATTCTGTAAATGAAAACCACTTATCTTTAATTAAATGACCAATACGTATTATACTATTATTTTCTATTTCACATCGAACAAAAGTGTTTTCTAATTCTTCCCAACTATTCAACTCTAAGGTTTCAAGTAATTTTATGATGGCACCTAAACCAACAGCTGTGGGAACTCTTTTCTTTTTATCTTTATCATATTTATCTAAAGCATAAGTACCATACCCACATCCAGTACCATCAAATGTTATATCAAGAAGAAAGGTGAAAAATCCAAAATCTTTTGTTCCTAACATTGTCTTTCTTATTTTACCATTTAGTATACTCATATTTTATTATTCCTCATTTATTAATTCATTTATTTTTACTCTACCATGCCAAACAATTTCGACAGTATCAAATATAGTTTCTTCTGTTTCATCTTCTTTAAATTCAAACTGATATATAATATCTTTATCATTATTCTGTTTTAAATATTTAAATACATCAATAGCTAATCTATCCCAACAATCTTCTTTTTCTTTATTAATTGATATCATATCAGATATATTTTTCTTACAATCTTTAGTATATCTTGTAGCTATATTATATTGTTTAAGATTTTTTTTAATCATTCGATATCCCAATTCATTTCCTTCATGGTTTCTATTATTTTATCAGCATCTAAGTATACATCTGCATAATCTGTTCTTTTTTTATCTGTAACATCTTCTACATACATTTCAGTATCAGCATAAGAATTTTCATGCTCAATATCAAACTCATCAGATTGATACAACTGATAAACTATTTCTTTAATATCATCATCTGTAAGTGGTTCTTTAAGATTATCAGGAACTTCAACTATTACCATATGTGAAAATGTTTGTACTATTTCTACTTCTTTCTTCATACTCATTATCTCTCCTTACTTATTATGTTTTCTTTCTTCTCTTAGTTGTTCTCTCCAAATTTTACGTTTGCTACGTGGTAAAGGTTCTATATTAGGATTATAATCTTTCGTTGTTTTAGGATAATTTCTAACTTTAGTTTTATTTACGGATGTTCCTAAATATTCATCTATTCCCATTCCATTGAATTCTGTAAAAAATTCATTATATACTCCTGCTGTGTTAGGTAGTTCAAGATGTTCTGGTATTGTATTAGGGTCTGGCATATTATTTTATTATTCTCCTTCTTTTTTATTCTCCTCTAATAATTCATCTAATATAGGTTTTTTGTGCTTACACCAATCTATATAAACAATAATAAAACCAATAACTATAAATATATAGAATGAGATTTTAACTAGTGCTACTTTCAAACAACACTTTATCCTTACCAATGATTTTAGGTCTACCATCTTCAATATTAGCCATAACTATCACTCCTTACTTTTAATCCAAATTACAAATGCCAAGAAGCTGAACGTAATCGCAAGCATTAACACTATTGTTATATCTTCACTGCTCATTCCTCATCCTCCGGCAGATTGAGCGAACGCCATGCTATTATTTCCTTATTGATGCGAGTTTGAGCTATATCAAAATACCCTTCGTCAAGTTCCATCCCTATGAATTGCCTATTAGTTCTAATACAAGCAACTCCCGTAGTTCCTGACCCCATACATGGGTCTAAAACTACGCCACCCTCGCCAGTGCAATCTGTTATCAATTCCTTAAACAGAAGAACATTCTTTTCAGTTGGGTGTAATTTACTTTTTCCACACGGATATTTGAAAACTGTATTTTTGCAGTGTGGATTAAATATTTTATAGCCTGCTTTCTTAAACCAGACTGCCGTTTCTACCCCACTTAAATAGACATGTTGCCCGTTCATTGGAGATGGATTACTCTTTTGCCATACCAAAAGACGCACTGTGCCTTTCTGTGTTTCAAAGAACTGATAGATAGGACTAATCTGCCCTTTGCCACAAAATATAACTATGCACCCTTTAGATATTCGCAAACATTCAGTCAAGAAGTTATCTAGATTAAATGTTAGAACGTCCGCATTGCCTTTATCTAGTTGTCTTATCCCATTAGAACTTCGATTAACTTCGTTGTATGGTATATCAGTGAGTATCATATCAACAGAAGCATTCTCTATGTCCCTCATAAGAGACATGCAATCTCCTTGGATTAACTCAACTTGTTTGTCGAGTTCTGTCATTCCGAGACCTCCTTCACTATCTCCACGCCCTGTTATAAGCCTCTACTGCCTTTTCCGGGGTCTCGCCGAATCCACAAATGCCCTCTTGTATACTCTCGCCATATAAGGCACACCACATATTGCCATCTTTATAAATTTTAGGCTTGAAATTAGTGCTTGGCAGAAGTTGTTGCTCACATACAGTGTCGTAATAAATTCTCATGTGATGTTGTTCTATGTTAAATCGCTCGTTCCAGTATGCTTCTTCTGTGTTTATTCCGCTCATTCCGCTTTCTCCTCCTCTAACTCCTTAATTCTTTGTCTTAGTTCGCTATCTAAAAGATCAGCCATTGTTAGCCTCCTTTGTATCCGCGCCGTTAATGTTGCAGATGTTTAGTAAGTGTTTCATTCGCCCACTTCCTTTTCGGCAAGGGCTTTCTGTATGCGCTCGTTGGCTATATCGCAGTATTGCGCATCCAATTCAAAACCTATGTAATTGCGGTTGGTGTTGATGCAGGCGATTGCGGTTGTGCCGGAACCCATACAGTTGTCGAGGACTGTCTCGTTTTCGTTGGTATATGTACAGATAAGGTATTCCATTAACTCAACGGGTTTCTGCGTCGGATGTCCACCCTTGAATCTCTTTTGCGGTATCTCAATAATTGATTTAGGGTAATACCATTCTGAATAATGAGGTTTATATGTAAACTTGCCATAATTTGTAGAGTCTCCACCTGTTGACTTTAAAACTCTTTTCCCTTTAACCATTTTAGGGTTATATGTTGGTTGCTTTTGATAAAACACTAATATATCTTCGTGGCTTCTAAGTGGTTGCTTTTTAGCGTTTAAAAACCCCGTAACCTGACTTTTGCTCCAAACAAGCGAATACTTAAATAGCTTTCTGTTGCTTTGAATCAAATCTGTTGTAAACGGTTGCGTAGCAGTAAGTACAATCACGCCGTTTTCTTTTATAATCCTCTCATAATGCTTCCACAACTTTTCAAACGGTATAACGCAATCCCATTTATTCCTTGCAGTTACACCATAGGGCAAATCACATAAAATCATATCGACAGACTTATCCGGTATCCTTTTCATTCCCACTAAGCAATCCTCATTGTAAATCTTATTTATCAATAATTCGTCAAAAGTCATCACTCCGCACCCTCCTTCCCCGCCAGTCCGCAGTAGCCCTCGTTTTTTACCTCCGTGTCAAACCAACGCCACGCCATACATAAATAAGCGTTACATCCATCGTTTAGCATAGGACACCATTTTATTTTTGCTTCTTCAACCTTCATTAATTCGTACCCCCGATCTTGATCTCATCTCTCTTGTAAATCTCATAGGCCATATGTGATTTCAAGGCGTAATATATTATTTATTTTATTCCATATTGGTGGTCTAAATTATATCTAAGATAATTAAAATCAATACCAAGTTTGTTATGATATATTTCAGCTCTATTGTAGGCCGATAAAAGAGATTTTTCGTCATCGTTATCGTTGCATAACATTTCGGGGTATCTCAATCCCAACAGAAAAATATCTTTATCTTTCAGTTTTTCATTATTATCATATTTTTCAAAAGATTCGGCTATAGCATGAATAATCATACTTTTATCAAATTTAATCAAATCTTTGCAATTTCTGATTTCTTTTTCTATATTCATTAGAAAAACCTCCAGAAGTATAATTATTTTTTAACTATATATATTATATCATACTTTAGAGATAAATACAAGTCGGCTGAAAGTATGGATTTCAGTTATACACTTACTTAATCAAAACTTAAAATTCGAATCTTTCAACTCACTGTATATATTATATCATATTTATAACTGATTGTCAATAGACAAAAAACCAGCTATACATGTATAACTGATTTTAAATTATTTCATATTAAAAATTAGTTTAATTTAAAAAGTAATCGTTAAAACTATCATGTTTACTATCTATATCTTCCTTAATTTCTGATTACTTAAAAATTCTGTTATCTTCATTCTTTATCGTCTTCTGTTCTATTTCCACAATTGAATATCTGTCATTATTTCATTTAAGGCATATGCTCTAGGGTCACTTATATACAAAAAAACATCATATGAAATAAACAATATTGGTAAACAAACTATTACAAATATAATCATAGGAAACAAAAACAATTCAGGGTTTTTGTTAGTTTTAATTTCTCTTATATATACGTATAATGTAATAATAAGCATCACAACTGCTAATCCCACGAATAGAAATAGCATATATTTCATAGCTAAGCCTTGTGCTGAATATGATTCAATCAATTGTTCGGGGGTTATATACAACGATTGTGCTAAATAATTTATTGCATTTTGATATATATTATTTTCCATTTAATATCGTCCTTTTTATTTCAGTCTTTGTCTATTCATGATTTTTTTAAAAATTCATCATAATCATTTCAGCTTCAATTATTAACTCACATTCTATTAAATTTATCAATCACACCAGCGATAATATCAACATCTTCAATAGTGTTTCGATTAGCTTTTACTAATATTGGTGTTAATATCTCCACATAATTTTCATCAACAAAACAAACTCTAAAATTAACCTTTTCATTTAGCAATGCTTTAACAGCTTTAATAATATTTTCTTTGTTGTTGCATACACCTTTAACTATATAAAGTATATTATATGATTCATTTATATTCTCTGTCATTTTATTATTCTCCTTTTAAATTGAAATGAAAATATAAAGCAATACTAAAAATATAAAACATATAACTGTTGAATTAATTTTATATAAATAATATGTTATATCCATTGATTCAGCAATATATTTAACATCATCAGTTAATCTTATATATGCTTCTTTAATATTATATCCTAGTCTGGCACTTTCCAATAGATTAACAAAAACATAAAACACAGGCAAAACAAAAAACAAAACATAAAATAGACCTAAAAATATTCTAGCACAATCATTAGGTATATCAGTATGTATTATATAAACATACATTATAAATTGAATAGCTATTATTGATATTGCTAACATTAGTGTTTTAATATTATATTTATTCATTATTTATCAACCCTTATTATAATATGCATTATTTATTTTCCTATTCAAATAAATTTAAATCAATTTTCTTTCTTTCATCACTAATCAACTTCTGAATTACCTCCATTTTAACTGGAGTATAATTATTAACTTCAACTGAAGTGCAATAACCACATGAACTATAATGTTTATAGTTATCATTATTATGTACATGAGCATAAATATTAACGAAAGGACTATTATTATTAACAAAGTACGGCTCATGAGTAATTAAAAGATATTCATACATGATAGGATAATCATACACCTTGAAAATACCATTACTGGTATATACATCGTCATTCATGTTATCGTGATTACCACGAATAAGTATCTTCTTATCATTTAATTTTGAAATAAATTGATAATCATTTTCATTCTCATAGCGACTTAAATCACCATTAATAAAAATAGTGTCTTTATTTCTAACTACATTATTCCACTGTTGAATCATATATCTATTCATTTCATCTACTGTAAAGAATTTATCATTTCTACAATACCTAAGAATTCTAGCATCACCGAAATGATTATCTCCAATTACAAAATATGTCATATATTATCCTTTCACTTTATTCTGAATCAAAATAAGCAATTAAAATATTTATTTATTTGATAAATATTCAATACTTATAATAATTATCGTAGTTATAGCTACAGCTATAGATGTAGATAATATTATCTGAGAGATAGTTACTTTTTCTATATCTGATAGACTAAAAATTAATGACATATTATTAATAAATCTAATTTGATTCAATAGAGTTATCATTATTATTTTTCCCCCAATGTTATAAGAAACTCTTTAGCTTCTTTCCAGCTATCAAAATATTTTGAACCATCAAAATATTTTGAACCATCACTCACAAATACTTCTGTTTTACCTTTATATCTCTTATCATTAAACCCCAATTTAGGAGCAATCCATACAATTAGTGTGCCTGTTTCAATATCAACTATACCAAATGAATCAAAGATTTTACCATCCATAGGACAGTTATTTTTCATGAAAACATATGTTTTATCTGTATCAAAAAAACCAATCTTACTAATATCTTTTATTTTCTTACCTAATGTTTTTGTTTTGTTCTTCAAAGCACTATCTTTACAAAACCAATCATACCAACCTGCACTCATCTGAGCTTTAAGACTATCAACATCAAAATCACCATTATCAAACTTTGTTATGAACTGTCTTACTGTAAGCTTATCCATTATATTTTTCCCCCTGTTTAATATAAGATTTAATTTCTGTTTTTGCTTCTCTACGTTCCAGAATATTAGCGTGTTTATGAGAAATCTTACGACCTCTTTTACCATCATATTTCCAGCTTGTTGATTTGTTTTTCATTCTCATAGACATTTTAAACTAAACTCCTTTATATTTCTCTATTTAAAATGAACTATCCTTTATAGCCTGACATTAGAAACAGTATAAACCACAAACCCAGTAACCAGAAGTATTTTCTATCATTTTTAAACATTTTAATTAATCCTCTCTGATTGCTATTTTTCTTTCAACTCACTATATATATTATATCATATTTTACTCTATCTGTCAATAGCTATTTAGTTTAAAAACAAAAAAAATAACAGTTTAAACTGTTATTTTTAAGTTATATTAATTTTTAATTTAAATTAGATATTTTGCAAAAAGTAAAATACAGCATCACATAAATCGCTGGATATAGCACCTTTTATTACTGGTTCAAAGTTATTTTTATCAAATCCTATATCTAAAACTTTAATAATATTACCATTTGAATCTACTAAAGCCATAGATGTTATTTGAAATTTTTTAATTCTGGTGTTAGTAAAAACAATTCTAGTCATTACAAATTCAGTCTTGTTGTTTTGAATTAATTTACGAATATGATTTCGCCCTCTATCTGAGGTTGGAAACATAGCATATTCGGCTACAACATAATTATCAATCATTTCTATAGAATCTACATCTAGTTTATAAGCTATATCATTATTATCTTCTGCAACATGTATAATATTACTTTCAGCAAAACTAGTTGTAACACCAAATATACATATTGTTGCAACTATTAAAACTATTACGAACATATTAAATTTTCTAATTTTAATCATTCTCCTTTATATTATCTGTCCATTTTTAATCTACGATATATTGGAAATCTCAAACTAAAATTACCATCACTGTTTTGTGAAATCTCTTGATATTTAATCTCAGCTAATTTTCCGATAAATGTATCTTTATTTTTCCAGAAATAGTCTCTATCTTCATCACTAAATCCAGACCCGCACTCTGTTTTAATAATTTTACCACCATCTGAATACCCTTCGCATATAATATTACCCATGGTATTACTATACTTTCCTTCACCTGCTACCATACCAACAATAGTTAAATCCATTTCACTGAAAAATTTAAATTTAATCAAATTATTACTACGTTTAAAATCATAATATACATCAGGATTTCTTAGCATTATACCTTCATATCCCTGTTCTACAAACTGTCTAGCCAAATCCTTAATTCTCTCTGTATTGTTATCAATCTTAACAGCCTGAACAAAATCTAAAGTATCAAATAGTTTGTGTTTACTATTATCATTTATAAAATCTTCAATAGTTTTCTGCATATCTTCAGTTATTTTAAAATTATCACTACCACAAGCAAAGATATTAAATCTAATTTTGTTTTTTTCATCTGAATTATAATTAACTGTTGCCATAACTACTCTCTGGATTTCATTAAATTCAATATCTTTACTATACAATTCACCATCAATAAAAGTGATATCAGGGTATAGATTACGTATTTTATTTAAATCTTCAATGATATGTTTCATACCTACAAATTTTTTACCTTGTCTACTATGCAAAGAATCGGGGCAATTACAATTCCAAAAAGCTCTGATGCCATCTAGTTTAGGAGTAGCGTACCAATATTTGTTTTTATATTTTTTATTTTCATCATATTTATTTGCTAATTGAACTTTAAAATCTGGAAGGAAATTTTTCCCAAATGCTTTATTTATTAGACTAACTCCAATGTTACAACGTAAATCTCGTTTAAGTATATTAATAAAAATTTCCTGAGATTCTTTATCTAATTTACAACCAACAATATCTACAGATTCTCTAGCTGTATTACCAGTGATAACTCTATTCATTAGATTATTCAATAAATCAAATATATCAGACCACATATCAACTATATTACTAGTTCCAATTGTTGAGAAACTATCTACATTAGCAATATAAAAATTAAAGTCTGTGTTATAAGTCATGTTAATAATATCTTTAAATAACTCATTATTGATATTCTCTTTGATTATTTTAATTTTATCATTAGTGCTGGAAGTGTTAGTTATTTTCTGTATAATATTATAAATTTCATTTTTATCCATCTTATAACCTCCCATATATTAAAATTTTAAATTTTAAATATTATAATTATCACAATGATGCTTGGTTATATCCATCACAATCTTTGACACGAAAACTCTTTTATCTTCTTCTTGTATCTTTTGTTTCGCAAACTTTATAGCATTATCTATGTCAGAAAAGGTCTTATATTGAACTTCATCATTCTTATTTAGAATTGTTGCTATGTACATTATAATATCATCCTCTCGATTAAATTAGTTGATTATTCATAATTTAGTGTTTCATTCACTGTATATATTATATCATATTTTGTTTTAGATGTCAATAGTTATTTAATTCAAAACTCAAAAAAAAATAACATAAATTATTACTAAAATAAAAACCCTACACACTAGCTAGATATGTAGGGGTATAGTCCCATATTTCTCAATATGAGGGGCTTAACTAAATATTAGTACTAAATATTAGTTAAGGGATTAATTTTAAATATTACCTTTACTAAACTCAGCGATAATATTAGGAACACTAGCATCAAAACCAGCTATATCTAGCATACCCTTATCTTCTGGGTCAGCAATACTAAAATTGGTTGCCTCTGTAGCACAAACTATCAACTTAGTATCCAGCTTCATCTTTTCTCTGTAATTCTTTAGCCCGGCAAATGGGTGAGTTCTTCCACACCAAGTGTCATTGTCAGTCCATACGTTGAATACGTCAACTTCTATATTATTCTTCAAGGCCCAGTTAATAGCCGCTGAACAATCTGTACCACCCCAATTACTTCTTACAACCTTCTTACAAACTGAATCTAGTTTATCTGTCTTTGTTATACCTAGGTCAACAACTTCATCACAAAAACCAACTACATGTACATTAGGTTCAGTCTTTAGTAGTATCATAGACATTGCCGCAGTTACTTCACAACTTCTAAGATTAGTGTTATTTATTGTTGAACTCATTGAACCAGATACATCAAGAGCTACCAGATATCTCTTGTTAGTTGGTTCAACATTATCAAACGCAAGATAAAAAGCATCTTCCAAAGCTGATTCAATTGCTGGTACTGGTGTCCAACTATTACTACCTCTAAATCCTTCACCAGCTGAATAAGTCTTCAATGCTATTAATATATTAATAGGATGTATTCTTGACTTGCGTATAACTTCCTTATTGCTCAAAGTCTTACATACCATCATAGTACCCTTGCTTAGTGGTGCCAAATAACCAATCATAGTCATTTTAGCTAGATTTCTAACTAGTGCTGTTATAGGCATAGTACAGTTTTCACCATCATTAGACATCAAAGCTTCCCATATATCAACTTCATTAAGCAACTGAGTTGGTACAGTTTCTCTAGGCATATTATATTTCTTTATCAGCTTAACAGCGTTCTTAACTGTATCACCAGACATTTCTGACAGATACTTTTCAAAATTCATACCAAGATTAAACTGGTCTATTGCTGAATTAGTATCATCCAATACAGGAAGTACTTCATCATAACCCTTTACAATCTTGTTGAATATATAAGCCATATCATTATTCGTAGCTACTGGATGTGAAAGAGCTATGGTATCCTTATGTGTCCAACCTTCACGATTCTTGTACTTAATTACCTGATATACCAACTGACTAGTATTCTTATCCAAATACCAATTAGCTATACACTTTCTAAGACCTCTACCCCAACCACGAAACTTCTGTACGTCTTCTACAAACTGAAACAGATGTGTAGCAGTACGACATACCTTATTAAGATTTCTAAAAGCATAAGCCTTAACATCAGCATTACCAAAGGCACTAGCCAATGCCATCACAAATATTGCTGAGTCATTCTTAGGTGCTCTACCTGCATCACTTATCTTAACAGTTTCATATACTACTCTACAACCATCCTGTTCAATAAGCTTCAATACATTTTCAGCATTTTCCTTAGACAACACTGAACCCTTAACATAATAAGAATTCTTTTCTGAACCCAATATTAGGAATCTATTTAGTCTATCCCAATCACTAATTGTAAATACATATCCACCAGCGTTATTCTTAACCTGATTCTTACCAAATACTGATTCTGTTTGTGGAACATTTGTGATTATATCTGAATACTTTGTCATTTCTTATTACCATCCTTTATTTTTGATTTATTTTTAGATATAAAAAAACACCTTATAGCTATAAAACTAATCAGGTGTTTTTTTATCTTGTTATATATTTAAATAATATTTTGGATAATTATTGCAGATTGGCTTAAAAATCATTCGATTTTTTATTGCTCAATTACAATTTGTGGAACAAGGTTACATATATTCATTCTGTATGTTAGAATTAGATAACCAACCTGCTCCGACCCAAAATGTATTATGATATATATTAGATAAAAAAGCGAAAAACAATTTATAAATTAAATTGTATTATTAATCATCCTATGATAATTGTTCTTCAGCGACCCAATATATTAAGTTTTCAATGTTACATATATTAACTTATATTAATTTATAAATTTTAAACATTATTTTATGTGAACTAATTACAGTCTAAAGACTGTAATCTTCCTGATTCATCGACTACAGATTTCGCATAGTCTCCACAGGCTTGAATTCCCTAGGTATTTGATTTTATGTAACTTAAAATCTAATAAATAGATTTTATTATACAAAAATTAAGTTAGATAATTGTTGAAAAACAGATGTTTTCTGTTTATAATTTATAAGATTATATGATAACTGTTTTTCTTCGACCCAACATATTTATTAAAATTGGCTGGGAAACATTTAAGTTTTACGGGGAAAAACTATCCCCAACCCAAATTTACTAAGTTAATGATTGGCGTTATATAGAATGGTAACATAGATAAGACTATATAACATTTGATAGCATAGTACCCGTAAATTCCTGAAGCCAACCAATTCAGTATTCCTATTGGTATTGGTGTAAACGATATTATGTCTATGCCCATAATAGGATAAAAAATATTTAAATTAATGGCAGTCGAATGAAGATTCGAACTCATTATAAATCGCACTTGATTGATAATCGATTACTACGACCCAACTTATATTATTAACTTATATAAATTTAAAAATTAACTAACTTGGGATAACTTCAATGAAGTTTTACAATCATTCAGGCGGGGGAGCCAGACCAACCCAAGTTTTTAAAGAACGCTGACATTATATAGAATGATTCATCTAGATAAGACTATATAACATTTGATAGTATAGTACCCATAAACTTCTGAGGTCAGCTAACCCAGTACTCTATTATAATAACGATATCATAGCTATACCTACGATAGGATGAAAAACATCAATAATTCAATATAGCTGAGTATAGTACACAAAGGAAATGATTTGTAAAAATAAAATGATTGAATTTTTTCGCATTACATAATAATTTACTTTTTAATTTCTTTATTAATAAAAATAATATTTGATAAGTTTAAAAATTATTTAATATATTCTCTCAGCTATATTGAATTGTCAATGTTCATAATTATAATTGGTGGGAGCGAAGGGAGTCGAACCCTCAAGCCTTGCGGCGAGACATTTTAAGTGTCTTATGTATACCATTCCATCACGCTCCCAATATATAATAAAGATTTATGTGGGCTAACCAATTTTTGGTTTTACAGGATTTATTACCAAACCCACAAATTTAAGGAATTTAATTATTTTTATCCCCAGTATTTATCAGTTCCGTTAGCAACTACTCTTTTATAATTTTCACATGGGCAAATATTTTTAAGTGACAATGAGGAATTAATATAGCTTTTAAGAAATTTTTCGATATACAGATTACTTCTCTTATCAGCGTTCATTTTTTCAATAACTTGTTTAATCCAAGAAATTTTCTTTTCTTTAGTTATTGAAAAATCATGATTCAACCAAGATGTTATATTGCTTACAACATTTTTGTTTATTTCAGTTGATGCAAAATCGATTTTCTTAATAGCATCCCAATTACCGCTTTTAACAAACTTATTGTTTTCATCTCTAAAATTAAATCTGTAATTCATATCAAATTCCTCCTCATTTCGATTTTTTGTTTGTTCTTGCTTGATATAAAGAGTATATCATGATATTGTTGGTTTGTCAAGTATTAATTTAAAAATTAATTAAAAAATATTTTTTAATTAACTGAGAGTTTTAGTTGTTCTCAGCAACAAACATATTATATCATGTTTTTACTGTTTTGTCAAGTGTTAATTTTTGTTTATTTTTAATCTTTTTTCGTTTGAGAGTTTTAGTTGTTCTCAGCAACAAACATAGTATATCATAGTTTATATAATTTGTCAAGCACTTTATTTTTGTAGAGTTTTATTAATTTTTTAAACTAAATTTAATATTCTTTTTTGCTTCTTCAATTCTATTTTGTGCTATATTAAAATAATTTTCATCTAATTCAATACCTATAAAATTTCTGTTAGTATTAACGCAAGCTACGCCAGTTGTGCCAGAACCCATACAATTATCTAAAACCAAATCTTCTTCATTGGTATAGGTCTTAATTAGATATTCCATTAGTGCTACGGGTTTTTGTGTTGGATGAATGGTACTGCCCAATTTTTCTCTATTTATATTTAATATATCACAAGGGTATCTATATCCAGTGTCTTCATAGGGCTTAATTGACAAAATAGGAGAATTAGATGCAACCACAGATTTAAACTTGGCATTTTTTTCACTTGGTTTATTTGTTACCTTTTTACCATTATGTTTAACCATTTGCGGATTATAAGTACATTGCTTTTTATAAAACACACATATATTTTCAGTTAGTTTTCCCACTCTCTTTTTTACTTGCATAAAATTAGTAGGTTTTTCTTTTACCCAATATATGTCATATTTGTAATCAGATTTATTACTTAATCTTAGTTCACTACTAAATGGCTCTGTTCCAAAAAGAATGATTGCACCTTTATCTTTAATCACTCTGTTGTATTGCTCCCATAACGGCTCAAAAGGAATTATGATATCCCATTTACATGCTGTAGTTCCGTATGGTAAATCACATAAAATCATATCTATTGATTCATCAGAAATATCTTTCATTTTCTCTAGACAATCACCATGCATTAATCTAATCTCAGACATTACTTACCTCACTTAAATTTAATATTCTTTTTTGCTTCTTCAATTCTATCTTTAGCTATATTAAAATACTTTTCATCTAATTCAATACCGATAAAATTTCTGTTAGTATTAACACAAGCTACCCCTGTACTACCTGAACCCATTGTAAAATCAAGAACTAGTTCATTTTCGTTAGTATAGATTTTTATTAGATATTCCATTAGTGTCACTGGTTTTTGTGTTGGATGTAAATGACCCTTTCCACTTGGGTTTGAAAAGTTCAACAGACTATCTTGCCAACCAGTATGTGTGGTTTTATGTTCTGTTTTCCCTGCAACTCCTAGTCTGTGTTGTTCATCATTTCTTAATCTTGCTCTACCAGATTTTATTGGAGTATCAAGTTCTATAAGATTTTGTTGATTAAAAGTTGGTTGTTTTTCATAGAAAACAAGAATTTCCTCGTGTTTTCTCATGGGCATTTTTTTAGCGTTTTGAAAACCGCTTGATTTTGTTTTTATCCAAGAATAATCATACTTAAACATCTTAATATTACTCATAATCAAAGCACTTGTAAAAGGCTGTGAACCGAATAAAACTATAGCCCCGTTAGGTTTAATAACTCTTTTCAACTGCTCCCACATCGACTCAAAAGGAATAACACTATCCCATTTACACGCAGTTGTGCCATAAGGTGGGTCTGTTATAATGGCGTCAATTGATACATCAGGGATATCTTTCATCTTATCAAGACAATCACCTTGTATCAATCTAACCTCAGACATTACTTATCTACCTCACTATTAAATTTAATATTGGAGCACCTTCCCCGAATTGAACGGGGATCTAATCCTTACCATGGATTTGTAATAACCTTTATACGAAAGATGCTTATCGGATCTGCATAGCTGATTCGAACAGCTGACTAATACTTACGAGGTATTTGTTTTTCCAGTTAAACTAATGCAGAACATTAACTTAATGGAGCCACTTGGAGGAATCAAACCCCCATCCGAGGTGTACAAAACCCCTATAATGTCATTATACGAAAGTGGCAAAAATTTTAATGGCACCAGAGGCTGGATTCAAACCAACATTTCTCAAATTTGGAGTTTGATAGTTTTTCATTTAACTTACTCTGGCACATAATTTGAATACATTTGGAGAGGATAACCAGAATCGAACTGGCACTCATAATTTGGAAGAATATGCGACTACCGATTATCTTATATCCTCATCATAAACAATTCTATCTAAATCTATTTTTTCTCTATGATTTTTTAGCATATCTCGGTATAATTCTTGTTGTCTTTCATCTAAATCTAACATTTTGTGATTTAAAAAATAAAATGTATTATTCTCATTCATTTAATATTTCACTCTCTTTTATTTAACCCAATTTTAAACACTTACGCCTATATATTCTATAGTGCTAAAAATAACCATTATGATACGCAAAGCGTTTATCTTTAATATTTACCTAGGATAGTTATTTTATCATTGTACGCCAGTATTTAGGAATCGAACCTCAATAAGTGCATTGCTCTATAAAAATACATAGGCGTAAATATTTAATTATGGAGCGGGTAGAGAGAATCAAACTCTCATCTACTGACAGGCAATCAGTCATAATATCATTATACTATACCCGCATAAAATTGGGAGCGGTGGTCAGACTTGAACTGACAATCAAATGGGTATGAGCCATTTCGCATTAACCATTAGCGTACACCGCAATAATTAATTATAATTTATATACATTAATATTACTTTCTTAATTATAAAATGATATTAACGCATAAAAAAATGTTGAAAATATAAAAATAAAAATTGCAATTATAAATTTATACCATATTAAAACGGTTGGTTCAAATAACAATAAAATACATGTTATAAATAATACACTAGATATTATAATAAATGCTAGCATTAAAAGTATTTTACCCCATGATATAAATATATCTTTCCATAATTTAAAAAACTTAATTATATCATTCATTAAAATTTATTTCTCCTTAGTTGAATGAATTATTAAAAAATGGGGTGAAGTGAACTAATTACAGTCTAAAGGCTGTAATCTTCCTGATTCATCGACTACAGATTTCATAGTCTCCACAGGCTTGAATTCCCTAGGTTCCCTAGGTATCTGTCTTAATATTAGTAAGGGAATTAAACCCTCGCCGTTCTGGTTCACAGCCAGACTGTACTTGTCAATTATACGAACAACACCATGTATTAAATTGGCAGAGCTATGGGGAATCAAACCCCAGCCTAGTGATAGAAAGTCACTTGTGCTATCATTACACAATAGCTCCATAATAAATTTTTATTCTTCTATACTAAGTTTATAACGATATTGTTCTATATCTATAGATTCATTCAAAACAAACGAATCAGCTTTATTATTATCAAAACTTTTAAAATCAATAAACATATCCATATTCATTATATATACCTCAATATTTATTCTTCTATAACTCTAATTACATTAGTTAAATATATATTTTTCCTACAGGTTATTCTTTTGGATCAGTTAATGAAAAATCATCATTATCTATAAAATGATCGATAACCATTTTACATCTTTTTAAATCATTCACAACACTTTCTATCTCTTTGTATTCATAAGATGAGTTATCAACTCTAGGTTTTAAATCAATATCAAGAAAATGTCTTAAGCAATCTAATTGATTAACATACTCGCTAAGAACCTTTTTAACAAACTCAATTTGGCCTTCACTATCATATTCAGCTGAACTTAATATCACATCTAAGTCATTTGGTCCAATACTCATGTTATCATCTCTTTATTTTAAACAAGTTCCACAATACTCACTTCCAAATGGCAATTTCACCATATTTCCATTTTCACGCAAAACTTTACCATTAACTTTAACACATACTGCTAACATTTCGTTATACCTCCCTTAAATTCCCCATAGAATATTTGTTAGTTATATTCATATTTATATTATATTTTTCTGAATTATAAGGTAATTCTGTAACTAACTGATTATTCTCAATATTATCAATAACAAATTCAACATCTTTAATATCGTTTATATTTTTAATATAATCACTTAATGATTCAATATCAGCAAATATATCATCCGAATATTCAGATTCATTATCAGATATATAACTCAATGTATCCGATAAACTATTAATTATACTAGTAGCTTCTGTGATATTACTTAAACTATTAATATGAGATTTAATTATATCTAACTGTTTCTGGCTTATCAAATATACTTTATCCATTCTTTCGTTCCTTCTTTCAACATATTAATGGAGGGAAGTGAGAGAATTTAACTCTCCTTGTACCCTTTGCAGGGGTATTACATCAACAGATGAACTTCCCATTAATACTAGTATATCATATTATATATAATTTGTCAAGTGTTAATTCTAACTTGTGCTTAGGTTGAAGCACAAGTTAGAAATATCAATTTTGTGACATCACGAAATTAACGTTAAGAGATATCATAAAGGTGTATCAATTATTTCATATCAAATAAATAATAACCCTTTGCTTTAAAATATACTGCTGAAGCATAATTAGAAACTATAGGAGCATATACACAAGAAAAAATAAAATTCTTATTTTTAATTTTAGAATATATTTCTTCAAATTCTTTATATGTTACATGTACAGCATTACCAATACTAAATTCTTCATCCTTTGATACAACATAAATCTCCTTACCATCACCATAAAGAATTGATTCTTGATTATACTTATCTCTTAATTCAATCCCTAACTGTTTAAATTGTTCATTGTCTAAACTTTTACCATCCCAAGTTTTGTTAGGAATAAAATAAGAAATTTCTACAACTTTAAGTTCATCTGGAGTACCAGCGTTTTCTGTCCAATGCCCTTCTAATTGAATAGCACCTAGATTATTTTCTTTAATATCAGATAGTAATTGTTTGTTTCTGATAATATTCTTATTTTTAGAATATTCTCCTCTAAATGCTGTTATTATAATAAAACTTATTCCACTTTGTACATGACTTATAATTCTAGATAAACCAGCACTAGCTTCAATAACTTTAAAATTGTTACTATCAGATATGTTTGGTGAAGTTTGTTCAATGATACTATCAAATTTTTTAAATATATTCATTTTAAAATCTCCTTATCTCTATTATATAATGTAAAAATCTTTTATTACTTTTATTAATTTCAATATTCAATATCTTATTATTATTTAATCGATTAATCATATCTTTGTATTCTTCAGTATCTTCGACAACTATCCTATGTCTACCATTAGTCATAGTATATTTAATACCATTATATTCTGGTGTATTAACAATTACAGATAAATTATCTATGTTATCTAAAAATAATTCATAAAAATCTTTAAATAGTATAATATTATTCATCATTATTATTTACTTTAATATAAAAAACCCAGCATCTTTTTTCCACTCAGGCCAGGAATCTATTTCATTTTGTATTTCTTTAAATCTACGTTCAGCTTCTTCTATTTCTTTTTTTCGTTCTTCTTTTATTTTATTAACTTTGTATAAATATTGTATTCTATCTAATTCATCATTAGTACTAAAAGCAACTGTCCATTCATTTTCTTCATCTGTAGGTAATTCATCAAATTCATATTTAGGAGTTTCTATTTTATTATATTTAATAGTTGTGTTAACTATCTCTCTTACTCTACCGAGACCATCACAAAAATCACACTTAATAAAACGATAATCAACAAAACCACTAAATGTTGATTCAGCTTTTTCCATTTTTAAATATCCTCTACCCTTACATTTAGGGCAAATTATAATTTCATCTGTGTTTTTGATTTTTTCATCCATTTCTCATTCTTCCTTATCTTCTACATATATAAATTTATGATATATAAATTTATGAATTAAATACACACAAAAACAATAAAAAAATCTTGAATAAAAAGTATCATCAATATTAAAATAATTAAATATGGGTGCATATGTGAACTAATTACAGTCTAAAGACTGTAATCTTCCTGATTCATCAACTACAAATTTCATAGTCTCCACAGGCTTGAATTCCCTAGGTTCCCTAGGTATTTGATTTTTAATTATTTTTGACATTCATATTACCACCTAAAGACAGTAATCTTTCTGTCTATTTTTGTAAAATAACAAACCAATCTAAAAATATTTTCATATAATTTTATCTCCTAATTTAAATTAATCATCTAATCTATACATTCCAGTTAAATTTTTAAACCATTTTTCAGATTTATCATAGTATATATTATAATTACTTTCAATTGTTTTATTTTTAAATAATGTATCGATAAATTCTGATTTATCTTTATTATTCATCACAAAAGCACTGTTTGATTTTTTATTTTTCTGACTATAACCAAATCCATAATTATCTTCATCAGCTATCTTTTTATATGCTACATATTTATCATGCACATTTTTAATATTATCAGGAGTGCTAAAATGAATCTGTATAAAAGTATCAGCTAGACTTACATTAGAATCACCATCATTTATATATAATTCAAATTTTACACTACCATCAGTTGTTTTTTCTACAGCTTTACCAACAATTACTGCCATTTGATTATATTTAATACACCACTCAAAAGCTAATTTTTTAAATTCATCATAATTCATTATTTTATTGCCATGTCTGTTATAACCAAGTATCATAAAACTTATTTCTTCTGAAGCTGGTTCATAACCTATATCATTCTGTTTCTTATCTGACCAACTACCAGCTATTTTAACAAAAGATAAATCATTATTAATAATATCAACGACTAATCTTTTTCTCTGCAACTCATTCTGATTTCTGGTATTCTCACTTCGTTCAGCACTAATAAACATAACAGGTACACCAGAATAAATATGTTCAGCAATTCTAGACATATTAGCAGATAACAAAGATTTTTTAGCTATATAAATATTATCATCTTTAGTATCAGCAGTTATATTGTTAATAATAGTAAATCTAGAGTTATTAGCTAAATCGTCATTAAGTGATTTCAACTCTTTATATATATTTGCTGTTGCTATAGTAACATTTAAATTTTTAATGATATCACTCATTGAACAATCAACTCTCTATTTAAATTATTGGTGGGCGTGACAGGACTTGAACCTGCAAGACCTTTCGGTCAGTAGCTTCTAAGACTACCGTGTATTCCAGTTCCACCACACACCCACATCATTATTTCTTTTCCCAAAAATTAATTATATCATCATAAGCTTCAATCATATGTTCCCACATAATACCATTATTAGGGTCTGTCTGAATAAATCTACATGGAAAAAATTCGATAATATTACTAGGAGTATCATCAAATATAATAAAATCTGAATATTTTTCCCCATATTTATCCATGTAATCTTTTATTTCATTACCACGTTCCATATAATTTTTAGATTCATTGATATCATTAGTCTTCCAAGGATTAGCAAATTTACCTCTAAATCCTGAATTAGCAAAAGCACTATTAACCCAGTGATATGCTGTCATATCAGTTTCTTTCACAAAATTTTTCCAACTTGATGTAATTATAAATTCAACATCATACTCATCATGTATCTTATTAAAAAAATCTATTGCAACAGGGTCAAATCTAGCCCACATTTTATAACTCGCATTATGAGCAAAATGTACTCTCCAACTTGTCAGCACACCATCAATATCAACAAAGATAGCATATTTCTTTTTATATTCTTTATCCATTTCGTTTTCATTCCTTCATATTATAATATTATTTATATTTTATTATTAATCATAACACTTCAAATAAGGAATGTCTTCATTTACATGTTCTATATCATAATCTGGCATTGGAAGCATTTCAGCTACTATTTCACATAATATTAAATCACATTCTTTAGGATTATATACATTATCTGTACTTCCATACTCACTAATATCTTCATTAATTCCATTTATTATTTCTTCAACAAATTCTAATGCTGAATTTTTATCATTAAAATAGTCATTAATACCCATATCATAGCTATAAACAAAATATTTACTCATAAAAATAGCCTCATTTCATTGGTTTAATCTTTTCTTCGATGCAACTGATTTCTTCTTCAGTCAAGCCGTATTTTGCATAAAACTGACTGTCGATTTCAGAAATGCTCTTGCTCCAGTCGATGTCGGATTTTGTGGTTAAGTCTTGTAACGGTACGAACTGGTACACATTCTGGTACACATTCTGGGACACTTTTAATATACCTACCATAAATCTAAAGAATTTTCCGCTCATGTATTTTTGAAGATTTTCGGCTTCTAATTGCGTGTCAAATGCACCTATAGGAATTAATGAATCTGTACATACGGATTGAGGATATCCAATATACGCTTTCCCAAGAATAGCAACCGGTTTATCATTGCTCAAAATACCGGCACCACCATTGCCTTTCGAAGTAAATACTTTGTATTTATCAATTACATCTATATTTTTTGTGATATTTTCTCTCTTTGTATAACGGATTTTTTCATATGCACAACGAACTTCAATTGCACAATCAAAAGGTTTTTCTGTTGTGATTTTATCGAGTTCTGACTTTTTACCTACTATTCCAAATGCATTACGTCCAGAGGTTATAGTGGTCATCGATACAAATCCATTGGCAGTGCGAACTTTATCTAATATACTAACCAAACAATTCATAGAGATAATAATATCCAATCCCTCTTCAAATAAAGGCCTTGTTGCTATATTTCTGCTGTCAGCATAGCACTCTGTGAAAACGACATTGCCAATGTGACTTTTATCAAACAGATAATAATTAACACCACCTGCAATTTCAACCCCCTTAAACAACAGTTTATTGTCGGGATAATTAAAAATTTTCGAAAAATGATTATTGTCCTTGATAAACTCTCTAAGTTTGATAAAGGATTTATCTTGCGCATCTGCAGTAAACCATCTTGAAGGTGTAATGAGAGATGTGTAAACTGCGTTTAATTTAATAGTATTTTGAATAAACATAGGAAACAATTGCTTTGATAACGCAGTATTCTCTCCTGTATTGCTAATATTTTCCTGATATGGAGGATTTCCCACTACAGCGTTAAACTTCATTTTCTTAACTTCTCCTTTTTCCCAATAGCTTGGCTCCAGACCAGACGCATTTGCCTTTATGCTACATTCCGATATTTACAAATTAAAAAATATGTTAGATGAAAAGCATATATTGAATTTTCTTCAAAGAGATAATCAATATATAACGCCCCAACATCTTTTATAATACTATTATATCACAACTTACTAATGTTGTCAAGTATCAAATTTTATTTCTAAGTATCGTAACTATATCTTCAGTTTTCATTTTATTTTGTGCTACACTCATTCCTATATTTACTAATTCGTCTGTTTCAAATTTAACATTATAGTTATTAATTTTAAGTAATACCAACATTATATGTATACCAATTCTTTTGTTACCATCAGTGAAAGGATGATTAGTAATAAAAGAATAACACGCTCTAGCTATTTTTTCAATATCACTTTTGTATATTTCTTCATTGAAAGCACCAGCATAAGGCGAAAAATAAGCTGTCCAAAAAGACATGTTATCTCTAACTTTACCGCTGAACCCACCCGTTTTAGCAGTAATTACTTTATTAAGATTAACAACTTGTTCTTGTGTTAAATATTTCATCACTATTCTCCCAATATAGTATAAGCTTCTATATTATCATCCTTGAGTTTCTAGTCTTTTGTTTATTCAAAGGATTTAATTCTGGATTCGATATAATCTATTTCATCTTGATCCAAATCGTATTTCGCATAAAGTTGCGTGTCTATATCTGTAATCGTTTTTCCCCAGTCAATATCTGAGTTAGATCTGAAATTCTGCTGTGGGACAAAGGAATAAATATTACTTGTTATCACTTGGGCAATTTTTTTGATTCCAAGCATAAATCTGAAGAACTTTGTATTCATATATTTGTTAAGATTCTCTGCCTCTAATCGGTTGTCAAAATCACCAACAGCGATAAGTGTGTTTGAACAAATCGAATTTGGCCTCATAAGAAAAGTTCTTCCCAAAATCGCTACAGCCTTATCATCAAGCAGGGTTCCTGCGCCGCCATTCATTTTTGATGTAAAAACCTTCCAATGTTTTGACAGTTCTCTATTTCGCTTAATTTCATCACTTGATATATATTTCATTTCCCCATAAGCGCAAAGAATCATTGTGTTATGCGTCACATCTGGTGAGGTTGTAGTAATTCTATCTAAAGATGCATCTATTGCAGGAATACCGAATGGGTTACGTCCAGTCACAATTTTTTCCATTGACTTAAAGTTTTCAGCGGTAACTTTATGTAGAATACTTATCATTCTATTCATTGGGAGGACAACATCTAAACCTTTTTCAAAAAGAGGTCTTTCAACAACTGTTTCATTCTTGTTAGAAATCTCAGTAAAAATAATATCTCCTGAATACCCATTGTGGTACAGGAAGTAATTTACGCCACCAGGAACACTAACATCACCAAATACATCACTACTGTTTAAATAGTTTACAATGTGGGAAAAATGGTTGTTATTTCTTAAAAAATTCCTAAGTGTCACAAAAGAACGGTCCTGAGCGTTTCCAGTAAACCACCTTGATGGCGTAATTAATGATAAATATCTGGGTTGCATCTTAATTACAAGGGTAATAAATGAAGGGTATAGTTGCTTGCTTAGTGACTTATTTTCTTGACCCCCAATATTTTCTTGATATGGTGGATTGCCAACAATGGCATCGAATTTTAGCATGTTTTCTTCATCTCTTAGGACTACTTCGTCCTCCATAGTAATTTCATTAAACGACTTATTTTGATTCAACAATAATCTGATTTTTTTATAATTAATTTCGTTATCATCGGTTTTGATATTGAGCAAATAGATTATCGAGTAATTCTAAATTTCTCATGAGATCCTTCATTTATTTTTTATTGAGTAAAGAAACAAATTTAATTTCTTTACTTACACCCCAATCCATAACCTTGCAATAAATCCCTGAATGAAGGAGCGGGTCGTTTTTTGCACATCCCTCACAAGGCGTGTTCTCTATGGGTGCATCGAAAAGACTCAATTGAACAAAATTACTGTTTTTATTTTTACAACTATTTGGGACTACAAATTTTAATCCGTCCATTTGCCAGATGTTCCACGAAATGACAAAGGCAATATTTAATAGTAGTTCTTCACATGGCTCATAATGGAATTTATTTATATAATAGTCGATAAATGTACACAATAAATTTTCTCTTGCTAATAGAACATTATCTCCCTGCCAGTCATAGCCATAAATACTTTTATACGCCTTGTATGCCCAATTTAGCCATTCTTCTTTATCACTTACATTTTCAGATAACACACGCAATTTTCTATCAAGAAGGCCTATTCGTTCAGATATTTCAATATATTGTCCGATTACAGTATCATAGCGACTAACCAAATACGGTGCTTCTCCACAACATATTTCAAGCCGTGACTCGAGTACATAATCTTTCCAAGTCTTCCCGCTTTTGGTTGGAAATTTAATTGGCTCATGTATCGAATCCCAAGAATTTTCTTTCCCGATATTAAAAACATGCTTTTGTCCAAACCACTCATAATCTATAAGATTATTCTGTTTGTTACATACCCAAGAAGGTGTAAAGACTTCGGCTTTTTCACGAATACGCATAATTTGGTTTTCTTTCGTTTTTTCAGTCCTCGGTTTCACTATGTCACGATAGAATCCAGTTACAGAGTCAATTGTGATTTGATCATCGAAATTAAATTGATTACCATGAACAGAATAATTATTTGTAGCCCAAATAATGTTCTTTTTTGTGGTCTCATCTTTAAGGAGAATTTCCAGTACGTTTGGACTGAATTCTTTATTCTTTTCTTCAATAAAATTCATTGTATAATTCAGCATTTTCAATCCTCCAGCTTTATCTGAATCAAAAGTTGCTCACATAGGTGAATATGAAATCTGTAGTCGATGAATCAGGAAGATTACAGTCTAAAGACTGTAATTAGTTCACTATTCTCCCAATATAATATAGACTTCTATGTTATTATCAATTATTTCATTAGATATAATATCAATTTTTATATCATCTAAGAATTCTGTTTCATAAGCTACTATCAAATGCATTTCCATATCATTTACAGATACCATTTTTTTATACCTACTTTATATTTATTATTGGAAGGGATAATTGGAATCTAACCAATAACTAAAGTGTCAGAAACTTTTGTTTTAACATTAAACTATATCCCTATATTATAAATAAAATTACTCCCACATTAAATCTAATGTTTTATAAATTTCATCTATCTGTTTATCAGTAAATTTCCATCTTTTATTAATTGTTTTTTTAGCCCAATCATAAGGTGTATTTTTACCTAGTTCTTCAGACATTGCACACCAATCAGCACCCATTTCATGAATTGCAAGTGTTGGCATTTTAGAAGCATCAACTAACATGTTATCTAGTTCATTATCTCTAGTAAAATTTTTAATGTTTTTATCCCAATATTCAGGATGATGTACATTATTTTTAATATGTTTAAACGTAGCTTCATCAATCAATTTAGAATCAAAAGGATACTCATATTCTGGATTAGCATATTTCCATGTTAAAAATATATACCAAGTGTTAATATCAGTATCTTCCAATTTATCTAAATCATGATATGTGTAATCTTTATTCATTTTTTTACCATATTTATTAACTAAGCTAATATGTTTATTAGTTCTACGATAAAAAAATGATATCATATCATTCATTAATTTTGTTGGTAATACACTATTTATATTCAATTAAACATCTCTTTAGGCTGGTTCATAATTAGAACCATTATTATGAAGACAAACAGTCATAGAAAACCAACAATTCTGCTGTCCACAAGGACCAGCTATATAACCGCTAGATTTTGCTGGGTCTTGCTCTATATTATATTCACATGAATCACAATCATGTTCATCACGACAATTACAGTTACAGTCTTTACATATATCTTCCATTTTAATTTCCTTCTTTCTAAAAGAAATCCTTCATGTCTACTCTTTTTATGGTTCTAAGATAGTTACCCAAATCTATTACTGAACTTTTGTTAAAGAAGAAATTATATTTTAACATAATATCATCTTTAGTAATAATATCAAAATTAACTATATTATCATGCTCATAAACTGTAATGATTGCAACAAACTTAGGTGTATCAACATATGTTGTTTCGCCATCTGTTGCTACTGCTGTTGCTTTATAAAGATCAGAATAAAATTTTTCTCTAAGTTCTTCCTCACCACCGCAAGCCCCGTTAATAGGTGTAGAGTCCATAAACAGTTTTGCTAACATCAAAGAATTAAATTTACTCATTGTATACATCCTCTCTCAATCAAGTGTTTTTCATTCACTATATATATTATAACACAGAATTAAGATGTTGTATAGTATCTAAAAGTATACAATGTAAAATAGATGTAAACTAAGTCTATAATTAATTTACTTTGTAATAATTATAATTAAACTTAGTTTCATTTTTTATTAAATATTAAATTGTTGTAATAATTAAATAATAAACTTTAATATATTTTATGCGGACCCACTGAACTCGAAGCAGACCTTTTTCGTTTCGTCAATTTAAACTACAGTCCCGATGTGTTAATTTTTAAACATAATTGGCTCCGACGGAGAGAATCGAACTCCCATATGATGTTTTTATTCAATCAAGTAACCAAGGAGCCCATCTTTTTAACCAAGGTCTACTACCATTACTTGTTATATCAACTATATTAGCAACTTTCTTAACCCAACCAAATTCGTTGGTATCAATATTAGCATCAATTACTTTATTTACTTTAATAGCTATTTCGTGTAATTTATCTATTTCTTTCTGTTTAGCTATTATTTTTCTTTCTTCTATTATATTACCACGTTTAAATGTATTCTCTAATAACCAAGGACACCATCTTTTTACCCATCTTCTACCATTAGATTGCCCTGTAATCTTATTCACTTGTTCCGACCAACCAAACTTAGTAAAATTAATATTAGCATCAATTACTTTATTTACTTTAATAGCTATTTCGTGTAATTTATCAATTACATCTAATTCTTGTTGTTTTTTGATTCTTTCTAATTCTTTTATTTCGTCATAATATTTTTTTAAATTATCTTCTAAATGTTCAATATCATTATCTATAAAATCTTTAGCTATATTAATATATCTCTGAGTGTCATTAAATATATCTTTCCATCTAATTCTAAGTACTTGCCAGTCTCTTTGTTTTAATAAATTATCTTTTCTAATATCTCTTTCATGATAATCTTCAAATCTATAATGCTGTTCACCATCTATTTCTATACATTTTTTAAGATGCACCCAAGCAAAATCTAATTTATATGTACTGAACTGATATTGATAAACATAATTTTTATCATCAAATTCATTCTCTATAACTTTTGTAAAGAACTTTTCGGGATAAGAAGGTTCCTCTATATGATTATTATATCCAATGTTATATGCTCTACCTTCTCTATGAGCTTTTTTTAATTTTTTTGATATTTTCTCTTTGTGTTCATCAGATAAAGATTTACCTTGACACCAAATAGTTAATTCACCATTAGCAAATTTTTCTTTCATTAATTTTGATTGTTTTTTTATTGATTCGCAATTTTCTTTTGTTTTACCCTTTTTATTTGATGTTTTTCCTATAAGTAAACTAATATATCCAAAATGATACTTTAAATGATTACCTATTCCGTAAACACTATATTCTTTATTACAAATAGGGCATTTATATAATCCATTACTTTGTAACCAAGTTCTCCAATTCTTTTTACATTCTAAATATTTTTCTTCGTCAAACATAATAATCTCACCTTATTAATAGTATAAAATTACAGTCTACTATTAATTTGGCTTTTCATATGAAATTTAAACCTTTACCACGGTCAAATATAAAGTCTGGCTCCGAGGGTGGGGGTCGAACCCACATATGACACTGTTTAACAGACAGCCGGCTTGCCTAGTTAGCCTACCTCGGAATAAAATAAACTTTATTTTATAAATTGAATTAACATTATCTGTGTCAAAGCCAGTCGTTCTGCCTTTGAACTACACCGGAATAATAAATAACTTTAATTACTTTTCACTAAATTTTTTACATCTACCTCTTTTATTATACCACTCACAAAGCGAAAACTGCTTTACTTCTGCTATATAATCTATATGTATTCTTGATTCATATGTACAAACATTAATATCTAAGAATTTTTTTTGATATTTACAATTGACACATAAATGTTTTTCTCGTTTAAAATAATTAATTATTTTCTTATATATGTTATACATAATTATGCACCCTTAAACAATATTTTTAAATGGTCGGGAATCCCAGATTTGAACTGGGGTCCAATGCTCCCAAAGCACCGATGCTAGGCCAGACTACAACAATTCCCGACATAAATACTACATTAATTGGTAGAGATACGAGGAATCAAACCCCGGACTAGTGGTAGAAAGCCACTCGTGTTATCATTACATCATATCTCCGTTGGCAGGGATAGCTAGAATCGAACTAAACTTTTTTCGGGTCAAAGCCGAATGTAATAAGCCATTATACGATATCCCCGTTTTAAAAAATAATGTCGTGAAGGATTGTTTGACCTGTACTACAAATAACATCCGATTCATTATTGTAGTTTTTTGCTCCAGCATCTTACTGGTTCGTTAGCATTTCAGCTAATCTGTACAGGACTATCCCCATGTTTAATAATTAAACAAGTCGTTCACTTGGGCTCTCTGTTACATTAACAATCTGGCTTCACTTGAACTAATTGAGCTACACCTTATTTCTTCACAACATAAATATTATATCACATATTTTATAACTTGTCAAGTATCAATTTTTTATATAATGGCGGAGGATAATTGAGTTTAACAATCACCATTGCTGGGGGCTGGTTTTCAAGACCAGTTATGCCACGGGCATCCTATCCTCCAAATTAATAAAAATAATGGCCGCTTCAAGGAGAATTGAACTTCTACCTTATCCGTGACAGAGATATATTCTTAACCATTAAACTATGAAGCGGTATGGCCTGCCTGAGAGGATTTGAACCCCTAACCTGGTGGGTAGAAACCACCTGCTCTTGTCCATTGAGCTACAGGCAGAAAATTTTGGTGACTATAAAAAGAATCGAACTTTTATAAATCGCCTATGAAACGATTGCTTTACCATTAAGCTATATAGTCTAAAAAAATTACTATTACTACATGAGCGATATTCTATTCCTTTTTAGGTCTTGGACCATCCAAATCTTCCCACTCATATAATTTATTATATTTATCTTCATATTCTTTACGGTAACAATCTCTACAACAGTATTTACCAGATAACCAGCGCATTTCACCATAATACTCTAAGTTACCACAATATTTGCATTTTACTATTTCTTTCATTTCTGAATTCATAGTACTATCAACTCCTGAATTAATATCAATCCATATAATAATTTATGAATTGGTGTCCACGAAAGGATTTGAACCTATGTCTGTGGCTTATCGGGCCACTGCTCTAGCCTATTGAGCTACGTTTCGTTATTGTTCAGAAAAATATGTTTCAATACCTGCTTGATTAAGAATACGACACATAAATATTTTTTCATTATCATTGTTGCAAATATCATGTAAATCATCGTCATCCATACGTTCAATTTCTTCTTTAAATTCTTTGACCGCCTTATTATAATAGTCTTTTGCTTCTTTTTCAGAATCAAATACTTCAAAAATACTACCGCAAACACTTAAATTACAAACAACCAGATATCTTTCCTTTTCCATTATTATAATCCCCTTTATAATTTAATAAATGGCGGAGGGTACAGGAATCGAACCTGCAAGGGCTATTAACCCGCTGGTTTAGCAAACCAGTGTCTTATCAATTAGACTAACCCTCCATATTAATAGAATTTCTCTCTAAATTTATAATTTGTCAAATGTTTTATTTAATTTTCTCTAATTCTTTTATGAATTATCAATTTTTCTTTTGGTATAATATCATGATACTCAAAAGAATATCCGCTGTTATCAATAATATTAGAATCTAGAAATAATTTAGATTTATCTAAATCTTTTATATCTATTTTTAAGATAGTAATATCATCAAACAATTCGTCATTAATATCTTCATTATCTATACTCATAATAAAATCGTAAGCCATTTCAGCATCAATTGTTAAATACACTCTGTCATTTAGTGAATCTGACCAATTCAATTGGTTAGTTTTTCCACCTAGCCCATATTTTTTGATATTTTTCAAATTAGCTGTGAATGTGGCATGATATAAATATTCAACAATATTATCTAAATATAAATCTAATTCGCTTGGATTCATTTATTGAACTCCTTAATTTTTATTTGATGTCGAAATACATAACAAATTGATCTTCAAATTTCTTTTTATATTTACTCCAACATTTTTCACGCCATTCATTGGCATATTCAGAATCTGTAGCAGTCAAGGTTTTTAGTATTTTTTTCGGACAATCTATCGCATTAGGTCCATCTTCCTCACCAAGTGTTTTTACCATTAGTTCTCCATCAATTAAATGAAATAAACTCACTACTGCTATTACTTTACCAGTTTCTTTCTCTCTCGCTGATATATACAAAACATTCTTTTTTATAGCATAATCATCTATGTTAAATCTTCCTGTTTCGTCACCATTTACTCGTACTACATAATCTTTAGCATAAGATTTAATTTTACCATACATTGTTCTTTCATTAGTATACATATTGCCTTCACCATACCAACCCATCTAAATACCCTCTTTCAATCTTTGATATATATATTATAACATGATTTAGAGATAAATACAAGTAGGCAGAAAGTATGAATTTTAAATTAAATATTAAATTGGTGGAACTACAGGGAATCGAACCTATATCATTACAATTAACATTTGTGATAACGAACTATCATCGACCCACTTATTATTAAATATTAAATATCTATTGGACTCCTTGATGAGATTTGAACTCATATTTACATCCAGTTACCTTACTCATGGTTCGTAGCCATGGGGGATACAAGGAGATTTTTACATTGGTAGGTCTAATTAGAATCGAACTGATATCTTCTGTTTAAGAGACAGATTTTCTATCCATTGAATTATAGGTCCATTTTCTAACTAAAATTTAATTAATCTTTTATTTCATACAATTTTACACAATCATTTTTATCATCATTAATTACATAATAAGTTCTCATTTTAATCCAATCATTATGTATCAATATATAATCAACAAATTCATCATCAATTTTAATTGCTGGGTCTGGCTTAGCCAAATCCGATAGATAAATTACATCATTCTCATAAATTTTATTAATATTTGTTGGATAAAATCTAGGCATTAAAATATAAGCTTCGTCAAAAGCATTTTTATATATATGACTAGGTTTTGGAACTTCAAGTGTGTAATCAGTTATAACTTCTGATATATGATTTTTTATTTTTACAACTTTCAGCATTTTATTCTATCTCCTTATATTTATTATTTTGTTTCAATAAATATATTATATCATATTCCAGAGATAATACAAGTCTTTTATTTGTCAACTTAAAATATATATGTTATCAGATTGTAATTATTAATTTATTGGTAGGTCTAATTAGAATCGAACTGATATCTCCTGTTTAAGAGACAGATTTTCTCCCATTGAATTATAGGTCCATATATTTATAACATTTTATTAATACATTTAATTTGATTATTATTAAATACTACATAAGATTTATTTTTATATTCAATATCTCTATTTATAATTATACCATCGTACCCATCATATTTAATATTATTAACAAATTTATTCGCTATTTTTTTACATTGATTTGCAGTGAAACTTGAAGAAACATTAATTTCTTCAATATCAAAACCAATTTGGGCTCCAATATATGTTAATTCATCTGCTAAATCATTATTGTCTTGAAAATAATAAGGATTTTCAATTTTTAAAAAACAATATTTAGCAAAATCACCCCAAATTAATTCATCATTAAACCAATAACCAATATATGCTGTACTAGCATATCCTATAGAATTAGCATTATCAATAGTATTTAAACCAAGTTTTTTTCTATTAAACTTTTTAAAATCATTATCACTGCTATGACATACTAATAATGGATTATTATTAGTATCAATTACTTTAGAATTATTAAACCAAACTTTAAATTGTTTAGTATTTATTATTTTTTTAATATTATCATTATTATAATAATTATAATTTGATAGTATTATATCACAATCATTAGGTTTAAACATATTGTACACCACCGTAAAAATTAATTACTAATTTGTATATTTTTTAATCTACTTTTTCAAACATTTCTTCTGGACCAGAAAATTTATTAAAAAATACATGTGGAACTAGATATTCGTCAACCTCGAAATCATATCCCATTATTCTGTTAGGACCTGCATATGTAAAAACAGTTCCTTCTGGAAAAAATAACCATAATGCATTATCAATAATTTTAAAATATTTTGATATTAAATTTACATAATCCCATATTTCAGGGCTATAACTAGGACATTCATCAATTATATCACTAAACCGACCAAACGCCAAATCTTCCTTCAATGCATATTTATGCCCAAACTGCATAAATTGTTTTTTATGTGATGATGTTATAGTCAAATTTTTACTATTATTATCATTATCTTTTTTAATACTATTAGACCAATTCTCTTTAGTAGTTTCGGCTAATAAAAAATCAATATCACTTGATTTTATATTTTTCATTATTATCAATCCTTATTATATAATTTAATTCATATAATTAAGTTTATTTTTTAATTAATAATCATGTCTTATTCGTTCAGATAATATTTCTATTTGTGCTTGGAGACTGCCGCACATAAAAGCATATTTACCTTCAGGATTGTTATTTTTCGTTTTTTCTAGATTCTCAGCACGTTCGTACATTACATCTAGTTCTTCCAATATTTTCTTTTTAGTCATAAGTTTTGCCATAATATACACACTCTCTTTCAATTGAGATTATATATATTATATCATGATATTATTAAGTTGTCAAGTACTAAATTTAAGCTTAATTTTCATCTAAAAATTTAATATAGTTTCCAACATATCTAATATATTCAATATGTTCCTTATTTTCTCTAACTATTTGTTCAATTTCAATTTCGTCAATTAACATTAGTTCACTTGACCAATCGAATTTAAGTTCAAACATTCTCATTTTTATTATCCCAATTCATATATTTAACTGTATTAATTAACAAATTTTTAATATCATCACTATAATTAAATCTATTTTGATTTATTTCAATTGATTTTATAATATCACCATCTTTAACTCTAGAACAAGAGGCTTTCCAGTCAGCTAACATTTCCAACATTTGCAACATATTCATATCTTGTATTCCATTATCAAAATGTTCTGGATGATGGTCATTAAGTTTATAATGATGTATTAAAGCTGGTTGTAACTCTTTAAGCAACTGTTTGTATTCTTCACTATTATATTCAGCATCATGTAATCTATTAATACATTTATCAAACACTGAAGCTTGGTTATAATTTAATTTAGAAGCATCATGATTAATACCTCTATTCAATAAATCATGTATATATTTATTTATATTCTCACAGACAGATAGAATATGCTTTCTTGTTTCATTATTAGTATTAGGGAAATCTTCCATTATATATTATCTTTCTATCTTATTTGGGTATACATTTTCATTTGTTATTTCTGCCCATGTTCTTTTAACCTTATCTACATTATCTTCAGTGTCAGTTTTCTTTTTATATATAATTATTTTTTTATAAAATGTAGTCATATCTATATCTCTATTATATTTATTAGATTCCATAAACACAATTCTCAAATCCTCATCTTGCTTATCTTCTAAATAGGATATTAATTGCAAACCCAATCTTACATCTAATCTTTCTTTAAGATTTTTAATATAATCTTCAGATTCACTTAAATTATTACGATAAAAACTTTGAGTAGGTATATCAACATGACCAACTAGAGTATCTAATTCATCATATTTTTCTTTTATTCTTTCATAAAAATAATAATCTTTATTCATTTATTCTGCTCCTTTATTTAAACATCTAACAATTGTTTTTAATTTATTTTTAAGTTCTAGTGCATCATCACTTAATTTAGTATCATCTTCTTCACATATAAAAAATACTTCATTAAATGCATGATTGAAATCTGTTTGATTCTTTATCCAATCAACATCAAATCTAATAGTAACATTCATAATTTTATTTACCTAACCATACCAATATAATAGCACTTATAATAACAATAACTATAACAAACAAAATAGAAATCCATATTGGTGATAATACCCACCACCAAGACCAGGTTATTTTACCCAGTAATTTAAGCACTATAAATACTATAGTTAAAAGACCAGCAAAACCTATACCACTACTACTGTTATTATTAATTATATTCATTTCTTAGTCTCCTTTAATATTCTCCTAATTTTACAATATCACGAAATAAAAATCTAATGTTAGCTTTACTATTTATCTTATCTCCATGAAAATGACCACAATACCACTTGTCAAAATTCACTTTATTATATATATGTTGTAGCCAATGCTCAGTTGAATTGTCAACTCTATTTTGATTAATCATAGGCAGAAACTATTCAGTAGGTCTAAAATCATAAGGGCATGTATGAGATATAACATAATCTATATTCCAATTGTTATCTTCTAGTTGCTTCTCTACATAATTTTTAATTTCTTCTGATGGTTGTTCATTCTCCCACCAGTTATAACCTCGTTCTAATCTATAATATTTATCAACACTATATGCCCCACCTATAGCAATACATCTTTTATTAGTAGTATCAGTTATCGGTAGATTATATATTTCACCATCAATAGCAAATATTATATTAGGATACTCATCTTCTGCTAATGCTGTACCACCATAAAACTCAATCTCTTTATAAGTATTGATATTAGTTGCTCTTGCTTCGTGATTACCATGTATATTAAATATCTTAATATTCAAACTATTTAATTTAGTTTTACATTCTTTAGTAAACTGATGATTATTATCAAAGTAATTTATACCTGAATCCCCAGCAATTATCATCATATCATTTTTATTGAATTTTGATTTATATAATCTATGAAAATCACCATGTGTATCTCCAGTAATGTATATCATATACTCACTCCTTTTAACTGTATAATTATATCATACTTTTATATTTATGTCAATAGACAAAAAAAATACACCCAGTGAAGGGTGTATTTATGTATATACAATTCTCATTTACTACTGAGAAACATCTTTATATATTTATTTTTCTCTATCAACTATTAAATTTAAAGTATTTTCATTTTCTATCAACTTATTAATAGTCTCAGCAGATACTCTCAAATTACTTATAATATCTTTTAACTCTCTATATTCATAAGATGAAGAATCAACTCTAGGTATTAAATATTTATTTATATATATATAACAACTATTAAGATATCCTATGCACTCCTTATATTTTTCAATTCTAATTTCTTTTTCCATTTCTTTCGCTTTTTCTTCTAATACTCTTGTAAATTCTTTTTTATTTTCGTCATCTGAGATATCTTTTACATAATTACTAATAATACTATTTAAATCATTTGGTTTAATATTTTTCATTAATTATCACTAACTCCTCTATTATGTTTTTTATTAAATCTAGCTAATGCAACTCGTTCTATAACTTCTAATATTTCAGCATTTATTTGGTTTAATATTTTTCATTAATTATCACTAACTCCTCTATTATGTTTTTTATTAAATCTAGCTAATGCAACTCGTTCTATAACTTCTAATATTTCAGCATTTAATAGATAAACAGGTCTATTTCTTTCAACACAAAATTCTTCAATTAATCCTTTTATATCTTCTTCTTTTTCTGCTCTTGATCCAGCATAATGAGATATAATTCTGATATCAGAATTTATTTTATGATAATCTCTAGGATGAATATCTTTCAAGCTTTCAAGTTCACTAATATCTTCAAACTGTCTCATTATTTATTATATCTTCTCTTTAATTAAAGTATACAGTATTGTAAAAGATATTTGTCTCATGAAATAATTAAGTTCTCTTACAATAAAAGGAGGTTCTATATTAGCATCTGTACTAGAAAATTCAAGTTTATCTAATTTAAAATTAGATGAAAAAATACACGTAGTAACAAAATTCCAACAATATTTATCATCTTTAGATCCTAAGAATTTATTTATTACTGCTGTAGCTTCATCTTCAAAACTTAATTCAATATATTTATCTAAACTATTTACTTCTTCTTTATAATACTCAGATTCATTTTCATAGCTATCTTCAATATTTTCTTCTATTTCTACTTTCATATTCTTAACTAGATTTATTATATCAGTGTCATTAAAACTTGAATTCATAGTTTGTTCACTAAGTATACTGTTTAACCTCTTAATTATATCATCTTCTTTTTTCATAAATTATATCTCCTTTTATTTAATTATTTTAAATTTTTATGTAGTCTACATGTTTAAATGGTTTTAACATTTCTTCTGATATGTGAACTGTATAATTATCATTTTGATCATATATAAAAGTTCTATCTAAAATATCTTTAATTGAAGAATAACGTTTTAACAATATATCTTTTAACTCATGGTCTCCAATTAATTGTCTAAATTCATCGTATGATATATTCCAATCTTTAATATAAAAACCAAAAGTTACATCATCAATTTGACCATTATAATAAATTTTAACTGTATCTTTAATTGGAATAGTGGTACCATCTTTAAATTGACCAACTATTTGTATTTTAGTTGAATCCCATATTTCATCATTAAATTGTCTGATAATTTTAAAATATTTAGGTTTATTATCATAACTTTTGATATTTTTAACATAATCTATTAATCCTGCTTCTACACTAATAAATTTATCTAAATCATTTGGTTTAACCATGTATAATATCATATCCCTTTAATATATATTAAATTGGTGGAGTTAGGGGGAATCGAACCCCCGTCCAGATAAAATTTGTTCAGATTATCTACAAGTTTAGTTATTGTTAATTATTTTTAAAGTATATAGCAATAACAAATATACTTATGATATATACAGTCTAAGTGAACTAATTACAGTCTAAAGGCAGTAATCTTTCTGTCTAAGTATAACTGTAACAATACTATAAGCGTTGCTGAACTGTATTATACTGACTTCTAAACTAGTTTACAGCTTATCATTTAGGTCAGTACGGTTATGCCGCTAAAGCAAATTCGTTATTTGTTTTTTGTTGACAACTTTAAGGTGATTGTCTTCCCACTTGCAAATCTGTTTTAGTTTTATCGGTCGAAACCAATTAACCCCATATATATTAATTTGTTAATTAACTTCATTTTATTTAGGCCAAATATACTCTAAATTATCAGATTCAGACCAACCGTATTGACTATAAAATAAATAATTTTTTCTTAATAAATTACTTCTATGTGAAGCATGAAATTTAATATCTCCAAACCAATAAGGTTTAGAATAATTAGTTTTATATAATACATCTTCAGTTATGATTTTATTTTCTAATTCTGATATTAGATTTAATATTTTATTTTTACATGTATCTTTATATCCTCTATTTATCCACTCATTACATGTAATAATAGCATATTCAGCTAAAGACCCTATATTATTTCTCCACATCAATCTAGCTGGGTGATTAGTCCAACCTTTCTTTTTATAACTAGGTAAAAAAGTAGATATTAACTGCATCGCTTCAACTCTTTGTTTACCGAGCCTTCTATAATCTAGTACTCTAGCGGATAATTTAAAATCAGCATAAGGTAAAAAAGTTTGTATTTTAATACCACCTTTCGATTTCATTCATAATAATATTACTTTCGTTTATATATATTAATATTATATCATATTTTAGAAATAAATGCAAGTCTTTTATTTGTAACAATACAAAAAGATGTAAACTTATTGTCTACATCTTTTTATTGAACTATAGTTTAATTATTAGTATATAATATATTAATTTAAAGCTGTACCACCATTAGTGATAGACCAGATTTTATCACAACCATCACCATCCCAAAAAACAGTAACAGGTTCATGTTCAGTATCAATTACAATATTAAAACTGCGGTCATCATTACTTTTATTGTTGATAGCAGATAGAATTTCTATCATTTTATCCGGTTCATATTCATTAGTAGAATATGTTATTATTAACATCTTTTTTGTCTCATTTATTTAACATCTTTATATTTCTGAAGTTCTTTTTGTAGTTCGATTATTTCATGTCTTAATGCGCCAGTTTCATTGACTAAAGATTTATACACTAAACAAATTTGTTTAGGTGTGCAATCTGGGTCATATATTTCTCCATGCTCAAAACAATCATCGCAATTCAGTATATCTCTAGCCTCATCAATATCTTTAGCTTCAATATAACCTTCATCTGGCACTTCTGGACATACATAAAGTTTTATTATTTCATTATTCAATTACTATCACATCACTTTAATTCTTCTAATATTTTAGATTCATAAATTGCTAATCTGTTTATTACTACTTATTCCTTCGCTTCCTTTAGTAATTCTTCTGCATTTTCTTTCATATATTTAGATACTTTAATATAACCTTGCGTATTGTTGTTATCATCGAAACCTCTAAATTTAACTCTAGCTGGGTATGCTTCTAATATTTTATCATCTTTCATAACAACAACTATAGACCAACCAAATATATGCAATTGCTGATTAATCCACCATAACAAACCTGAATTTCTAAATTCTTCTCATGTTTTTCTATTTATCATATTATTACCTCTAAATAAATCTGAAATTATTTCTGTAACATTTGGTCATATTCATATTCAATTATTTCTTGTTCAGTTGGAGCTAAATATCTAAGTTCTCCGCAATATCTACATTTCCAACTTCGGTGACAAAGTTCTGTACTATAAGGAATCATATCTTTAGAGCCACATTTTAGACATTTAAATTCTTCATTTTTCATTCTTCACACCTTCTTATTTATTCTTTCCTATGTAATGAGCATATGTATTATATGAATCATATGTATTTCCTATAACTTCTGTTATATAACACTGTGATAACATTTTTGCATCTATATTTGCACTATCTTCACCTTTTCGTGGAAAATGTACATTCCAACAATTAGTCCATCGGCAATATGTAACTACTCCAATATTATACGTTTGAGTTTCAAAATTATATGATTTAATAATATCTCTATTAAATATTTTAATTCCATTCATATCTACTCTACCAGAGCATCTAACTATTGTATTTGGGTCTACATGTAAAAATTGATAATATTTAAAAGGGTCATCAATATGTGTTATTATTAGGTCAGGCGTAGAAGTACCATCGATATTTCTAGTTAATATAAAAAATCCTTCCACCCATTTACCATCTTTTGTTTTTGCTTTACATAAATGTTCTATATATTCATTCATTTTAAAAATCTCTAATTAAACACTCTATCAATTACTGTTGACAAGTAAGTTGAATCATATGAAAATTCTTCACCTTTACTCTTTTTTTCTTCCATCATTTTTCTTAGACATTCGATAGTATGCAGAAAATATAGACTATCAACTCCAACTAGTTGATCTTCTAGTACATTAATATCTTGCAAATTCAGTTCGCTAATCTGAAATGCCATTTTTAATATCTGACCAGCATTAATTTTCCACCCACGATTAATAAATTTTCTCATTCTCATTACTGAACAAATAGGATATTTACTACCAACATATTTTAGTTCCTTATTCAATATTGCATCCAAGGCATCAACTGTATAATGTACTTTTTTATCCCATGAAGTCCAATAACACATACAATGTACATAATCAAATGTTTCATGTATCTGAGTGGGTGAACCATAAAAACGTATAACCAATTGTATTTTATCAGATAGTGTGATTGCATTAGTTGACAAAAATACAGGCATATATCTTTTCTCTGTGTCATTCAATTTATCAATTTCACGACTTGAAATTTCGTCAGACTCTTTGATTGTATTCATATAAACTTCAGTGCCAAGTTCACTATTACTACTGGCAATTCCATCTGAATTAACAATAACTTTAATTCTATCTGTTGTAGTATTCGTTATCATACCTGAAGGAATATCATCATCATTGTAATATCCATAAGCAAATGAGGTTAATTTTTTATTATTAGCTTTATATTCTTCTACATCTTTACCATCTAATACCCATGCATGAAGAACTTTTCCTAATTTATTTTCTCGATTTTGATTATTATCATTAAAAATATTACAGTAATATTGTGCCACCCTTTTTGTAATATCTTTATTTCTAAAATATATATCAAAATCATTTGGTGTTTCATTATTAATTAGTGATACTATACAACCACCAGTTACTATAATATTATCTTTAATATCTCTTGCTAGATCTATATCTGTAATTGATGTTACCCAATCGTTTATTTTATTATCAATTACTTTACTTACTTTAGTTTTTCTCATTCTGTATACCATCCTTTTAATATTTATTTTAATTATAACATGTTATATATGATTAATTACACTATATCATGTATAATTTAAAGTATTTAATTATAATTCTTAAATACTCCATTATTACTCTTATAGTTTAGATAATCATTTTTAAGTTCTAGCATAGCTTCTCTGCGTACTTCATGTCTATACATAAGTTTTTCCCCTGTATACTTATCAATCATATCTTCAGGTTCAAAAGCCAGTTTAAGCAAACTCATCAGTTCTACTACCATATCTTTATTCTTCATTTTTATATTCCCCTTTATTCTTCTATGTTTTCTATATAATTTTTTATTTTTTTATTATATCTTTTTATTTCTTGTCTATGCTTAAATTTATTGAAAACTTTTTTATCTACTAATTTTTTACCTCTACATGTAATACTATTCTTTTGTTGTTTATTTCTTCTGTGAGTTTCTTTAGTATATACATCTTGGCCGACATTTGCTTTATTAAAATTATTTTTAGGACTAATTCCACCGGAAATTTTTTTATATAATGAACCATCTGGAAGTATTATACAATCACTTATATTTCTTCTTAAATTTCTATTAGTCATTTTTCGTATAGTTTTATTCATATACTGTCTACGTTTATAGTTAGTATAAAAACTTCTAGACATTAGTAGTAATCACCTCAATCAGTAGTATCTTCTGTTATATCACTATTTATATTTCTAGATGGATAACTTTCAAATGTTCTAGTTATTTGTACATCTGCACCTATATCATTTTTATTTAACAATTTAACTAACTTTTCTACTACTCTATCAACTATCTTATTATTTGTTGTAAACACTGAAAATTTAATAGTCACATCATTTGTATATCTAAATTTTTCCGTCATTTTATATTCTCCTTATTTAAACAAGTATTCCTTCAAAATCACTATTCAATCTATGATATTTCTTAATCTCAGGACTATCAGACCCATATTTCTCAGCTATAGTTGAATATCCTTCATATATCATATCTGGTTTTCTAAGTTTAATTTTAACTGTGCCATCATCGTTGTGTGTCGGCAAACCTTTCTTTTCAAATATTTCAATCTGATTCAATGCACCATCAATCACAGCCTGTTTTTCTAAATCAGTAATATCTTCCCAATATTCAGTATCAAGCTGTATTTCAATATCAATTTTTTTAAGCAGTCTGTCTTTTGCGTTATTATATTTTACTTTATAAGGAAGATTCTTAAATGTTGGCAATACTGCACCACTCTTATCATCTTCTGTAGTTACATATATCAAAGCAAATCTGATATTATAACCATTAAGATTCTGATAATCTTCTGTTTGCAACATTTCATTCAATATTTCCCTGTCTTCTGTACTTGCATATTCATATCTAATATTTGTACTCAATTTATCTCCTCCATTAATATTCATTTCTTAATATGTCTATTATATCACAATCATTGACTTTTGTCAAGACTTTAATATATAGTTTATTTATTTTTTAAATATAAAAATAGGTTCATATTTAACACCTTTATCTGATACAGTTATTATTATACAACAATTTAGATTCATCAAATTTGATAAGTTTATTCAATTCTTTTTTGATATCATAGCTATCCTTAGTATAATTAGGAAATCCTACTATTTTATAATACTGAAATATTTTATCTAATTCTTCATCTATATTATTATCACTAACTATATAATTATTAATATCTATCAAATAATTTATGCACCTCTATTCTTTTATATAATCATTTTATTAATTATTAATTATATTATAATTAATAAAATTAATAATATAAGTTAAATCAATAATTAATATTACATATATTCTAAGGAGTGTCTAACAATGTCTTCTATTGCATGGGATAATTTTTTAAAACCAAATTTTAAAACTGAATTTTTTCTGAGAAACATTCGTTCATTTGACCTCGACACAAAATACAACTATGAAGAATTTTTAGACAATCCTAAATCTTATTCTATGGTTTTTGCTGATACATACGATAGTAACTATATTGATGATGATATTGATATTGATGCTATAACACTAATTAATATGAGAGAACAACAGAACATTATCAATAATATCGATACTAATTTAGAACAACAATTTAATGACCAAATGGTCAGTACTAATGATGAATATTATATCGAAGATGATGAATATGAAGAAGATGAATATTAATCTCTCGCTTCATATTTATAATAATCATCCACAATACTAGTTAGAAACTTGACATCTAAATTATCTGGCAAATTAGATTCAGCAATTCTATACAAATTTTCTTTACATAAATAATTTGAATATTCAAGCAACATCTCAAAATCGATGTATCCATTTTTGATATCAGTTGGTTTGTAAGCCCCTTCTAATGGAAACTCAATTCTACCGATATCAATTAGCTGTCTAATCTCTAAGTTTAATCTATAAGCATTAGCTAGATATTTACAAGCTTTATTAAAATCAGTTAAATTAAGAATTTGCTTTAAATTGCTTTCAGCACAATACACAAAAGAAGTGATTCTTTTGCTGATAAATCTATAATTATTGAATAATACTCTTTCCTTAAAGAATCTACTCTCATTAATTCTAACAGATTCTTTATTAACAAACAACATTTCAGTACAAGCAATATCACCTTTAGCTAACATGTTAAAAAATTTACATAGTGAATAATAGCCATATTCAATTGTATCTTTATCTGATTTTTCATTATTATTTTTATTTCTGAAATTTTTAGTATCAATAGCTAGTTCTGTACCATTCAATACATTACGTTTCTCTGGAGCATAAACACCTTTAATATCTAAATCACTTTCTGGGGTATGCGTACCGTATAATCTAGACCCATGTACTACTTCATATAATACATACATTGTTTTATATCTTCCTTCATTTTTAAAATTTACATTATTATATGCTATCTTTACTCATTTGATGTAAAAGTTCTGTAATATCTTTTATTATTGCATAATTCAAATCATGTGTTGTAGCTACTGTAACAATATACATACCATCATCATCTTTATATCTTTCAGCTAAACCTCTCAATTTAGCTTGCATACCTTCTCTGTCAAAATCAGTTCCATATTTAATTAATGAAGGTATATCACGTATAATTATTTGTCTTTTATTATCAACATTGTCATAAAATATATTTTTATTGTTTATATCATCTGCTTCATTGATTATTATATGTAAAACAGTCAAACAATTATAAAGAATTGAATTTCTGTTTTTATTAAATTCAACATGCATTTTATCAGCTATAATTTGTGCTAACCAACTTGTATCTGTAAGTTCTCTAGTTTTTATTTTCAGTTTAATCATTCCTTTCTATTTAATATATATTATATCATATATATAATGATTTGTCAATCAAAGATCATAAAAAAATGAATATACGAGTATATTCATTTTAAATTTTATTAATTATTATTTAATTTTTAGAAATTCGAATTTGGTAATGGATATTTACCTTTAATAAACTTACTAAAATATGAACCTTTACTTGGTGCATTTTTAAATGCCAACCAAACTTCTTCATTTACATTATAATAAGTATAAGTTTTACCCGTAGCAAATGTTACTTGAAGTTCTTTTTTATCTTTATCATAACTAGCTTTTGTCATTCTTGTGCTACTAACAATATTAATATCTTCCATTCTCTCATTCTCCTTTATTGAATATTATATTTATCTTTTTTCTATATTATTGACAAAATATTTGTAATAAACTTGTTTATTTTCTTCTAAATCATCAGTTAATTTAATCAATTCCAGATATTCATTAGATGTTTTGTCATATCTTGGTATCATTTCTTTTTTTATAAAATTTATAATATTACAAAAATATATTGCATGATCACGTAAGTCACTAGAATACTTTACTTCATTATTCATTATATTATCCATATCCATCATTTTCTGTAATTTAGATATCATATCTTCATATTCCGCACCAATAGAATCAAAATCTAACCCAATATCAGACATATTTTTTCTTATTTCTTGTTCTAATTTATTATGTTTCTGTAATGCATTATTATCATGATATTCTTCAGATTTCCACCATAATTCATTTAATATTTTTAATTTATCAATAATATCTTTTATTTTTCCTTCTCTATCATCATTATCAATTATATTAGATTCTTCTAGTGCATTGTTATTACTTAATAGTTTTTCGGCAACTTTGTCTAAAGCAGAATTAATTTCATCTACTGATAAATATTTTTTCCATTTATTATATAATCTCAATTTCAGTCCATCAGGAAGTAATTTAAATATTTTTAACCCACTACCATCAAAAGTTTTATTTTTATTGCCTTTATTCATGTATTTATAAAAATATTTTTCATCAATTTTCTTTTTTTCATTATTAACTGCATTATATAATTCTTGAAAATCTACATCAGACATTTTCATATTATCATTATCAATTATATTAGATTCTTCTACTGCTATTTCTTTTTTGTTGGGGTTATATAATTTATCTGCTCCAGATTCTCTAACTATAACAGCATCACCAGACGGATTTATATGAATCATATAAGACATACTATTACTTATTCCCTTGTAGCCGTGGTATTCAATACCATCAATAACTTCAGGAGTATTTAATCTCATAACTTCATCTAAATATATTCTATGTTTAAAATAATCAACATAAGGTCTAGTTTCATCACTATCTGAATCTTCGACATATTCATATTCTATAGGTATATAATAATCTTCAATATCTTCTGGTACAGTATTACTTACTATAGTACTTTCTTCTAGTACATTTCTGATAATTTCATCTAACAACGCACTCACGCCCTCACTATATGCGTTAATCTCCTCATCTATGGCGATTTCTTTTATAGTTTGAAAAATAGAAGGAAATTCGTTGATTAAAATTTCATATGTTGTTGCTCCCAACATGTGTTTTTCTTTTTCCTCCTTTATCCGCATCTTTAAGGTTTTCTTTTGATCCCCTGCATAGTCCAATGCGAGGCTGTCGAGGTCTTGAACGCAATCTGTCCAGTCCCACGCCGAAAACGTGGTGATGCAGAGGTCAGTACCGTTCCACGTGGATTCAGGTTCACTGTAATTTCCCACATATGTCCAAGTGTACAATTTTCCGCTTGGCTCAATCGCTAGTCCCTTGTGTACGTTCTGGTTAGTGCCTTCACACTCCCGATATAAGTCAACCATTTTTTCTTCTATTGCATCGCGGTTATCTTCCAAAACTTTTTTCCAGTTTGTTTCATCATCATTATCAATTATATTAGATTCTTCCAATATATTGTCCATATCAGAAGGTTCTATTTCTATATTATCTTCAGGTTCAATTATTCCAGTAACTTTAAATTTTTTAACTAATGCAAAAAATTCTCTAGTAAGCAAATTCCAATATAATTTATCAACTTGTTCATCTGAATACTTTGAAGATTCTTCACTACTCTGGTCAAACCAATATTCTATTTTTGCTCTCATATCAAAATAAGAATAATCAAACTGTAAAGGCAGTCCTTTTAACCATTCTATAAATGCATTATATTCTCCAATTTGTCTAATCTTCCAACTAAATTGGTCTTTAAATTCAGCATAAACACAATTAAGTGCAGAAGCTGTATCAGTATAATTTTCTATCTCATATTCTTCTGCATATTGTTGTGCCGCTTCTATAATTTCTTTTCTGATTCTTTCTTTTACTTCTCTTTGCATTGATATTTTAATACCCATATTTTATTAACTCCTTTGAATATATTATAATTTAATAACCTTCTAAATTAATAACTTTATAAATTGCTTTACCTAAATTTACATAATTTTTTTCCCAATAATCGGTTATTTTACTTAACAATTCTGATGCTTCTTGTGTCTGTAAAATATAAGAATTATCAGTGTTAAAATCTATAGCAATAAATGGTGTACTCCAATTAATAGTAATTTCACCTACTATATTATTATCTTTATCTTTATAAATATAGATTTCGTCTTTCCCTTGTTTTTTAATTTCATATTTTAATTTTGAATTTATATTTGACCCATCTACTAAAAAAGTATTCATATCCATTGGTTTTATATTTCTATTCATTATATCAACTCCAATATTCAATTAGTTATTATAATCTCATATTAATTTGATTTTTTAATACTAATATTTAATTAATCATCAACAAAAACGTCAGCTAAATCAATATTCCCACCATATTTAATAAACTTCTTAAAAAAATCATTACTGAGTTCTTTATATTTTTCATAATTGTCAGATGATATAATAGTCTGTTCATCATCTTTATCGAATTTAAGATACATCATAAATCTACCTGACACTTTATTTTCAATTATTTCTGCACCTGTTTTATGACTAAGTTTAGCTAAAGCTTTAATTTCATTATCGGAAATAACAATATCTTCAATATCCAACATATTAATCACTCTTTTTCATATTGATTTATAACACTTCTTACAACAACCTTATTTAAATATTTTATCGTAACAATCACCACATATACTAGAGATAAGAAGTTCCCTATCATCAGCTGAAAATTCTGGTAGAGCTTCTTGTATATTCATTTTACCAGCTTTCCATTGCACAAGTCTCTGATATTGTTCCTCAGTAAACTTAATTTTATGCATAACACCACATGATGCACATTTTATATTAATATAATATTGCGACATTTTCATTTCCCCTTTTATTAACTTATTTAAAATAGTTGAGTTTAAATGAAATATATTTAATCAAATAAACTCAACTATTAATCAAAAATCTAATTTACTGCAAATTCTACATCCATTACTTCATCATCTTCTGTTACTGTAAGCTTGTTCTTTTTCTTTAGGTCAGATACAAGGTCATCAATACTAGATTCCCAGTAAAACTTTGTAGCAAACATCTTAGTAATGCCAGCACCCAAATCTATCTTCTTCGTGTCAGCGTTAATAGCTCTAGTAGGAGTATAATCATGAGTTATAGCTTCAGTGCAGGCATTGTAAAAACCCCACTTCGTATAATCAAAATTATTATCAAGTCTGTTAGCAATCATCTTACTAACTCTCTTAGGAATATAATTCAACAAAAGTTCAACCCTATCTTCTGTTACGGATTGAGTTGTCCAATTTCTCCAATTAAGAGAGTAGCTACGAAAACCATTGATAAGTTGATGAGCATTATGACTAAATTCATTAAGATTAAATTTACTACCAAAATGCTTATAAGACATTGACATAAACTGTCTAGTAGCAATCATTCCATTAGTACAAACAAGTCTAACAGCATCAATATAAAATCCTACTGCCTGACTTCCATCATAGCTATTTACTATACGTATCATAGGTGAAATTTCATCGCCGGGTCTTACTTCAACACTATAATCTTTAATAGTATACAGACGTGTCATTAGGGAACCATCTTTTGAAAGTATAGTCTGAATATCAGTATTGTTAAAAGACATACCTTCTTCTATCTTCTGAACAATATCCCCATGCTTAATCACAGGATATGAACTGGAAACTGTAGCAAGATACACGGGTTTACCGGAATTATCTTCTCTGAACAATGCTTTCTTGTCTGGTATTTCAATGCCATCAAAAGAAAGTTTGCGTTCCATTACATCAAAATTTAGCTTTGACCTATCAGGACCTGACCAACTATCTGTTACAAACATACCATACTTTGCTCTCCTTGCAATTTCTGTTCGATTATTTCTTACGCCACTATCATTAAATTTTACCGTCATTTTAATATCCCCCTTTAATTTTGTGTTGCTCATTCAATAAATATATTATATCATTATTTAGAGATAAAAGCAAGTTGTCCTAAAGTATACAAATTTTATTTTGTTTAATATTTAAAAAAATCTATCTGCTATCTGTTGTTTATTGAAAACTTCACCAGTCATTTGGTAAATAAATTCTTTAATATGTCTTAGTGTTGTATTACTATAAAACTCATTAACTGTTATTTTTTCTTTTATTCTATCATATTTAGCAACAATTGTTGAATAACTCATAAGTTCAATTATATTATCATCGGTGTATATCAATTTAGCTTTTTCATAAAAACTCTTTCTTTTATCAAGTTGCGTATTCATATTTGATGTTATTATCATTATCTTATTCTTCTTTGATTTATAATTATTCAGAATAATATAGCACGCCGTTTGATACTTCGTAATAGTTACCATCTAACATCATATCTCTACCCATATTATCAAAATCTATATAATACTTAATTGAATCAGGAATATCAAAACATTCATCTACATATTCTTTGGCAACTTGTGCCATAGACATACCTGAATAAAGAGTCCATTTATCAACTGTATTATCATTAATCATTTCAATAATATCATTAACACTGTTTATAGTGTAATAATCTGATTCAAGTATAGAATCTAATACTTCCTGCTTATAGCCATCCATAAAATTATAAGCATCCTGTAATTCTACATAATCTTCTATTGTATCATCTTCATCAAAAAAATCTACTTCTATTGTATCAAAATCAGCTCTTAAAATAGTATAATTAACATCTTCTATATCTTCTTCAGTGATACCAATTTCATTTAGTTTAATATAATCTTCTCGATAAAGGTCAACACTTACCCAACACTGCTCATCATTAGTGTTATTTTTAATCAAAACTTGAATTTCCATTATTTTAATCTCCTTTAAATTGTTTTAAATAAATGGCATATAAATTTCATCTTTGAACTCATCGACAATCTTTTTTGCAAGTTTACAGGTCTGTTCGTTTCTCAGGTCATACCAACCTTTATCGTACATTTCAGCCCAAAGCTTCATACACTCCATCATTACTGCCATAGAACTCTGCTGAAGTGTTCTATGTGTATTATAACAGATCTTTTCAGCAAATTCCTTGTGTCTACTAGTATCAAAACTATTTACAAAATCTGAAAAAGTATTTGCCATTTCTTCGCCTGTCATTTTAGCCATTTTGTTTTTTATCTCCTTCAGTTGTAATCAGTATTGTTATCTCTCTCAATCAATAAATATATTATATCACATTTTAGAGATAAACACAAGTCTTTTTATTTGTAACAATATTAATAAATATATACATAAAGTTTATATTTATTTAATTGGTTTTCTAGCTTTTCTATTTTGTGTATGATAATAATTTCTATAATAACTAATACTACGAAGATTGAATATCACCAAAAAAAAAACAGTTATTAACATGCATATAATTATAATAAACATTTATTCACCAAATTTCTCAATACATTCAGGAAGTCTCTGATAAGCATGTATGTAACGATTAAACAAAGTACATATATAATCCAAATGTTCTAGTTCAAAATAATGACAATTAGTACATTTTTTACCACAAGGAATTTTAACTTTAACATATATAAATTTATCAGACATTAAAAAATCACACTTTTTTACTAAAATAGACAGAAAGATTACTGCCTTTAGGTGGTAATATGAATGTCTATAAATTTTAACTTCATATAAGTTAAAAATATATAAACAAAATGTAATTTAATAATAAAGAAGGTGAATCTATTTTGACTGCAAGTACTGTTTCTAAAAATCAAAATATTAAAAAAACTATGAAAGAAACTATGACTAGAAGAACTAGCCAGTCTTGTGGTGTTTATAAAGTCAAAATAGACGAATCTAGACTTTCTAAAAAACAAAAAGAGCAAATTAAAATGATATTTGTTGAAGCAAAATGGTTTTATAATAATATTTTAAGTTGGTCTGAAAATCACGATATTAATGATTTTGATACTAAAACTAAATTTGTTAATATTTTAAATAAAAATAAAGAAATTGAAACTAGAGAATTAAAAAATATTGGTTCTCAAATGAAACAAGCAATACATACTGGCGTTATATCTGCTATTAAAACTTTGTCAACTTTAAAGAAAAAGGGGCATAAAGTTGGAAAACTTAAATATTTGTCGGATTATAAATCTATTAATTTAAAACAGTTTGGAACTACATATCAAATACTTAATACTAAATATATGAAGATTCAAAACATATCTGGTAAAGTCAAAGTCAACGGTTTGGATCAATTTATTAATGACCCTGATATTGAATTTGCTAATGCTAAGATTCTAAATACTCCGTCTGGATATTATGTTGCAATAACTACTTATCGATATAATGACGATTTGGCACTTAAATCATATTTAGGTTCTGAAATTGGTATTGATATGGGAATCAAAGATTCAATCATTCTTTCTAATGGTGAAAAATTTAAAGCATCTATTGAAGAAACTGAACATTTAAAATGTTTGCAAAGAAAACTAGCGAGACAGAAAAAAGGTTCTAACAATAGAAGAAAAACTATTTTCAAGATTCAGAAAGAATATCAAAAAATATCAAATCGAAAAAATGATATTTCAAATAAAATCACAAGTCATATTTTATCATATGAGCATATCTATATGCAAGACGAGATGATATCTGGTTGGCATAAAGGATTATTTGGAAAACAGGTTCAACATTCTATTTTAGGCCGAGTAAAAGCTAAATTAATAAATCATTCTAGAGTTGAAGTGTTAGATCGTTCAGTTCCAACAACTAAATATTGTCCTTGTTGTGGCAACATCAATAAAAATATCACCTTGGCTGACAGAACTTATATTTGCCCAACATGCGGTTATCAAGAAGACCGAGATATTCATTCTGCTAAAAATATGATATTGATGACTAAAATAATTAAAAATCAAATACCTAGGGAACCTAGGGAATTCAAGCCTGTGGAGACTATGAACCTTGTAGCCGTTGAAGCAGGAAGATTACAGTCTTTAGACTGTAATTAGTTCACTTATTATATTTTAATTATTAATGCTCACTCGGAAGAAGTATTACACCATTTTCTACCCAAAGTGTTATACCTTCTTCAAGAGGAAAATCAGTATAATAAATTTTCTGTGATACTAATTTGTTATCATTACCATCTGTACAAATAACTTTGGCACCGTTTCCATTTTTATTCATTTTTAATGACCACACCTGAAAATTTTGGTTTCTAAATTTTTTCTCACATTGATATGAAACAATAATATCAACTAACCAATTTGCTTCACATAAACTAACCATCATTTTAACTCCATCAGTGCATACCATACCAAACCATCCCAAAGAATAATAATGTTCAGTACCAGTCATACATCTAAGATTTGTTCTAATTTCATCAGCAGTATAAGTTTTAAGCATTGTAATTCCCCCTAATTTTTATGTTGTGTATTATGTTTCACTCACTATATATATTATATCACAACTTAGAGATAAATACAAGTCTTTTATTTGTAACAATAAAAAAAAGATGTAAACTCTATGTTTACATCTTTTTGCTGAATTATCAGTATCATTTGTCCCACTTATTCATTTTTTAAAAGAAACTTATTAGATATTGATTTAAAACTTATTCTAACTTTATTATTTTCTGGTTTAGCAAGTCTCCAGACTATACCTTCACGTTCAATATTACTGTTGTTGACTACACTCTTACCTTCAGCTAATTTAAGTATTTCATTAATATCATTAGGTAATATAAAATCTCTATAAATAATTGGTACAGATTTCAACCCAATTTCTTTAGTAATTCTTTCTACTTCATATTGACTATAATATTCTTGTGTATCAATATCAAAAATATCAAATATATATATATCTATACCTTTTATCTTATATTTATTACCTTGAATACCTTCACCACATAATTCACCTTGTAGTGCTATGTTTTTGTTTTTAAAGTATTTTCTCATTTTACTTTCTATATCTTGTTCTTTAATTACTTGCCAGTATTTACCACCATCATCTTCATCAAGTTGGTTATTTCTTGAACAAACATAAAATTTATTATCTTTAAGAAATATTGTCTCAGAAGAACCATCTATTTTTTCAGTACCAACAACTTTCATACCAGCAATTTCGTTAATCAAATTTCTAAGATTCTGTACACGTTCTTCATCTGTCTTATATATAAAAACAGGGAAACCTTTTTTAATAATAGTATTAGTAAACAATATCTTAGCTAATTTGTTAAAATATCTAAACATAAAGCTAAGTACAACATCAGGTATATATTTTTTAACCCATTTCTTATTGGTAATTACTTTTCTCTTAGCATTATTATCTTCATCTGGTTCATATTTAGTTATACCAATGATTTCAGTAACATCATCATCAATATTATAATTACCTTTAGGAAGATAACTAATCGGCAATACCAGTCCCTGACTTATTTGACCACGTAGCTTAATTGTTCTAACTCTATATTTTCTATCTTTAAGAAATTCAAACTCTGGTGCAGGTGGTAAAATACTATCTATTTCACAATAGATAATCTTATCCCCAGCTTTAAAATTATCTTTCTTAGCTACAACACATTGCCAACCATTAATAATAGCTAATTCTATTGCATCAGCATTTTCAATTGGTTTAATTTCTAATATTTCTTGTATACTTGCTAGTTTTCTCATTTTTCATTTCTCCTAACTAACCACGAATTGATTTTATCATCTAATAGACAATATATTACTATAATCATAAAAATTAACATAGGCAACCAATAAGATGATAATATTGTTTACACATCTTGACAATTCAATATCTATACCTTTTTATTTGTTACCTTATTTACAGGTGCACGAAGCGTACATTTCCCCTTTTCATTTAAAAGATTTTCCAAACAAACATATGTTTGTTTCATATCATTTTTGTTTTTGGGATAGATGTCAGTACTGTATCCATCATATTTTCTTTCATTCTGAATCAAATACGATAACAATTGACCACAATAACCGGCATCTATCGTATAGTTTCTATAATTTTTCGCACAGTTGTTATTAAGGGCCACTTCTAATTCTTTTATAGTTTCATCGTCGGTGTCAAAATAATAGCCTTCATCTGGCAAATCTGTAGGATCAATTTCTGCAAAATCTACCTCTTTATATTTCATTCCACTTTTTTCATCGGTGTATTCAACAGAATACACCTTTTTATCTGTTTTAAATGCATCATACATGGGTATTTTACCCTTACACATATTAAGTATTGTTGTCGATTGAACGCATGAAACAATTGTCCAATGTGCTTTCTTTCTAATTTCACTACACAGACATAAATATAAATTATTGCTATCATCGCAACAAACAAATACAATAGGTATATACTCAAATTCATCAATGGTGTATAAAAAATAAACTTTTTTATCCCCCAAACGAATAAATTCTTTTAGCATGGTATTTCCTCCTCAATTTCCGTAAAACTCATTTAATATTTTTAATTTATCAATAATATCTTTTATTTTTCCTTCTCTATCATCATTATCAATTATATTAGATTCTTCTAGTGCATTGTTATTACTTAATAGTTTTTCGGCAACTTTGTCTAAAGCAGAATGACATAAAGATATTAACTCGTGTATATTATTAGACATAATATCACTTCTTTTTCTTATTGTTTTTCTTTTTTTCTTTTTTATTCTCTGTTTCCATATATCTCAAATATAGATTACCACTATTTATGTTATTAATAAAGTAAACGTTATTGTGTTCATCTGTAATATCAATATAGTTGAAATCATTCAAATCATATTCATTTTTATTGTGAAAATATTTTATAATTGCAATTAGTTCATTCTCTTTTATATAAACATAATCTTTAGAATTCTTTATAAAATTAGATTCTACTTTATATTCTTTGTCATTTAGTTTAAAATTCAACTTCATTATAGTTAAACCAAACTTTCCACTTTAAAATTTGAATTTTTACATTTATTGCAGGTACATCTTGAAATAATATCAAGAGTTTTACATTTGCGATAAAAATAACTCTTAGTCCCACAGGTTTCACATGTAACTATATATTTGGGTGTCTTAGGAACTACTTCAGAATCTTCTACACTCTCATCAACTTTATAGTAAGTAGATATATTATATTTAGGATAATGTTTATTGATTAGCCCAGCATATCTCTTGAAGTTAGGACCATGATTATTACAGCCTGGGATTGTATGTATAAGTTCGTGAGCCATAGTCTTTTCTATTTCAGAATTATCTCCAACCAACTTTTTATTAATAGCTACATAATTAATTTTAGAGACATTTCTATCAGCAAGAAACGTACTCATGGGATTAATAAAAGTGTAAGTAACTCCTCTTACTCTCTTAGATCTAGTCTTCAGTTCCCCAACTTTTGTAATATCTTTTATTGGGATAGGGACACCTATTTTAATAAGTTCTTTACTTACTGTATTAAATATCTCAGTAATTGAACTATCCTTAATTATATTCTTTTCTATATTTTCTTTAGATTTTTTAACTTTAGCCATATTTTTTACCCCCAAAAAATAATTTGTAATATCAACTAAATATATTATATCACTATTTGGAGATAAAGTCAACAAAAATATTTATTATTTTTAAAATTTAATTTTTTGATTTATAATCTGGGCAACCAATTAATACTGCATGAGGTAGAGATTCAACTTTACATTTATTAATACAATTCTTACATTTATCTAATATCACTAGAGTTGTTGATGCTTCTATATTACTTTTTTCTTTTTTAATAATCTTTTTACGACCCAACATTATCACTCCATAACTGATATAAATTTACAATCTATTTTATGAGGTTTAACTGTAGATTTAAACTCAGATAAACTCATACTTTTTGAATAAGTATCAGATTCAACTATAACTTGTTTATCTAAATCCCAACTATAGGTAAATTTAAATATTACTGGACTACCATTAGATTCTCCAGCAAACCAATCGTATATTCTAGTTTTCTCTTTTTTTGTTGATTTATCATTTTTCATTATAATCACCCCTAAAATTATAATTACTTGATGAGTATATTATAATACTAATTAACCTAATTGTCAACTACCCATTTGATTTAAAATTGTATACAGGCTTGATAATATTGACTACATCAACAGTATCAACGATTGACTCCTGTATCTCAGCTAAACCTCTGTACGCCATTGGAGCCTCGTCTACAGTGTGATTATTAACTGATGTAGTGTATACATCTTTCATTGACTTAATATATTCTATCATGTTAATTGTTTCTTTTGCCTCGGTTCTTGACATAATTCTTCCAGCCCCATGTGGTGCTGAACAATTCCAATCTTCGTTGCCTTTACCTATACCAATTATTGAACCAGTAGCCATATTTATTGGTATTACTACTCTTTCACCTTTTTTAGCTGATATAGCACCTTTGCGTACTATTTTAGATTCAATATCGATATAATTATGTATTGACTCAAACTGCTCCAATACATATCCAGACAATTTAAACTCTGATATTATTTTGTTAGCTATAGCATGTCGATTACCTACTGCATATTCCTGGGCTATAGCTATATCATGTAAATAATCATTAAAATCATCGTCAGTAATATACTTTGATTTTAAAGCTATTTTGTTATACTTAGCTTTTATTTTCTCTAATTCTGATGATATCATTGAATAATTATTTTCTTTTTTAAGTTTATCTACAGTTTTATTTATTTCCTTAATCATTCTATCTTTCATTTTATCCATATTACCATTAATCATTATATTATAATAATGTTTAGCAATCTGAACCCCTAAGTTTCTGGAGCCAGTATGTATAACTAAATACTTATAATTATCCTCATCAACAGCTATTTCTATAAAATGATTACCGCCGCCTAAAGTACCTAAAGATTTTACTATTCTATCTATATTATCTATTTTATCAAAACATTTTAAATTAGACAACATTGACATAACTTTATTTTTTATTTCATTTTCAACTTTAGTATATGTTCCATTACCATTTGGTATGCAATTGCGTATAAACTCGTCTATATCATGATAATTCAATTCTATAGACTTATCTATTTTAGTTACATTAACGCCACAACCCAAATCAACACCAACTATATTTGGGTCAATTTTATTCTCAATTTCACCAGTAAAGCCTATGACACAACCTATACCAATATGTACATCGGGCATGATACGAACTTTCTTATCATCAAATATCCCAGTATCAAGCATGTTTTCTATCTGCTCTATTACTTTATAATCATAAGTTTTTGCAAATATTTTTACGTCATAATCTTTAAACATGTAACCACCTGTTTTCTTTCTTGAATATGACTATTATATCATACTTTTTGATTATTGTCAAATAATAATAAAAAAATAACTGTAAACATTAAGTCTACAGTTATTTTATATGCTTACTCTAAATATACATTAAATTAATTCATCTAAATCGTCAGGTTTAAAATCATCTCCAGACTTTTCTAATTCAGCTTCCATAGCATCTAATCCTATATAATAATTAGAAAACTCATCTAGATGATCTTTAGCAATTATCTTAGCTATATTTTCGTTTTTACTATGTTCTTTTTCTACTTCTATACCTATTTTTAATTGTTCCTCATCATAATCATCATCAGGTCTAGTGTCTTCACCTTCTAGAATATACTTATAACCATGTTTATTTTCCAATTATATCACCAATCTTTTAAATTTTATCTCCTACAATATTACCATTATTATTAAGTTTATATCTGGGGTCATTTAATTGTCTGTCTATATTTAATTTCCTTTTTTGATTATAAACTGCATATAACAATTTATACACATCGTCACTATTATTTTCATTTAGTTTTTTACCTAACAATTCACTTAAAGCAACTAGATTATAACTGATACCTTGTAAACAATAATAATACATATCACGATTTATATTAGATAATTTTGCAAATTTAACTGGGTCAAAATAATTATTTGGATATTGTTTCCAATCTTTAAAATTGGTTTCTCGAATAAATTCACGATTTAATCTCTGTAAAGTTCTAAGTGTTTGTTTTCCACAATTAACAAAACCAGTATCCATATATAAAGATGTTTGTATAAATTGCGGAAATATCATCGGTGTCTTTGAATTCATTTCTTCTGCAATATGCCAACCTTCAGCTAATATTAAATATTTAACATCGTCTGAGAAATCATTTTCTTCTGTAAAATAATATTCTAATAAATCTCGTGTAGATTTTATTTTATCAGGTTGCAATGTCATTAAAAAATGTTCTTTTAGTGTACCAGTTAATTCCGTGATAAAATGATATGCATCAATCCATTCTTCTAATATTAATAATTTAACCATCATTATTTTTTCATCATCAGAATTTAATGGTAATTTTTCATATTTTTCATATGCATCCAATACTTCATATAATTCATCTTCCATGCCAACGTGATTATGCATATAAATATGTTGATACATTGTATCCAATAATTCATATCCGGAGATATTATCTGTTAAATATCTTTTATTAATCATATTAATATTAAGATAATTTCTTTTCATTTCATAATGTTTTACTGCACAATCACTAATAACATATCCTGATAAATAACTTTTTTCATCATTAACTGATATTGGTGGACATATTGCTGATATTACATTAATATCGTCTAAATATTTCTTTACTATATCTCTATTAGTATATACTGATACTAAGCTCATTTCGATTTCACCTTCTTTGTAACTTTTTCATCTTTTTCTAAAGAATCTTCTTCATCACTAAATTCATTTTCTACTTCAGATAATTTCTTTAATTCATGTTCAATATTGATTTCGCTATCTAACATTATCTTAGATACCATTGAAATATTTTTATTTACATATTCTTCAGAATCATGTAACATTTGTTTATAATATTCTTCATCTTCCATTAATCGTAAACTAAAATCTTTTAGATAAAACTTTTTAACTTCTTTCTTAGCATCTTCTTCTGACATTCCATCAGCTATCATTTTATCAACTTCTGTCTGTAAGAAACACCAAGCACCTGATTGTCCTAATATACCAATTTCTTTTATAAACTCACAGAATGATTTAATAATATTTTCTTTTGTGAAACCTAATGCATAGTTAAATTGTACAACTGTACTCTGAAATGGATTAAACAATCTATTCTTTGATGGTGTAGATATTTTAATGCCCTGTTCTGTTTCGTTTGGTTTAAGTTTATTAACTCTTAATATAATATCACAACTATGCATCAATGCTTTACCACCAGGCATCTTATATAAATCACCAAATCTATCTTGATTCTCTCTGGCTTGATTTATAAACACTAATCCAGTGGTTTTACATCTATGCACATAAGGTTTAATTCTTCTGAGACCTCTAGTTAATACAGCTGATTGACTACCAATTTCTTTATCAAATGCTGTACGATTCATTTCATCTGATGTAGCTGTCTGAGCAATTGAATCCCATACAATAATTAAATGTCTATCATCATTTTCTTTGATTTTATATCTACATACTCTTTCAATAATGTCAAACACTTGTTCCATATTGTCAGGCACTATATAATTTAATTCATCTATATTAACTCCAAATTGTTTAAGTCTAGGTCTAGTGACACTACATTCTGAATCAATATAGACAATATCATAATCTTTTTTTTGTGCTATTGATATTAGATGATTAACATAACTTGTCTTGCCGCATCCCTCCGGGCCATACATACATACCATTTTACCACTTAATGGAATTCCACCTGTTAAAGGTCTACCAGATAACACGTAATTCATAGTTGGTATACCAGTATCTAAATATTCAACCTCACTTATTATTTCACTATCGATATTATCTGGGTATTCTTTTTTTAACATTGAACTTAAATTTTTTGCCATTATATTCTGATGCACTCCTTATATTTTTAGTTCTATTTAATGTATATATTATATCATGAAGTAAACATCTTGTCAACATGTAATTTAATATCATCAATAAGAAAATTAAGAATGTAATTATAGTGGGGAAGAGGTGCTACTGCATATGGATTTATGGAACCTACTTACCAAGATATTAGGTAAGAAATTGTCTGATGGTAAAAATTATCTAATAATGCTAATAGTTTTAGTAGTTATAAGTTTAAATTTATTAGGTTTTGATATTGCTAAATTATCAAACACACCATATATAATTATAATATTGTTTTTACTTAATTACATTATTAATATATTAACAGATACATATACAATGAATAAATTAAGTGATATACAAAGATCCTTAGATGAAAACAATGAAATAATTGAGTTAATAGAAAATAATATAGAAAAAACTGATATAATTAATGCTAATATTAATAAAATAAAAGAAAATAATACTGAATTAGCAATTAAAATAAAAGATGTATTAGTTGAAGTAAGTGGTAAACCTAGTCTACCAACAATATTAATTATAACAAAAGCTGATACTAGAACCTTATTACATGACTTATTTAATGAATGTTTAAATTATACTTTAATTTGTAATGAAAATAATGTTAATATTGCCAATGAAAATTTAAAAAATAATTTAGAAGAATATATAAACGATTACTTAAATACTATGCATAGAACTCTGAGTATATATGATAACAAAGAATTATTAACAAGTGAATTAAAAAACAAATTAAACAGTGTAATTGAAATCATTTTAAAAGAGATTCAAACAAATAAAAATGTCAATGAAAAATTGTATATACTATCAGTTATATTAAAAAATAATAAGATTGAAATAGACCAAATGATAACTGATTATTTAAGAACTATGCAAACAAAATACATTGATTAAAGAAGGGTAGTTAATTTGAATGTACACTTTTATTGATGTTTTAAAAATTGAAAATATAGTTATATTAACTTTATTAACTCTAACTATGATTTATTTATTATTATCATTAATCAAAAATTATCAATGTAAATATAAAATAATCATAGATAAATTATTAGAGTTACCAATACCACTATGCATAATTAATCTGTCTAATAATAAAATAGTAGACGGTAATCAACCACTTAAAGATATTTTCAATATTAATAAAATTAAAAACACTGATATATCTGGGTTGAATATATTTAGTAAATTTGAAACTTATCTAGACATTAAAAACATATGTAAACATAGTGAAAGTAAAAATCATTCTAGAATAATATCGATAGATAATAATAATAGTAGATTATTTTTTAGAGTTGATTTTACTTATATTACTATAGGGTATAAGAAATTTATGTTATTAACTTTAATTAATAACACAGATATGATTAATTATATTAAAAAATTAGGTGTATTAGCTAATGTTGTTGATAAATCATCTGAAGGTATTATTATTTCAAGATATGAGAATGAAGCAGATGAGTATCCTAAAATTTTATATGCTAACAGTACATTAAAAGATATTACTGGTTATAATGCAGATGAAGCAATAAATAAATCTATATCAGTATTGTTTGAAACTAATATAGATGAAAATACACTTATACAATTAAAAACAAATTTAAGAGAATTAAAGCCAACAACTTTAGAATATCAATATACAAAAAAGAATGGTCAAATTTGTTGGATAATTTCTGAAATAGTACCAATAACAAAAAGAAATATTTTTAGTTCTTTAGTGTGTTTAGATGATAATAGATGTCTAGATAATTTATATGAAGATGATATATCAGACATAGATATTTACATTACACTATATCAAAAAGACATCACAATAATGAAAGATATGGGTTCTATACCTAAAGTATATTCTGAAAAATTAATTAACATGTTAAAATGCAAAGAAACATATGTTGAAATGATAGGTAGTATATTAAATTTATATAATGAATATTTTAAATATATTCCAACTAGTAGAGACGATGTTTTAGAAATGTTAACTCCTCTTTTAGGTAAAGCTTTAAATTCAGATAGATGTTATATATCCAGCATTTATGATAAAGATGATAAAAAATATATACATAATTTAAGTGTTTGGTATAAAGATGAAAACATGAAAAATAAATTAGAGAGTAATTTTAAATTAATGGATAACACTACATTTGAAGATATATCAGCATATCAGACTTATTCTCATATGATATCAAATAAAGTTTATAAACTCAATACAAAAAAGATAAAAGTAGGTAGTTCTTTACAATTACTCGAAGCAAATGGGATTAAATCCAGTTTAAGATGTCCTATATATAAAGATAATAATTTAATTGGTATGATAAGTGCAGATGATTTTAATGATAATAACAGAGAATGGAATAATTCGGAAAAGTTAATTAGAACAGTAGCAGATAATATAACTAACATAATTTAGCAGTTTGTGTAATAAAAAGAGATATTCTAATTAATAGATATCTCTTTTTTTGTAATATATTAAACATTATTTAAAATCGTTGCTTATAGCAACGATTAATTGATGCAAAGCATCAATTTTCTATATATTAGAATGTATTGACCCACTCTCTTAAACTCAACTTTATTTATCTTATATTATATATTTTCAAATCTTTTTATATTTCTATAAACTTTATAAATTTATATTTTTATTATTGATCTAACTGATCTTTAATTTATCAACTTTTAAAATTTTCATAAAACAATCGGTGAACAAAAGTAATCAAAATTAAGTCTAGGGACTCATTTTTAATAGAATCTCTAGACTTAGTTATATTATATATATTTTAATTCAGTAATAAATCTTACTGCTTTTGTTCGAACTCAGTAATATATTTTTCTAGTTCATTTTTTAATTTAATATTTTCTTCTTCTAACTCTTTATTTCTTTGCATCAATTCACAATCAGAGCATAAATCTACTAAATTAAAAAACATTTATTTAATCCCCAATCTTCACCAATCTAGAAACACAATACTAGCACCTATGGTACCAACAGCTACCTTTGCTGAAGAATCTTCTATATTACTTATAGCATATGCTGTTAATCCAGTCACCAATATCTTTTCTATTAAACTCATGGTCTTTAATTTATTTACTTTCTTATGTTCTATATTATATATTTTTTCCCAGTTTTTAATATTATCGTCTTTATATCCAATTACTTGGTCTTTTAATGATATAGTATCTTTTAACACTAATATTCTTTGTTCCTGTATACTATCACCTTGTTTATGTAAATTTTTAAGTTCTTCAATAGATTTTTTTAAATAATCAACTTCTTCTTTATATACTTCCATTTTTTTATCATTTGTAACTAATTGATTAAATACTTCTTCATCGACACTTATTCTACCATTTGATAATTTATAAGCAGGTGCTTCATCAGCAAATACAATAGTTGGTAATAATATTAAAAGTGCTATTACCAAAATAAATATTTTTTTATTCATTTTTCTTTCTCCTTATTTAACTTCTAGCATTATATGTATAAATTGGGTCTATAGGAAATTTTTCTTTTTCATAATCATAAAATTTAGCTTCTCTTTGTGATATAAATTTAGCATTTAACATTTCTGATGTTAAATTAGAACTTCTTAATCTTTCTGGAATTATATGTACTGTTATTGCTGTAGGTACTCTATAATCTATTGCAGTTTCTTTATATAATTTTCTTAAAGCCATAACTCTTCCTCTACCTTCATGACTTTCAACTAACCACATATTATATTTTTTAAGCCATGATACAAATAATGTAGGAGAAGCAATTTTTTCACCATTAATTAATCTTTCAAAAATAATATCAACTACTTCTAATTCAGAATTTCTTGGTGGAACTAATAACTCAAAAATAATTAAATCCATTTTAACAGTAAATCCAAGATAATCTATATCACGATTAACTCCCATACAACCCATACCATGAGTATTATCTAATAATTCATCTAAATCTTTAATATTAAGTTTATAAAATTGGTTATAACAATTAGATAATAATATTTTATCTAAATCACTAGGTTTAAACATAATTTATATCTTTTTCTTTTTATATTTATTATTAATATAATTTAAATTATTGTCAGTATTATCTTTTTCTTTATCTATTTTTTCTATTTTTTTATCATAATCATCTGTTTTTTGTTGTATTTCCTGTTCTTTATCATTTATTTTTTCTTTAATTGCTTCATGTTCTTTTTCTAAATTTTGTTCTGTTTTAATATTTTCATCTACTTTATTTTCAATTACATCTATTTTTTCATTATTTTCTTTTATATTTTCTTTTATTCTATTTTCATTTTCATCTTTATTGAAAAAATATAAGTAAACAATAGTACCTACTAATATTAAAGCACCAATTATCCAACCAATTATTCTTTTAATATTTTCCCATATTGTTTTAAGCATATAATATCACCTCTTATTTAATTTTCTGTAAATTTACGCACACTATTTAATCTATTTAACCAACCTTTAAGAAACACTTTATAGTTCGGTTTTGAATTAGCTAATGCAATATAAAATTGTTCCCTTATATTATTATATTGTTTAACAAATACTGATATATCAGTGCTAACCAATACTTTATTTAAAGCAGATAAAGTTTGATTACCTATACTACCATCTATAGTTATTTTAGCATCACTAAATTTATTAATAGTAGTTTGCAAAAATTTACTTGCTCTACCTATACCACCATTAACAGCGATATCAAAATGAGCAAATGCTAATGGATGAGGTAATTTATCACAACTACTTCTAATATAATAATTAACTTCATAAATTTTTTTAACTGAATCTAAATCAGTAGTTAATGATTCTATTGTAACTGTTTTAGCTACTAAACCTTCTGATTGAGCTTTAATTAATGCTCCAATTGTTATACCTCTGTTAGTACCATATAATTTACCACCATACCAATTACCAGTATCTTTAGGATTTTTAGTTAATCCACCTTCATAATTTAATACTAATTTTAAATAGATTTCTGGTAATTCATTATATTTTTTATTTTTTTCCAACATTATTATTCATCTCTTTTAGTATATTATCTTCTTCTGATTCAATAATATCTGGATTTTTAATTTCTTCGGTTATATCATCTTCAGGTCCTAAATTTTCATCACAATCATTAACACCATTATTATTTCTATCTATCCATTGTTGTTGCAAAGCTCTTCTATTTTCATTATCCATTTCTTTAACCCTTGACGTTGTATAAAAAGTTATAAATAATGTAAGCATAGCAGTATAAGCAGTAGCATATATTACCCATTGCATATCAACCTTACCAGTAGTTTTATACATAAAAACAGTAACTTTATGTATATCAAAACATAAATAAAGTATAAAAAATAAAATTAAACGCCTTATTAACTTATATTTTTCTATAGAATCAATTAAAACAGTACCAGATTTTCTTGATATATTAGCTAATCTTCTTTGTGTATTATCAACAAATGTTTTAATGATAACAATTTTAGACATAAAAGGCTTAATTCTATTTCTTATTTTATCACTTATCAAAATTATCAGCACCTATCTAAATAAAATATCAGACTTATAGTCTGGTATTAATTTTAATATTAAGTTGATAATTGTTAAATAATGATTCTTTTATCACCATAGAAATTGATAAAACCGTATGCTTTTAATATTGATTCAAGCTTATCTGTTTTATTATTAAACGGATAACAATAATCAATAGGTTTAATATTTAAATATTTATCAAACCACTCTAACAATTTTTCTGTATCATTTTTTATATAATTCTCATCTTTAATAGATAAAAAACTTCTTGATATATCTATATTTTTATAATTTAATTTTCGTTTTAATTTATATTTAACATTTTCATGATAAAAAGAGTGTGCCCCTATAATATAACCTTTATCTATTAAAATTTTAATATGTTCTAATTTCATATAATATTCATTACTATTATAATAAAAATGTCTAGACATAGCAATGTAAGTAGTAACATCTTCATCGTTAATTTCTTTAGTATTAACAAGACTTGGGCAAATAAAATATATTCTATTTTTATTATTTATTTTATCTTTATATTTAAACTGACTATAAAGACCATCATCAAATGTTAGTAATACATTTTTATCATACTTATTGATTATATTTATTATATTTTCATTTAATTCATGTATACATAAACATTTATCCTCTAACATAATTTATATACTTATCAATGCCTTCGTACATATTAGTTATAATTTTAAATCCTAATTTTTCTTTAGCTTTACTATTATCCATATATATTGAATCTATATCGCCAAATTCTTTTTCTGGAAATATAGTATAATTAATTCTTTTACCTAATTTATTATATATGTAATCGCATACTTCTAATAATTTAATAGGTTCTTCATCTACAGTGATATTAAAAGTTTCACCACTTATCATATTATTTTCAATAGCCAACATGTTGGCTTCTACGATATTATCTATAAATATATACTGTCTTTTGCTCTGACCACAATTATATAAACCTATTTCTTCATTATTCATCATTTTATCAACCATTAATGGTACAAAACCTTTATAACCATAATATTTAATATCTGCTACAACATTAGCATATCTAAGTATAACAGTATTTATACCAAAATATTTATTATAATAATTGATATATCTTTCACTATTGGCTTTAGTAATACCATACATTGCAATAGGGTCTAATTTATCTGTTTCAACTAATTTTTTATTTTGATTCCCGTAAACTGAAGAACTACTGGCAAATATAAATTTAGGTATTTTATATTCAACACAATAATTCAATAACGTAACAGTAAATTCTTCATTATGTATAAAATAATAAACATTTCGACTTGTACTATTATTCATTGAACCAATCAAACCCGCTAAATGTAAAATACAATCTATTTTATAAAAATCAAATAAAGGTAGAGTAGCAGAATTTCTAGAATCCCATATCTCATTAAAATATTCAAATCTGTTATCAGTATTATTTATTTCGTTGATTCTTTCATATGGATTACTGATACAATTATCTACACCAATTATTTTATAATCAGTATTAGCTAATAAATAATTAATTGTTTTAATTCCTATAGTGCCTAAGCACCCAGTTATCATTATTGTTTTCATTTCTTCATTACCTCGATTTATTCTTTTTATATAGGGCCATTTAGCAAATATATAATATCTATATTATTTTTTAACATAATTATATACTAAATTGTCTAATTTAGAATTTTTATCTTCTATCAAATTTTTATATACATAAGAACTGACTGCTAATGAATTTATTAAATTATTAGATTTTATTATATTCTTATTAATTAAATTTAAATATGGTTTTAATTTATATAATAATTTATATTTTTCATTAACTAAACTCTGTCTATCATAATCTTGTCTATAATAAATAATAGGGATATTATGTAGTTCATTATTAATAGCATTAAATTTTTTATCAATATTATTATAATTATAAAAATCTATTCCATATTTATTCGCATTAATATATAAATCAGATGAAAATTCTAATCTAAAATCTTCATATATATTTATGTTATAGCTCAATTTAAATATTTCTATAAAATCATTATTATTTATTATTTTAAAATTAGGTATATTAGCCACCATATATATTTTATTGATATTAATATTATTATTCATTAATTTTTTATATATAAGTTTAAAATTATTAACAATATCTATTTTGTTTGAAGTATCTAAATAATCAGCACTAACATTTAATTTTAAATTTTTATATTGTTTTATTAATTGTATATCATCATCCGTTATCATTTTTAAATCTAAAAATATAGTTATTGGATTATTCATATCTAAGTTTAATATATAATTCATAAATTTTGCAAAATAACCTTCAGTATGATTTATTTCGTTATCAAATATATTAATATTAGTATAAGGATAATTATTTGCAAGATAATTAAAATATGGTTTATACATGTCAATATCATCAATAATATCAAATCTACTTATATTATGTCCTATGCAAAATGGACAATTATTAATACAGCCATTAGAAAAAGATATACCAAAATTATTATTAAGTATGGAAGACATTTCATATTCTGTTATATTTAAGTCTAATACTTTGTTTTTATTCATGCCATAAACATAATTATAATTGCAATTATTAATATAATTATGCACAACTGGTCCTATATCACCAATACAATATTCTATTTGTTTATCTGCATAATTTAAACCAATCGAATTTATTAAATTAACAATTGGATTATTAATTGTATTATTTCTACCACCGCCTATAATTATTTTGCTATTTTTATATTTTCTATGTAAGTAAAACATTAAAGATAATTGTATTGTTAGTAATGCCGAATTACAAGCTCCGTTTCTTTCACTTAATAAATATAAATCAGCATAAGGAATATTATTATATTGTTGTTCAAATACAATATTATTTTCGTATTTATTAAATTTAATTGATGTTAAATATTCGCCTGTATTAATATTAGATAATAAATATTTTTCTTTATTTAAATAGTTTTCAATTACTATTAATGCTGATGGTATAAATATTGTTCTAGCTATGGCATAACCAAAAGATTTATTAATTTTATAATAATCATAATAATATTTTGATAATATTTCATCTTCGCCTTCAAAAGCATCAGTTAATGATTTATTCATGTTATAATAATTGTTACTATCAAATTTTATATCATCTATATTTGCATCTATATAATAATAACTTAAATTTACATTGCTATTTAAATTATATAAATAATTTTTAAGCTCTAAATATGTTTTATAACCACTACTATCTGTTATTATAAATAATATGTTCATAATTTTTATATTGATGCCTACTTATCAGTTAATTTAATAATTCTAATTTTTGGTATATCTATTTCACAACAATAATAACATTTACATATTTGTTTTTTATTTTTTAATATTTCTTTTATATTTTTATCATTAATTATATTAGCTAACGGTTTAGGTGTTGGATTTAATTCTGAGCATTGTTGACACGGATATATATTACCGTGACTAGTAATAAACATTAGGTGTTTAGGTGTTTCGCATAAAAAATATTTAAAATTTCTAAGCATATATAAATCTAATTCAGATTCACTTATATATATTTCATTATTATTAATATCTTTTATACAATAATTTTTATTATAGTAATTTAAACTACTATCTAAGTTTGCTATTCTTTCAAATACATTATAATCTTCTTCTACCCATATATTATTAATATTATCTTTAACTCTTTTAATCATAGAGTTTTTATATTTATTTTTTTGTAATTCAAATATATCATTAATATATTTCTTTTCCATCATTAAGATATTATTAATATTATAATTATTCATATTATTAACTAAATATAAATAATTATTATAGAATGAATCTTCATCTATTATATTATAATGATAAGAAGGTTGATATTCATTAATTTTATTAGTATTAACTATTTGTTTAAGATAATTAATATCGTAATTAAGATTAGTATCTAATCTTATATATAACCTATTATCAAGTCTATTAAGTATATCTATAAAATTAGGATGTTGTGTACATTCTCCACCAAATAATGTTAATCGAACAATATCATAGTCATCTATTAAACTGTTAATAAAATCTATTATCTTATTATATTCTTCTTTATTTGAATATTCTTCTTTATGATGTAATGAGCAATAATTACATTTTAAATCACAATTATATGTAACAACCCATCTTATATAAAGAATATTGTTATCTAAATAATCTTTATGACAAAAATTTTTGATATTACTCATATTAAGCATATTTTAATTATATAGCCTCAATCTTAAATCTAAAATATATATCCTTACAGTTATAATTATCTTTAAAATAGACAGTGTGATTATTTTTATTATAATAAGTATCTCTAATATATTCAAACATATCTTCACTATTAATAATAGTGTACTTATTACTTATTTTTTCTGTATTATATAAATATAATATTGACCACTTTATTTTATTAATATCATTTATTTTTAACTTTATATCATTAATAGATAAATTAGAACAAGCATAATATTCTAATATTGGTATAGGTGTATTCCATTCTAATTTTGACATCATATTAATACTTGTACTACTACCCATTTTATGCGGATTAATTTCAGAAAGATAAATTTTATCATCATCTGTTATCATTAAATCTAAACCAATTATACCTAATATATTCATACTAATTAGTTTATTTGCAATATTAGTAATAATCTCATCTGAATATTTATTTTCTTCTTCAGTTAGATTATTAGGATAAAAATTACCTCTAAACAAAACATTCTTATATATATATTGATTAGTTTTATCTGATATTATATAACCATCTTTAAATAATATTAAATGAACAGATATATTCTTAATTATATTTAAATAAGGTGTTACTCTGGCATTAGTATTATTATTTTTAATTATATTATAAGTATTATAAATATTATTTTTATAAATTATAAAAGAACTATTACCGCCATAACCTTTATCTAATGTAACATATAATTTATTATTTCTTTTAAGCATATCTATACAAACTTTAAAAATATTATTACTATCTATAATAATACTATCAGGGAAAAACTCTTTAAAATCTATATATTGTTGTATCTTATCAAAATATTTATTAGCTTTAGGGTCTCTACCTATAATATGACTAGATAATGGTTTATTATTATATTCAAAATAATAATACATATAATCTTCATCTTTAACATTTAAATTATCAACATTACTAATATCTTTATATACTAAATCTTTATTTTCTTTTTTAAGATAATTATATAATACTTTACCTGAATATTTATATCTATTTCCATGATTAACATAATTATAAAATATCATTTTATTTATTTAATCTATTCATCAAAGAAGATAATTTATCTGGTGATTTTTTACTTTCAAGTTTAATTATATCAGAACATATATTATCAATATCTTCCTTAGTTAAATTATAACTTTGAGGAAGTTCTATATATCTTTCATATATATAATTTGAATTAGGCATATTATTCTGAGAAGGATAAAATTTATATCTAGTTTCTATTTTTTTAAGCTTTAAATTATTATATATAAGTTCGGCTTTATCAGAAATATATGCAACAGCATGAATACTATCATTACTATTCTCATGATATATAATATTTAAATTATTTTTATATAATTGTTGTATCCTATTTCTATTTTCAAGTATAATATTAATATCCATTAATTGTAAAGATAATAAAGTAGCAGATAATGGTGATAATATATAATTACCAATACCCATATTAATATAGTTTTTTATTTTATCATAATATTCTTTAACATTAGTGATTAAACAACCACCTTCACCACTTCTTAACAATTTAGCACCACTGAATGAATATATACCAATATCACCAATAGTTCCAGACATACAATTATTATATATTTGACTTAAACCTTGTGCCGAATCTTCTAATAATAAAAGTCCATATCTATTACATATTTCTTTAACTTTAAATAAATCATCACCTATATAACCTAAATGGTCTATAAATGCTACAGCTTTAGTGTTATTAGTTATTAATTCCTCTAGTTTATATGAATCCATACATAAAGTATTAATATTAATATCACAATATTTAATATTTAGTTTTAATTGTTGGCAACATATTTTAACAGAAGGATAACTATAACTTGGTATTATTATTTCATCACCTTCAGATAATCCCATAGCAATTAAAGACATTAAAATAGCTGTAGTACCATTACAAGTAGCTACACAATATCTCATTCCAGTATAATTAGCTAACATTTCTTCAAATTTATATATATTATTTTCATCTACAATATTAGTATTTTTAATTTCATCTAGCCATTCTGGAATTAATAATAAACCATTATCTCTTAACATTATAATAAACCTTCTTTAATCATCTTCAATAATATTATAAAATTCTGGAGTATATTTATATCTATCTAATAATATATTAATAGAATCTGTGTTAAATTTGATACAGTTATTGCAACAATTAGTTGAATCATTTAAATTAAATAATAAACCTTTAATAGTTTTAATAATATTATTACTATTAATATCTAAAAATTCGCTTTTATCAATATCCATACTGCATTGACCTATTTTTTTATTATCTAAATCTATAAATTGCATAGAACTAATCTTACTACATACATTTTTAATATTAATATTTTGTTTTTTATTTATAAAAAAGTAATCATTAAATATATTATTAGTTCTATCTTTATATATATCTTTTAATTTATCGTAAAATATAGTGTATTTATTAATCAATTCATCATTTATAATAATAGTTTTGGGTGTTATGATTTTAAAATATATGTTATTAGTATTAAATAAACCAAGTTCTTCATAATAATCAAAATAATTAATTAAACTATTAATAGTAATTTCATCTAATACTAATACCTGCGTAACATTATCATATTTATTATTAAAAAAAGTAATATCATTATAAAAATAATTAATAGTTTTATTATTAATATTTAAACAAGAATGTTCGATACAAGTCAATAATTTATATTCATTTAATAATAAACTATGATTCTTTCTAATTAATCCGTTGCTTAATATGTCAACCTTCTTGATATACTTTAAACTATAAAGCATTTCTATTAATTCATGAATATTACTAATTAAACCAGGTTCTCCACCAGAAATTTCGATATATAAATTATTAATTCCATTTTTATTGAATAAATCTAAAGAATATTTTAAATAATCTAAGTCAATATTAATAATATCATTACTGTTATAATTAATATCGTAGTTATTACAGTAATAACATTGTTGATTGCATTTATGTGTTGATATTATTCCTAATTTATAATATTTAGTCATGATTAATTTTTATGTTTATAAACATCAATTAAACAATCCACAATACAAGAATCTAAATTACACACAATGCCATTTTTATAATTATTATAATCATTAATAAATGATTTAATACCATTAGGTAATAGATTACAATATTTTTTTGTATTACATAATGATGAAATATAATTATTAGATATAATCCATTGATTATCATATATATGACATTTCATATTTTTAAATATATTAATATTATTTGAATTATAATATGCAATATCTTCATATGGAATTATTAATTCTTTAGTTTCAAATACTAATTTATAATTTAAGCTTTCATTTTCATTTTTAACATTATGAATTATATCTTTAAATATATTATATTTAGTATTAACATAATCAACACCAAATAATAATATAAAATATATATTTCCATTAATATTATTAGCTCTGCTAATAAATTCAACTATTTTATCATAATATTCATATACTAATAATATATTAATAATATAATATATATTATTAGGATTATTGTTTTTAAACATGTATATCATATCAATATATTTATCTATATTCGAATATTTAGGATGAAATGACATATCTATTTTTATATTTTTATATTTATTAATTAGTGATTCATAATAATTAATAGATTGAGAGCCATTTGTAAATATTTTTATCATATTATTAGGATAACTATTACTAATACATTCAATAATATAATTTAAATCTTTATGCAATGTTGGTTCTCCACCTAAAATATTAACTCTAAAATTTCTATTAAAATTTATTTTATGCAAATAACTGAATAAAAATTTTATATATTCTTTTTCAATAAAATATTTATGTTTAATATTTGGAACATTAGCTACACAATATTCACAGTTCTGATTGCAATTATTAGTTATAGCTATATTTATTTTTAATAAATTATCATCATTAATTCTTTTACATGATAATAAATTTCCATATATTTTATTTATAAATAAATCTTCGTAGCTATACATTAGGTATAATATCCTCCATCAATCTTAATAATAAATCATTGTCATTAAACAATAACTTTTCTTTTATTATTTCAGTATATCCAATTAAACCTATATTATTAACTTTATCATCCAATCCTATTAATTTCATATAATAATGAATACCATCATCACCAACACGATTATAATTATAGTAATCAAGATTTCTATTTAGATATAAGTATTCAAATATAAGCTTACCTATATTTTCCATGTACAATTGAGTACCATTAAAATATGTACCAATTCTGCAAAAAGCATGTCTTTTGAATTTTAAGGTATTAATATATTCTAATCTACTATTATATAAATAATGTTCTTTATATTTATCGATTAACATCTCATGTCTGATTAATGTTCTATTATCTATATCATCTTTATTACTCATTTTATCTAATCTTTCTTTAGATAATTTTATATAGTATTCAATATAGTCTATATTTTTATAATTATATTTATTAAGTACCTTTATATTCATAGGGTTAGCCATTATATATACATGTTTAAAATTTTTAGACAATGCAGATAATACATCATTTAATTTATTATCTAATTCTAATAAATATATATCTAAACTTTCCAGAATTATTAAGTTATCACCTTTAAATGATTCTAAATTTAGATTTTTTAATACCCAACTGACAGTTACTGTTGTGCCATTTAAATAAGCATTTTCTATAAATTTATCGGCTTTGCTTGTTATCATATATTCTTTCATGTTTTCATATTGTTTGATTAAATATCTAGTATCATCGGTTGTCGTTTGATTATAATATTTAAAATATAATTTAGTATCATAATATCTACTTACATCAATATAGCAGTCATTTAATGTTACTAATGAACCGTGCATAAAATTAGGTATGTAATTTATAAAATTAATATTTGTTATGTTCATTTTAATCAATCTCTGACCAGTTAGCAAACTCATAGCAGATCTTAATATAACATTTAAATTTTAATTTACATATATTTTTATATTTATTGATAATATTTTCTCTTTCATTTAAATTTAATCTGAAACTAGATTTATATTGAAAACATCTATTTAAAATACCATCAGAAGATATAAAAGCATTTGTTATATAGCTATCACAATAACTATTATATCTAGTATTAATTGTATTTTTATCTATATGTAATTGTACTTCTTTATTTTTATTTTCTATAATATTATCATAGCTAGGTTCTACATTATCATATACATTAGATTGTAATATAGGAAATAAAGATATTTTAAAATTTTTATTATTAATAAATTGTGAAAATATATTAATATAATCATCTTCTGTATATCTGTTATTAGCTAACATACAATTAGCCTTAACTATAACATTATAATTATTTAACAGATAATCTATTTTATTTATAAATTCTTTGGTGCTACAATGATTATAATGATATGAAACAGATATATTATGAATTTTATTATTTGCTATTTCACAAAATTGTTTATAAATATTCAAATCAGATGATAAATTAGTAAACAATATAAATTTAATCTTATTAAGTTTAGATAGTTCTTCAATTATATAAATAAAATTAGGATGTAATGTACATTCTCCACCAAATAATTGTATCTCTATATAATCAGTAGTACCTAAATCATTAAGTTGTTTAAAAAAATATATAATATTGTTTATAGTATTTAAATCAGAATATTGTTCATCTTTATATGCACAACAATAATCACATTTATAATTACAATTACTTGTTATTTCATATGTAAATCTATATTTCAATTAATCATCACCTGAATTACTTCATCATTTATATCCAAATATCTATCATTTAAACCATTATTTTTTAAATCTAATATTCTGTAATAAGCCCCGTCATAATTTTCAACTTTTATATTTCTAGTAATATCATTAATGTTAATTCCATGAAAAACACATTCGTGAAACATTCTAGGTCTTGGGTCAAAATAATTAATATTATTATATATATATTTATTAAACTTAGAATGAAAATCTTCTACTGGCCATATTAATTCTTTATGTTCATTAGTTTTATTATTAATTAATATCATTTGATGTTTAAATTCAAAAGGTAATAATTCTTTATATGATATTAATGTATTATCTTCAAGTTCATTATATTTCTTATATATATTAAAAGCAAATTTGAATTTATAATTAATAGGTGCAGGAAAAAAAGGCATTTCATTAAAAGTATATACATTAGGTAAAGTATTATATTTAAAATAATTTTTTATTATTGGCATATAAGGGTCAGCCAATATTATATACTTATTAGCACTATAAATAGGAATTTTACTTATACTATCAGCATCAATAAACAATAAAGATTTATATTTATTTCTATCTATTTTAATATTATCAATAATTTCAATATCAAAATTCATACTCGCAGTATATTTTTTATGTATAATATCTAATATAATAAGTTTTATTTGATTAATACTATATTTTTTATTGTTGCGATATAGTATTAGTTTAGTTTTATCTATTAAATTTAAAGTATATGCGAATTCTATAGCATCGTATGTTCCACCATTGATGCCATTAAATGCATGTAATACCCCAAATTTATAATCTTCTACCATAATTCTAACCAATCTGACATGTTATTATATTTAATTCTATCAAAATTATATTCAAAATTGTTATTAATAACATATCTATAAAATTTATCATAGTTCCATTTATTTAATATACTATTGCTGTTATCGTATATATCAGTATTTAGTTCAGTATGATACTGTATACATGATTCAATATCTGTTATGCCATCTTTAAAATTTCTATTCTGTTTAAGTATAATTATTTGCTTGTTGCAATTAACTGCTTCATGCAATGTAGTAGGATAAGGATCAAATATATTAGATTCAGAATAAACATAGTGAGTTATATTATCAAAAAATATATTATTATCTTTTGTATATACCACTTTCTTAACTTTATCATATTTAGTAAAAGGATAAATAAATGACCCCATAACATATAAAGTAATATCATATTTAATATTACTTAAAAAACCACAGAACATTTTAAAATCATCAGGTCTGTATTGTGGTCTAATATAATAACCTAATATTATTTCGTCATTGATATTTTCTTTAATATTAAATGTTGGCATCATCATAGGAGCATAATTTACGAATAATGGGTAATCCAAATACATGGAAAACCCATTAGTAGTCTTATATTTATAAATAGTATCAATATTATATCGAATATATTGAATATCTTTATTATAATATTTGATATTCATTACTTTTTTATTCCTTAAATTATTAGGATTCTGATAAGTAAATATAATTCTGTCATAATTATTCCTAATATTATTTATATTAATATTAGTATTAGCGTCAAAAGCAGTAATATTATTCGGGTATAAATTTTCTAAATATTTAGATTCTGTATATGCACCTCTTTTATTAGTTGAATCATTCCAACCTATAAGAGCATATTTCATAATATTATTTAAACAAACTGAGCCATATAGGTATCATATAACACAGTAACTTCTTCTGTTGTACTAGCATTTAAAATATCATTAACAACATTATCCATTGATGTAACTAATGATTCACTGGTTGCTAATTTATCTTTTAGATTTAAATACTGTTCTAATTTAGATATTATAATTTCAGCTTCAGTTTCATCTTCCAATTCACTAGCATTAGTAATAATCTCTAAATATTTTTCTTCTCTGTTTTCATCAGTTATAGTAAATCCTCTAGATATCATCCAATCATTTAATAATATAAATCTATAAATATCAAATATAGAATCTTTAGATAATCTTGAA